GACGGTGTCACCGACCTTGTACTTCGGCGCGCCGGTTGGGTGACCCATGACGGCGCCAGCCAGCTTGGTCAGCGCGCTCTTCGGTGGGACGTAGTCGGACTTACCTGATCGCTCGGTGCCGAGGTTGGAGTAGCGGTTGCTGTTCTTCACGTGCTTCTTGGCTTCGTCTTCATCCTTCGAACCCCAGATCTTTGCGGCTTCACCGCGAGCCTTCTGAGTTGCTTCGGCACCGCGCTTGACCTTTGCGACGAAGTCGCCGACCTTGCCCTCAGAGCAGTTGGCCTTGCTGCGCTCACGCGACAGGTCCTTCAACAGACGCGTGCGAGTCTGCTCGTGCGACACTTGGTCGCCTGGCGACAGCGTGCCGTACTTGGCTTCGCGATCACCCTTGCTCTTGGCGTGCGCTGCGAGCTTGCCCTCAACTTCCTTCATGCGTGGCTTGCCACCGCTCTTGGCTTCGGTGATGGCTTGAACGAGGACGCGATAGCCGACCATGTCGCCGGCTTCGTACAGACCGTTGCGGAGCTTGAGCAGCTCAGGCATCGTCAGCGCACCGTTGTCGACACGAGTCTCAGTGACGGCCTTGAGCAGACCACGCTTCAGCTGCTGACTCTCGACGATGGCAACGTCGTCGGTGCGAATCTTGGCTGTCTTCGACTTGGCGGTGTACTTGATTGCCTGGTCATCGAGGCCCTGTGGCTTGATGAGCAGACCACCGTCTGGGTGAATGCCAACGACCTCATGTGGTTCGCCAGCGTGCTGACCCTTGTTCGGCTTGACGACGTCGCCAACCTTGAACTCAGGCGTGACAGCGTCGGCGGACACTGTATCGGTGTCAGCGGTCGTTGTTTCTGGCTCTTCATCGGCAGGCGGCTCGTCGGTCGGCGCAGCGTCATCGGCTGGCAGCTCATCGTCAGCAGGCACATCACCGTCTTCTGGTGCTGGCTCGTCGGTTGATGCCTCATCGTCGACTGGCGGAGTCTCGCCGTCCTCAGGTGGCAGCTCATCATTAGCTGGTGGCAACTCATCTTCTGGTGGCTTCTTGCCCTTCTTGATGTTGCGACCAAGCGCCTTGAGCTCTTCGCTTTCCTTCAGCGTGTCGTGACCGTGATTGCCGTGAACGAACTCAACGGCTTCTTCCTTGCTGTCGAATGGACCTTCGACCTCGTAGTGCTTGAAGTCGCGGGTCAGCATCGACATGATCTCGTGAGCACTGAGGTAGCTCATGAATCGACCACCCCAGGCGTATGGCGGCTTGCCAGACACCACGTGCTCGCGCCAGCGACCACCGTCCTTCTCGAACTCGCCGATGAACGACTTGTTCTCGTCGCTGTCGTGAATGACCACGAAGAACGATTCATCACCGTCACCGCCATCGTACTCATCTTCGTTATCACCATCATCGCCATGGTCGTGATCGTCATCGATCTTGCGCAGGTCAGAGGCGTGGAATGAGTGAGTGCTGTTCGAGCTGTAGATCTTCACGGCAACGAAGCCACCGTGCAGGCTTTCGACCTCGCCGACGCAGTCTTGAAACTGAACGTTGCCAGAGACCTCGACAGTGTCGCCAACGGAGAGCTCGCCGTCTTGTGCTTCGGTGATGTGGTGACGCTTCTTGTACGCCGACATGATGGCGGCGTAGCGCATCTCGCCAACAGTGTCCTTTGGACGTGGCTTGCTCTTGTAGTAGGCGTACAGCGCTTCGAGGTCGTCGTCGAGCAGCGCAGCAGCGCGCTTAGCGATTTGATTCTCGCCCGTACCGAGCCAGGTCTTCAGCGTGAGGTCGGAGAGCGTCTTGCTCTCTGCCAGTAGAAAGCTCTGAATGGCCTTGAGCTCCGACGTATTGTACGCCGAAGAGGTGAGTTCTTGCAGAATGGACATGCTTGGATGCTCCAGTGAGTGTTCTCTATTTATTCGTGCAGGCTTACATTGCGAAGCCAATTTTGTCAGCAAGGTGGCCTGGTGAGGACTTGCTGCGCAGATTGGCCTTCGAGATGTCGCGACCAGACTTGAGCGGTTCAACCTTGATCGTGCCGTCAGAGTTCAACTTCGACTTAACGTACCAGAGATCTGGAATGGAAAGCTGCACGAGCGGCAGAAAGTTCAGTCCAGCCTGCTCATTGATCCACTTGACGGTCGAGGCTTCGAGACGAGCAATCGTCGTATCGTCGGTCGGCGCTGCAGCCTTCTTGTACTTGCCTGGGAACGTCGTCGCAAGCCAGTCGTTGATCTTGGCAGGAGCAAGCTTCACGGAGGAGGTGTTGATGATCGTCATCAAATCAAACTCGCGCTTGTACTTCTTCTTCAGCGCTGCGTTGCCATCCACCAGCTTGACGACCTCGCTGACCTTCAGCGTGTTGCTGTTGCTGCCTGACTTCTTCGAGGAGAACTGCGTCGTCTGATCGTCCTTCTCAACCTCAAAGTCGAACAGCGGAGCATTGCCGAGCTCTGGGAAGTTGGCTGTGCCACCCTTGAACTCTGGCTTCTCGTTGACAACGAAGAATGGTCCGAGCAGCTCCATGAAGTCGCGGCTGATCGAGTTCGTCAGGGCTGTGTCGCCCTTGATGCCATTGTCGACGTACAGCTCCTTGACCTTGTCAGTCTTCTTCGTGTCGGTCGGCTTCTCAGCGTGATCGACGAGCGCCTTCAGATAGGCGCCGGTCTCCTCAGGAATGTCGCTGTGATCGTCGATGAGCGTCTTGATTTTCTTGGCGAGCGTCGAGATCTTCTGCTTGCCGGTGAGACCAAGCACGTCAGGCTTCAGATCGCTCTTGACCGTGTGGTCCATCTTGAATGGCTTGTCGATGTCGGTGAGCTTCATGCGATACTCACCCTTGCCAATGCGAACGCGTGGCTTGGTGTCGTACTCGCCGGCGAGGACCTTGATCTTGTCGCCGCGAGCGACCTCCTTCTCGACCGGCGTGCCGAAGACGTCGTAGAGCTGCGCACCGTCGGTCTTGACGATCGTCTCGGTGTCAGCGTCGGCGAAGTACTTATCCCACTTGTCGGGGCCAGAGCTGGCCTCGGCGAGAAACTGCTTGAAGGTGATCATGGTGTCGGTGTTTGTAGGCATCGCCTATTTACTTCACCCAGACATCTTGTTCTGAAGAACAAGAGCATCCCAGGTCTTGTCGGTCATGATCAGCACCTTGCCGGACACCCATACCTCTGCCTCGTCCATGGCGTTGCGAACTGATCGTGAATCGTACTGTTCGAACCCAAGAATCTCAGGTGACAGGCTGCCGTTCAGATAACCCATGAAGTCGTCGAGAACGTCCGTGTCCTTCGCCGCCTCTGGAAACGCTTTTTCAAAGCCCTTGACGGCATCTTCATCCCGATTGGCGAGCTTCTCGGCGAAGTCGCAGAGGCCATCAATCGTGTCTGTAATCTTGAGATGCTTAAGCCAAGAGTTGAAGTCCTCAAAACCTATAGAGCTTCCAACGCCGAACGGTTGAAACTCAACGCCCCAAATGTCAACGGCCTCGACGCTGCCAATCTTCGCGTCATTGAACGGAACGATTGCGTAGAGCCCACCGCTGCGCTGCGAGTAGCCCTCGGCGTAGTTCTTGTCGAGCGAGCAGATGAGCGACTGACTGCGCTTCGGCCAGCCCTCAAAGTAGCTGCTGTGATCGAGGATCTCAGTGTAGTAGTTTTGCGAGTTCTGCGATTTGCGCTTTGACTGGTGCGTGTCGATGACTGCGATCTTGCCTTCTGGCGCTGGCTGCACTCCGTGAAAGCCCTTCCAAATCGGACGATCCTTCTCCAGCATCCACTTCGCGTTCTTGCACGATGTCTTGAACAGCTCAAGCGCGTTCTCAATGACCTCAGGCTTCAGCGGCGATCCCTTGACCTCGGCTTCGAAGAGTTCAGCGAGTCTCATTCGTCATCCTGCACGCCAGCGTCATACGCCTTGCGAATGCGCTGCCACATTGGCTCTTCGATCATCATGACCTTGCCACCAACCCAGACCTCGCCCTCAACGCCCTTCATGTTCGAGGTGGTGTGCAGCGTGAAGCCAAGATTCTTTGGCGAGTACTCGCGATAGAGGTAGGCCATGAAGTCATTGCGCTCTTCTTGTGAGATGTACTTCATGCCGCTTGGCACCTCGAACTTCGGATCCTTCAGCTTCTTGGCGAAGGCCTTGAGACCCTCAATCGTATCTGGAATGCCGGCTTGCTCGAACTTCTTGTTCATGTAGTTCAGCTCTTGCTCGAAGTCGCCAAACGACACCGTCGCATCCCAGATGTCGAAGCTATTCACCGCGCCAATCTTGGCATCGTCGAATGGAATCATGGCATAGAGGTACGAGCCGAAGCCAGTGAAGTCATAGGACCGAGTCTTCTCAGTTGTGCCAATGAGCGACTGACTGCGCTTTGGAAAGCCAGCCATTGCTGGATTGTTGTCGAAAATGACCGTGTAGTAGTTCTTCGTGTTCTCAGACTTGCGCTCTGACTGGCTCGTGTCAACGACGAGGAACGGCGCAGCCTTGTTCGTCTTCGCACCACGCCAGATTGGCTTGTTCTCGTGCAGCATCCAAAGGGCGTTCTTGCAGTGCGTGTTGAGAATGTCAATCGCCTCCTTCGTCTTCTTCGGATCGTACTTGATCGCCTTGCCCTTGACTGCGGCTTCATAGAGTTCTTGTAGCTTCATTCGTCGTCCTCAACCGTTTGCCCAGCTGCCTTGCTCAACTCCTTGTACGACGCGCGAATGCGGTCCCACATCTTCTTCTTGATCAGCATGACCTTGCCCTCGACCCAGACCTCACCAAACTTAGCTCTCTTCACGGTCGCTGAGTTGTGAAGCGTGAAGCCAAGCCTCTTTGGATCGTACGCGTCGAAGATGGTGCCCATCAGGTCTTGCCGTTGCTCGGCTGTCAGCATCTTATCCAGCTGATGAATGTCGCCAGCCTTCACTCGTGCCGCAATCTTCTCAAGCCCCTCGATGCTTTCGGCTGCGCCAAGATAGCGCCAGAAGTCATTCCACTCTTCAATCTCCTGCGTCACAGACCCTAAGGAGACTCTAGCGTCCCAGATGTCCTCGCTGTTCACAGCGCCGATCTTGGCGTCGTCATATGGAATCAAGGCGTAGAGCCAGCTGCTATTGTGCTGCGCGTAGCCAAACGCACGATCAAGATCTTTCGAGCAGATGAGCGACTTGCTGCGCTTTGGCCAGCCAGCCATCTTCGGATTGTTGTCGAGGATGATTGTGTAGTAGTTGCGCGTGTTGGTGCTGGCGCGCTCCGACTTGGAGGTGTCGACGGTTGAGAAGTCTTCAAGCGAATGCTTGTGCCCGCGCCACAGCGGATTGTTGTCGTGCAACATCCACAGCGCCTTCTTGCAGTGCTTGTTGAGAAGGTCAATGGCGTCTTTGACACCCTTACTCTCAATCTGCATGTCCTTGCCGTAGACGGCAGATTCGTGTAGCTCTTGTAGGTTCACTTGGCGCCCTTGGTAAGTGACTTGTAGGTCTTGACAAGCTTGTCCAACATGTCTGGGTGAATCATCATGACTCGACCGCCGACCCAGACCTCACCTTCGACGCCGTGCAGATTAGAGGTGGTGTGCAAAGAGAAGCCGAGCTTGTGTGGCGAGTAGGCATCGTACAGCTCGTCCATGAAGTTTTCCTTAACGTCATACGTGATTGAAAGCCTTGCACTGCCGTACTTCAGACTTGGCTTGACGTCGCCGGCTCGAAGGTTCTCAGCAAACTCCTCAAGGCTACGAATGTTGTCCTCAATGCCCCACTGCTCGTAGACCTCATTGATATTGGAGATGCTTTCAGTTAGGCCAAAGATCGACACTTGAACGTTCCACATGTCGGCCTCGTTGACAGCGCCAATCTTGGTGCCGTCAAATGGGATGATGGCGAAGGCACTAAGATTACCAGACGCAAAGGCTTCAGCATCATGCCTGTCCATCGAGCAGATGAGCGACCTGCTGCGCTTCGGATACTTCGCCATCTTCGGATTGTTGTCGAGAATGGCAGTGTAGTAGTTCGATGTGTTCTCGCTGACTCGCTCGGTCTTGCTCGTGTCGATCATTTGAAACAGCAAGTTTGGCGCGTGCGAAAAACCACGCCAGATCGGCGTGTTGTTGTGCAGCATCCACAGCGCGTCCTTGCAGTGAGCGTTGAGCAGGTCAATCGCCTTCTGAACATCAGGCACCGGCTCAAACTGAAGCTCCTTACCAGCAGCGGCTTCGTAGAGTTCGGCGAGCTTCATTTGTACCACCCATTGACGAGCTGCTTGAGCTTGTCATCCGTGACGATCGATGGCTTCAGATACTTCTGCTTCGTCTCTTCAAGCTTGGCGAGCGTGCGCTTACCAACTGGATTCTTGAGCGGTGCGCTGAAGAACGCTTGCACCGACTTGTAAGCCTTCTTCAAGGCGTCATCGTTGAGCTGACCTGCGTCGTTGTCGACCTGACGGAAGAAGGTAGTCTTCGACTTCAGATAGGCGACGTTCTCGGCGTTCTGATCGGCGACGAACTTGATGAAGTCCTGCGTGACCTTGCGACGACGGTTGTTGGCGCGCTGCACAGCGGTTTCGAAGGTGGCGTTCACAAACACGATACCCACGTCGTAGCCAAGCGATTCGAGAATGCCGACACGGTGCATGATGCGCGATACGTTGTTCGAGGTGCCGTCGACGAAGAGCGGCAGCATGCCATCGATGTAGCCAGTGAGCGTGTTGACCGTGATGCGCTGCGCCGAGTCGGCAATGTCCTGAGTCCACTGGTCATCGACCTCATCCTCATTCTTGTCGAAGGTCTTTGCGTCGGTTCGAATGTTCTTCTTGCTCTTCGTGATGCCAGTGAGGTGCTCAACAGCACGGTCGGTGTTGACGATGCGCGGCTCAACGCCGCCGCTGAGCTTCGTGATCGTGTAGCTCTTGCCAGAGCCAGGCAGCCCGATGACGAAGATCGCCTTGAAGAGACCCTTGTCGTTGATTGATTCGTCGAGATACTGCTTGAAGGTGATCATATCGCGTTCTTCTGGTAAGCCTTGTGAATCGGGTGTCCTTGCGTCTCCAGCTCAGTCAGAATCTCGCGAAAGATGCTGACTGGAATCAAGATCGCCTTTGCTGAGAACCAGCACTCTTTTCCGTGAGGGCTGTTGACGTTCGTGACACCGAGGGCACTGCCGTATTTATGCAGGCTCAGCTTCAAAGTTGCCGGGGTTAGGTCTTGCGAGGCGATGTAGTCGAAGCGATTGTTCTTGACCTTCTCGAAGATCTTGGTGTACGTTGGCCAGTTGAATGTCTTCGGCATCGCGGCAGCCAGCTCAGTGACGAACTCCTCAGCCGTCGCCTTTGCGAAAGCTTTGTTGACCATGGCAGCGTCCGTGAACTTGTATCCCTTAGGCTCGTAGCCAAGACTAGTGGCAAGATTTTCAAGCTGGTAGCTGAAGCTCTCAAGACCTTGAGTGAAGGTGCCGGTCTTGTACTTGGCGTAGAGCAGATCTCGCTTCTCATAAACAGCAATCTGCGTTCCATCCTCTGGAATCACAACGTACACCGAACCATAGGCGTTGGCGTTTAGAAAGCTCGTCGAGCAGATGAGCGACTTGCTGCGAGACGGATAGTCTTGCAGCGCTGTCGAGCGCTCCATTGCGAGCTGGTACAGGCTGTTCGAGTCTCTTGAGGTTCGAATGCCAGTTCGCGGGTCGATCGTGTGAATGGCGTCAGGCGCGTTCTCATTGCCACGAAACAGCAGCCCACCGTTAGAGATGGCGCTAAGCCCGTCCCGATGTGAGGTGTTCAGAATGTCGATCGCCTTGCGAACCGTGAGATTCTGGCTCTCCCACTTCTTGATGACCTTCTCGGCGAGGAACTCTTTGAAGGTGATCATGTTTGCCACGCCATGCTAGCGTACTTGTGAGCGATCTCGTGTCCGCTCTTGTCTAGCTCTTGCAACATGCCCTTGAAGATCTTCATCGGAATCATGAGGCACTTCGATGAGACCCAGCACTCGACGCTCTTGTCGCTGAGAAAGGATCCGTACGGAACCAGGCGAAGATCGAGCTGAAGAGGCGACATTGAATCAGCGGCGAGATAGTCGAAGCGGTTGTGAACGTTTCGCTCAAACTCCTTGAGCAGCATCGCTTGAGCGCCAGAGTCAATTGTGTTTGACGCGCGGGCAACAAGCGCTGTTGTGAACTTCTTCGCATTGAGCTTGGAGAAGATCTTGTTGAGCTCTGCTGCCGTTTCAAACGTATCTTTGACCTCGCCGCCGCAGTCTTTTACTAGACGTTGAAGGTCAGGTCCGAAGGCTCGAATCTCATCGCACACAATCGAATCGTGAATAGTCTGCTCGAGAAAGTCACCCTCTTCAGAGACGGCAATCTTCGCGTCGTTTGCCGGAATGAGCGCGTACGCGTAGCCGTAGGTGCTGGCACCACTTGGCGTTGTTGAGCAGATGAGCGACTTACCGCGCGATGGATAGAGCTTCATTGCTGGTGAGATGTCCATCGCGAGCTGATAGATGTTGTTCGTGTCGCGCGACGAGCGAAGACCCTTCGCTGGATTGATCTGACGAACCTCACCGTGTATGTCGTGCTGACCACGGAACAGCAGTCCACCATTCGTCACGGCAGACAACCAGTTCGAGTGCGTCTCGCTCAATCGCTTCGTCAGCTTCTTGGTGTCGATGTCCTTCTCTTTCCACGGCTTGAGAACGGCTTCTTCCAGGTATTCTTTGAAGGTCAGCATAGTTAGTTCTTGTAGTGCCACGCGGTCGCGTCACCGATGTACTGTCGATAGATTGAGTAGTCGGCATCCTCAAGCTGTCGAATGATTGAGGCGAAGCGCGACACTGCGATGACGAGGCAGCGCGTGTCAACCCAGCACTCGACGCCGCGATCAGGAGAGAGCGTCTCGCCAAACTTCTTGAGGCGCAGCTCAAGAGCTCGTGGTGTCAGCTCATCGCTGGCGAGCGCGTCAAAGCGATTGCGCTTGTGCGTCTCGAAGAACTTTTCGTAGTAGATGAGGTCTGCCGGTGATGCTGCGTCGAACACGAGCTCGGCAGCACGGCGCGATGTGACGGCGTCGAGTGCAGCGTTGATTGGCTTAGCGTCGATGAACTTGCCCTGCTCATTAGGCTCGATGTCGAGCAGATTGCAGAGGCGTCGAAAGAACTTGTCGAGGCTTGTGACGCGACTACCAAAGTCGCTCTCAATCGGCTGCTCTAGAAAGTCTGAGACGTTCGACATCACGACCTTCGCGTTGTTCGGTGGAAACACGACGAACACGTTTCCATAGTCATCAGCGTGGTGCCAGCTCGTCGAGCAGATGAGCGAGTGCGAGCGCTTCGGATAGTCTTGTAGCGAGACAGACCGGTCCATACCAAGCTGATACAGGTTGTACGAGTCGCGTGAGGTGCGGGCAGCAGACGTCGGGTCGATGTAGACAGAGTCCTTGACGGTCGCTGTATTGAAGCCGCGGAACAGCAGCCCACCGTTCTCGATAGCCTTCAGCGCTGACTCGCTCTTTATCAGCAGGTCGAAGAGCTTGTCGTGTTCGACTGGCTCCTCCTCCCACTTCTTGAGAATGACCTCGTTGAGGTATTGCTTGAAGGTGATCACTCTTGTCGCCCAATCATCTTTGGAAAGATTCCGTTTTCCATCATCGTCTTGTACTTAGCGTGAATCGGGAAGCTCTGCTCCTTAAGTCGATTCAGAATGTCGCCGAACATCGGGCACGGGATTGCCATGCAGCGCGCGCTGAGCCAGCACTCGTAGTCGTAGATTGGTTCAAGGTTCTCGCCGTACTCGACGAGGCGAGTGCTGATCGTCGCTGGTGTAAAGCTGAACGTGGCGATCGCGTCAAAGCGATTCTTCTTGTGCTTCTCAAAGAAGTCGATCAAATCTTCTTTCGATATCACACAGTAGCTGTACGAGTCGAATGCCTCAGCGATCTCTTCAGGCGTCTTAGAGTCGAAGACACGATTGAGCGCATCAGCATCAGTGAACTTGCCATCACCGCGGTGATCAATCTTGAGTTGCTCAGCGACGCGCCGTAGCAGCGTGCTGAAGCTTTCAACGGACGAGGTGAAGCTGCCCTTCATGAACGTCTCAGTTGCGAAGTCTTCAGACTGCGACACCGCAATCTTCGTACCGTCGACTGGCACGATGACGTACGGCGTACCGTAGTGGCGAGCGTCGTAGGCGCTCGTCGAGCAGATGAGCGCCTTGCTGCGAGACGGATAATCCTTCAGCGCAGCAGAGCGATCCATCGCGAGCTGATACATGTTGTTCGAGTCGCGTGAGGTGCGCTCGCCCTTCGATGGATCGACGATCGCCATCGAGCCACGCTCAACGCCGAGCTCCTTGAACCCGCGGAACAGCAGCCCGCCGGTCGTGATGGCCTTGAGACCATCACGATGCGAGGAGTTCAGCATGCCGACAGCCTTCTCCGTCTCAACGGAGAACTGCTCCCACGGCTTGATGATAGCCTCGCCGAGGCTAAGGAACTGCTTGAACGTGATCACTTCAGCTCCGCGTCCGTTGCCATCATGCGCAGCAGATCTTCACGCGAGGCGACGACCGCACCGCTTGTCTTGTTGTTTGAGAACGGTACGAACGCTGCGTTCTTCTTGCGATCACCCTTGACCTTGGCGCGCACCGACGCTGCGTTCAGCGCGATGTTCAGATAGTTAGCGGCGACCTCTGCGTTGCGAGCGGCGTAGCGTGGCTCGATGACCTCGAGGTAGGCGGTCTGCGTGTTGAAGGCGCCGATGGCTGCCTCGTAGACCTCATCGACCTTGCGATCGATCTCGATGTCCTCGTCGTCCTTCTCGACGACCGCGGTGCCATCGTTGCCCTGCGCTACCGCGAGCTCACCCTCAGTGACGCCAACGTAGTTGTCCGCCTCTTCGAGATCGTTCGGCAGCGTGTTGAAGAGATCATCCAATGGGTTGGTAATCTTGACCTTGCCGAGAGTGCGAACGTCGCTCATTGGTCGTCCTTCACTGCGTAGACCTTGATGTCGCGTGGACCACCCTTTGCTTGCGACGTGACGGTGCCGTACACGACCTTGACCTTCTTGCCGTGCAGCGTGGTCACGCCGTGCTTGAGGTCCTTTGCCTTGTCCATCATGTGGATCGTTGTCTTGTCGTAGGTGTTGCCGTCGATCGTTGCCTTTGGCGCAACGTAGGCAGTCCCAACGGCGATAGCGAATGGCGCAGCGATCATCGCTGTCTTGCTCGCCCAACCTTCATCGAGTAGTTCATTGACCTTCATACTGCTGCTCCTACTGCCTTCTTCGGCTTTTGCTTGAACATGGTTTGCTCAGTGAGCACGCGAAAGACTGCGCCGTTCTTCTCGGCGTACTCAGCGGCGTACTTCCACTTTGCTTGATTGATCATGAGCGCTTGACGATCGCGATCGGTCATCTTTGGCGTCACAACGCTTTCCTTGTGCGGCTTGATCTCGATGATCTCGCGCTTGACCGCGCCGGTCGTGTCCATGTACATGATGACCATGTCTGGATAGTACCGATGCATGCGCCCGTCAAAGGGATGCACGTACGGAATGGCGAGCTCTTCTGAACCCCAGCGCAGAATGGCATTGTTGGTGTCGAGCCACTTCATGAAGGCGCACTCCCACGACGACCGAAACATGATTTGGTTCGTGCTGCGCCCCACGTACTTCTGCGGGTTCTTTGGAATGAAGCGACCTTGATGTGCCATTAGGTCTGTCCGTAAGGGATGTCAACGCCAGTCGATGTCACCTGCGTCATTGACGGTGTGCCAGTCGAAGTTGAGTCTGCGCCAGGGCGAGATGATGAGCTAACATTGGACGCGGTGCGCCCATTCGGGTTCGTGGCGCTGCTGAGCAGACCGCCAATGCCAGATACGGCGCCATTCAACAGTGCGTCGCCAGCACCGCCAAAGGCGCTGCCAGCTTGCTGTGAGATGACGTTAGCGAAGCGTCCATTGCCTGCCACGGTCTTGAGCGCCTTTGAGGCGAGGTCCTTTGAGACGTTCGTGAGCTGGCGATCGACGATGGAGCCGAGCGCACCAGACAATCCCTTGTTGCCACCAGCAGCAGTAGCGTTGGTGCCGCCATTCACGCTGTTTGGTGAGATGTCGGTTGGGGCGCCGTGCAACCCCTTCGCCATCATCTGTTGCTTCTGATCATCGCCGTATGACACGGTCTTCGAACCGATGGTGCCGATGTCGACCATTTCCATCCAGTCGTAGTCGAAGACCATTGTCAGCAGATTGACTTCATTGCTCTCGTGCGACAGCTCATCAAGGTCAAAGTTGGTGATGCGTGGATTGATGAAGTCGTACGAGACCATCTCAACTGCGTCTGCCAGACCCTTCATTGGGTTGACGAAGATTTGCTTGACTCGAATGCTCTCAATAGAGTTGCCGAACGTCGAGTTGACGACGGCGCGGTGAGCGTTGTCCTTATTGTTCGCCGCCTGCTTGTTGAGCATGTTCTCAGTCAGCTGCGTGAATGCCATGCTGTTGCCGGCATTGTACGAAGCTTGAATGCGCTCTGGCGGTAGCATCGTGCCATCACGAGCAACAGCACGCTGCGTGATTGGAGAGTGAATCATCATCATGACACGGAAGAAGTCGAAGACGCGATTGCCAACGTCGTCCATGAAGATCATCGTCAACTCTCGGTGCTGAATGTTCTTCAGCGCCTTCGTGCGAAAGTTGTACATGTTGACGCCCTCTTCGTACTCGAAGGTAATCTTCGGGCGGTCAACCTGCTTGATCATGAACGAGAACTCTTTGCTCTTCAGATTTGGAACGGTGTTGATGACCTTCTGAGCTTCTGGGGTGAAGTTGAACTCGACCTTGAAGAGGAACTTAAGCTTCGGGCGAAAGTCTGAGGCACCAGCAAGAGCCGCAGCGTAGGACGTTGCGTACCACGACCCATCATTGCGATTGACCTTTGGTTGAACCTTGTTCGGATCAGTAAGCCCGAGCGTGCCGTGCGCGAAGCCCTCAACCGCCGCACCGAACTTATCGGACGCTTGCTTCTCAAGCGCGATCTGCGAGTCGTTCAGTAGGCCTTTGATTGATGCTGGCATTTACGGTCCAAGTGTGATGAACCTATTTATCTGCTTTCAGGATACGACAACGGGACCCTAGGGTCCCGTTCCAATGTGCTCGTGAAAGCTTAAGCGACGTTACCGCCGAGCGCAGTACCGTAGCCAGCGCCGGTCTCGATGTGGCGAGCGTGGTCGAAGCGAATCGACATCACGATGGTAGCGGCTTCAGAAGCCGAGTAGTCACGATCGCCGAAGTCAGCGGAAGCGATGAAGCAGCCTTCAAGGATCCAGGTCTGAACAACGCCTTCGTCGCCGTCGAGCTGATCGATCTTGGCGCCGAACTTGTAGTCCGAGCCAGTGGCAGCAGTGTTCAGCCAACGACCGTCGAGGTCAACGCCGATGATGCGACCTTGAGTCTCGAGCTGAGCCTTGACAACCGTGGCGGCGAGGCCGGTGATGTCGTCTTCGACCGTCACGTTGATTGGCTGCCACTCGTGCTTGCCGGCGATGTACGCAGTCGAGTTGTAACGATGCAGAACAACTTCGGTGAACGAGATGTTCGGCAGCGTGATCGTCGTGACCTGCATTGTCATGTTGCGTGAGTTGGTGCCTGGCACGAGCTGACCAATGTTCAGAAACGTGATGCGGAACTTGTTGCGAAGGCGTGGGTGAAGAATACCAGCGCCGGCGCCCGGAATACCCATGTTAGCCAGTGTTGCCATTGTCTTATCTCCTGTGAGCTCATAGAGCAGTGTGATGACCTATTTATGCGAGGGCACTGAAATTTTGGTGCATCCTGAGCAGGCGGTTCGTTGATCCTGAAGACGGGTCGAGGCGTGCCGCCGATAAGATACAATCTGCTCATCACTACGGAAAGACCATGAACGTCCTTCAAATCATCGCTCACCCCGATCCACGCCATGGATCGTTCTGTCATCAGTTGGCGGACAAGTTTCACAAGGGTGCTGACGACGCCAAACATTGGGTTCGACGCGCGCACGCCTTCGACGGCGGCTGCTCTGACTTCGTTCATCGGCTTGTGACAACGGGTTGGGCAGAGCACATCAACTTCGTCTACCCGTGCTGGTGGGAGATGCCGCCGGCCAAGCTCGTCGACCTGCTTCAAACAGTCTTCGTCCGGGACATGGCGTTCAAGTACGATGAGAAGCTTGGTAGAATGACACCAACGCTGAACATCCCAGTGACGTGCTTCATCACGCTGGGTCAGGACAAGGATCCAGACCTGACCTATCTTGGCGATGCCATGCGCTACTGTGGCCTTCATCCCTCCTTTCACGTCTGCAGCAACGTGGGCCCACGCATGACGCCAGCCCTCGCCGACGCCTATCTCACCTCAGCCTACAACACCGGCTTCAACCTTCAAGGACAATCATGACTCTCGACTACACCTCCGATGACGAACAGGCCGCTGGCGAGTTCTGGGCCGTTTGCGCAACGCAGAAGTACTTCATCGGCAACAACTTCGAGACGATCTACCTCGACATGCTGCGCATGCTGAAGGAGAATCCCGAGTACACCCCGTCGCCGCGTGGCGTTGGTTCGCGTGAGATCACGAACCTGACCTTCGAGCTGACCGACCCGCGCGACCGCATGGTCTGGAACAAGGCTCGCGAGGTCAACTACGAGTTCGCGATGAAGTTCTTCATCTGGATGGTCAACGGCGACACCGACTTCTCCTACGTCTCCGGCGCCAACAAGCACGCGGTCGAGTTCATCGACAAGCCGAAGGACGACAAGGCGATGCCGACGAACTTCTCGACGGCGTACGGTCCGCGCATTCTCAAGCAGCTGCCCTTCATCATCGAAGAGCTGACGCGCGACCCTGACTCACGTCGCTGCGTCATTCACGTGCTGAACGAGGACGACCTCAACATGCTCGGCACCGACACGAAGGAAGAGTACCCATGTACCGACTCCTTCACGTGGCTGATTCGCGACGGTCATCTGAACATGTACACCCACATGCGCTCCAACAACATGGTCCTCACCCTCTGCTACGACGTGTTCAACATGACGATGCTGCACGAGTACCTGTGGAAGGCGCTGAAGGCCGTGCACCCAGCGCTCGAGCTCGGCATCTACCATCACAACATCGTCAGCGCTCACTACTTCGAGCGTGAGCAGCCGTTGGTCGACAAGATTCTGGCCGACGCCGAAGACGGTCGCATTGGCGTGATTCAGAAGAAGGCACCGCCGCAGATCAAGACGATCACGGTCCCGGCTGCGGTGATCTTCAACGACGAGGATGGTGTTGAGCCGCCAACCACCGGTGGCTGGAACAGCTTCGTGCCGACGATGCCTGACCTGAAGGTCGCTTCGCAATGAGAGCGCTCTGGCTGCCCATCTTCTCGATGCGCAGCTATGAGACCGGCAAGTACGCCATCCTCAAGGATGGCAACTTTCAGCTGGCTCTAGCTCGCGCGCTCGCGTCCGACTTCGACTACGTCGCGCTCGGCGTGCCGCTCAACTCGAGCGACTACGCTGAGGCCGCTGCCTTCGTTCACGCTCGAACCGACCGCATCAAGATTCGTCCGTTCGAGTACGGCGAGAATGCCGTCGAGACTCGTGAGATCTTCTGGGCTGCGAACGACGTGGACAAGATTCACGGCTTCGACCTGCTGATCACCGACATCACTGGCTACTACGGCAAGCTGCCGGTCATCTACAACTTCAACATCACGAAGCTGCCAGAGCTCGATCGGCCGTACATCGACAAGTTCTTCGAGAAGGATCTGAAGTCGATCGAGCAATCGCTCTTCACGACGGTCATCAACCCTCGACAGCGCGAGTACATCCTCGAGGTTCGTCCGGACCTGATCGACCGTGTCTTCTTCGATCTGAAGTGCGCGCACTCGCTGCTGTTGCCGAAGTCCAAGCCAACGCCGCCGGCCTGCGACCCGATGCTGATCTTCTGGCCGTTCCGCCTGTCCGACAAGGCCTACAAGTGGACTGAGTTTCTCGAAGCGTTCGAGCGCCAAGGCCTCGCCGACAAGGGCTGGTTCGTCGTCATCACCGATCCGAACGAGAGCAGTGGCGACGCGCTGCCAGACTATGTTCAACGGATCAAGCCGACGAAGGCCGAGTACTACGGTCACCTCGACTCGGTGCCGATGATCGTGATGCTCGACGACATCGACACGGTCCTGCACCCAGGCACCGTCGAGTTTCTGTACTACGGTTGCCCAATGGTGACGTTCACCTCGAACCTGATCGACAACCCAGTGGCGATCGACAACCTCGATCAGCTTGAGACTGCGCTTGAGACGGCGTGGTATAATATGCTCGACCATACTCCGTTCGTCTACGAGCCGGCGGAGACCGACCAGTACTACAACCAGGAGTTCGTGCGTGTCTGCAAAAACTAGCTTCATTGTCTTCGACGGCATGGACAACTGCGGCAAGTCAACGATGATGCGCCAAGTGAAGCACGCGTGTCCTGGTGCTGCGCACATCATCGAGTTCAAGAAGACGCTGCCGTCTGGCGACCTGCTGCGCATCAACACCGAGAAGGACTTCGAGCTGCTGTTCTCGATGTTCGAGCTGCTCGACCCGTCCAAGGTCTATCTGCTCGACCGCTTCGTCGTGTCGAACCTCGTCTACGACAAGGTGCTGCGTGGCGAGTCGACCGCTGTGTCTGAGTTCTATCACGCAGAGTTTCTACGTCGGTTCGACGTGCTCGAGGTCTTCTTCACTCGACCACCCGTCACGCAACCCTTCGTCGACGATCGCATCAAGTTAACCGTTGAGCAGTTCAATGCCGGTCTCACAGAGTACCAGAAGTACGGCACCAACTATCAGGTCCTCGACCGTGATACCGATGATCAACCAACGACTCGGACGATGTGGAGCGACTACGTGTTCGACATGTGCGTCTACTTCGTGATCACAAAATCACTCGCGCACATTTAATAGCATTAGTAGGCAAATAAGGAATCGCGTGCGGTTCACCCAATGGGAGTTAGTCGACTCCCATTGTCGTTTTAGGCGGCTTCGCCCTTGACGTAGATTCGTGAGAATGGATGTCGAACGTACTTGCTGCCGTTCTCAGACTCGATGCCATCCCGAATAGCTTCGAGACGCTCTGGCGTCAGGTTCTTCGAGCGCAGTCCGTTCATCAGCAGAAAGTGAACTGGGATTGGTTGATCGCCGAGAATCTTCTGAATGGCAATCATGCGAGCTCGACCCTCATGCCCCTCGATGCGTGGCAGACCCTCGTCGTTCAGTCGAAGCTGCATGAACGGAATGCCACACGCGTAGCCCTCCTCAATCAGCCGCTGAATGTTGCTCGCGTCAAGCTCACGCTGACCGTCGTGCGGCAGAGCGAGCTCTAGAAACGTTGATGGCTTTGTCATCCCGACGAAGCCGAAGTAGTTGACCTCTTGATTGTACGGCACCGCGCCAAGACCATTGGCTGCGCTGAACGTGACGTCACCGATGGTGTAGTCGCCCTCAGCCAGCTTAGCAGACCAAGGCTTTGCGTCCTTGATCTTCTTGGCGTGGATGGTTCGTTCTTCCTCTTCGAGGAACTGCTTGAAGGTGATCACTTCGCCTCGATCTCGGCAATCTCGTCTTTGATCTGCTTGACGCGAAGCTTGCGCTCAGCCTCACCGAAGGTGTAGCCCATGTTGTGAAAGTCAGTTGTCAGCTCACGAAGGCGGCGCTTCAGCGTTGCCAGCTTCTCGGAGTTGTCCTTGACGCCTTCGGCGACGCGTGCCTTCAGATTGAAGCCACCAACGACCTTGCCAGCCTCGTTGTAGGCGACGATGCGATCAACGGCGCCACCGCCGTGCTCGTCGCGCTTGAACTTGACGGCTCCCTTTTTCGTCATCTCAGCCTTCCAAGCCGCTTGACCTGGTGCCAGACTTTCGAATAGTTCAGTTACCTTCATGACTTCTTCCCGAAGGTTCCCAGACCTTCCTTCTTGGCGAGACGCTTGACCGCTTCACGCTTCTCGTACTTGGCTGAAGACAGCGTGAGACCATTGTCAATCACTCTGCCATCGACGCGCACGACGTACTGATAGCCGTCGTCGCCACCTTCTTGCTTGTACGTGACACGGTTCCAAGTACCCTTGCCGTAGAGCTCGTCGTACTTCTTCATGTCTTCACGGCGACCAGCGGCAGCGTACTTCGACGCTTCAGCCTTACGCTTCGGCGCGTCCTTCTTGTGCTGCACCATCTTCTTGAAGTCAGAGATGACTCCAGCGGTAGCGGACTCCGCTGCCTTCTGAATCACCTCGGCGGCGTTCGGCTCGTCGGACACGACCTTCACGCCGTATGGGCGAGTGTCATAGAGCTTGAACAGCACCGATTGGTCGATGACCTTGCCAGTGAGGGTCTTGAGCGTGTAGCCCTTCTTGCTGCCGAGCGTCTTGCAAACGCTCATGATGCCGGCCACGATGGGACCTGACTTGGCGCTGGCTGACACGGTGTAGACGTTGCCAGCCTGCTTGACGCCGATGGTTCCAATGTTCTCAAGCTTTGGCAGAACTGAGTAGGCTTCGAATAGTTCAGTGACCTTCATGTGTCATCTCCGGTGTGGATTGTGCTGCGTCTATTTACAGCAACGGGGACCTAGGTCCCCATTCGTCGACGCGCTGGTCGACTTAGATAGTGGCTGAAGTAGCCACGACGCGGATTGGGATGGAGATGAACTCTGCCGCACGCGTTGGCTTGATGGCAATGTCCAGGATCAGCTGGTTGTTGTCGATCACGGTTGGCGTGTTGTTCGTGCCATCGCAGTAGGTGGCGAAGTCATAGAGACCGCGCTTGACCATCATGTCACTGAGCAGAGCGTCGGCGGCTGCCTTCAGGTTGTCACGAGTGATCTGGTCATTCGGTTCGAACACGAACGGCATCGCACCCTTGCGAAGCACACGACGCAGGAACATGACACCACGGACGACGTTGATACGGTCCATGGCTGACGAGTCGTACTGCGAGGTCTTCTGACCCCAGACGAGGGTACCACGACCTGGGAAGAATGTGATTGGGTTGATGGCGTGGCCTTGAATGTACATGTCATCGCGCTGACCTTGGTTCAGGTTCGTCTCGATGAAGGTCGTTGCGGTGCCGAGCGTGCCGGTGACGTAGCCAACCGACTGAATGCCGAAGGTGCGACCACGAGCGGTACCGGCTGGTGCGAACCAGACGTACGACTGATCATCGCTGAAAGCCAGCGTGCGCAGCGCGACAGCCGATGGCGGGATCAACACGAGGGCGCCGTCGAGGTTCGACTGAATGGCCCATGGGTAGTAGTACGCGTTGCCGTTGCCGCCTTGACGCTTCGAGGTCATTGCCCACGATGTGACTTGCTCTGGGTTCAGGTCGCACGGTGTGTCGAGCAGAACGAAGGCTTCGTCGTGAATGCTGTTGGCGAGGTCGATGAGCGAGGCTGCGACGTCGTAGTTGCCTGGGCAGACAATGAGGTTGTACTCATAGAGCTCAGAACGGATTTCGACGTTGAGACCAATCGCGGCGCGCAGAGCCTTGGCGATCTCACCGCGACGAGCCAGGTCGGTCGAGCCGAGCGGCGAGACGATTTGAACTTGAGCTGCGGTGATGTCGAACTCGTCGCCAGCGACGAACGGGAGTGTGCCAGCCAGAATGGTGAAGTTCAGCTTGTTGTTGTCGAACGGCGAGCCAACGACGCCAGAGTCTGGAGTGTTGATGCCGTCAGACACCGAGTAGGCGGTCGGTGACGAGAACGTGATGGTCCAAACGCTGTTCGTCAGATAAGCGTCAGTGCGCAGACTTGTGACGGTGCCATTACCCGTGTTGCCAACGGCTGGGGTAGCAGCGTAAACGAGATCGAAGGTGAACTTGTCGCCAGCGACGAAGGCGTGCGAACCAACACCAGCACCAGCGGTGATCGACAGCTGAATTGGCGATGCGACTGGCAATGGTTGACCGACGTTGCCGGCGGTGATGTAGCCGCTGACCGAGCCAGTGATGCCGAAGGACGTTGGGCTTGAGAAGGTCACAGTGATCGTCTGCGTCTTGACCAGGCTTGATGCAGCGCTGATGCCAGTGCAAGTGCCAGTGCCGAGACCAACGAACTGAAGGTTCTCAGCGACTGGAGTGCCGAGCGACATGAAGGTGTCGGTCTGGTCATTCAGGTCGATGTTGGCGCGAACGACGAAGGCACGGTTGCCGATGCCGAGGAAGTTGTTCAGCGTGAACAGACCGTACTCATTGCGAGCATCGCCGTGCAGACCCTGACCAGAGATGTCGGTGTGGAAGTACGGCACGCCATACAGCTGCAGCGACTGCGTCACTGAGGTGATGGTGCGAACGACGCCACTTTCAAGCGTGCCAGACGCCGTCGAGACGCCGTCAGCCTGACGCTTGTTGGCGCGAGTTGCCAGGAAGATGAGCGGGACTGTCGCCGCAGCGGTCGGGAAGAAGAAGCTTTGGTCGGTGACCGTTACGCTTACGCCCGGTGAAATGAGAGCTGCCATGTTTGATTTTCTCCTGAGTAGACGGTCAACGACCGTTCTGATTGTTCATGGGAGTATTTATGGCGATGACGATTTCACGCCATCGTTTTCGACTCACTTTTCGGCGAAGAACCAACGAAGGTTGAGGGTACTTTCAGGTCTGTCTGCCACCGCGTGAAGGTCATCCGTTGTCACTCCAAGGCGCTTCAGCAGCAGCTTCAGCTCAGCACGGTGGCGCGCGCTTGGATGCTTGATGCCGAGTGAGACAAATGAAGAGTGAAGCTGCTCCATCAGAATGTTGATGATGAAGTTCACCGCCTTGCCGCGCTGCACTGCCGTGACGTTGCCCTTCTTCGCCATCTCCATCATTTGGTCATACGGTAGATTGTTCTCGCTCGCCATGTCGAGAATGTCGGTGATTGGGCGATTGTCGAAGTCATCGTTGTGGTCGCGCGTCGTACCGAGGTCCATCATCGCTGCCAGCTTCTTCAGGTACAGCTTGCGCTCGGCGTCAGGGTCGCAGGCGACCTCAAGCGCTGAGACGAAGCGCAGCGAGGCTGAGCGAACCTCGTTCAGGCGCTTGTGATAGTTCTCGTTGCCGACGATGCGAAACTCAAGATAGCCGTGCGCCAGCTTGCTCAGATTGACCGACGAGTACTTCTGATTGGACAGCACCGACTTTGCCAGGTCGATGAGCGCTTGCGCCTCCTTCGGCATTTTGCCTGATGAGCCGACTGAGTTGATGATGCGCTCAGACTGCTGCGATGTGTAGGTGTTCAGCACCCGATTGAACTGTGTCAACACGTGCTTCTCACCGAGAAAGACGATGAGCTTGACTGGGTCGAGGTTCGAAAGATTTGGCGTGCTGACGTTGATGTGAAAGCCCGTGCTCGCGTTGGTGATGACGTACTGGCTCTTCATCCACGCGAACATCTCAGCAAGCTTCTCAAGACCTTCCTTCAGCGGCAACGGTGGTGAAACGACCTCGACGCCGCTGCCACCGCTGATTGAACCATCTGGCACCACCATCCACTGCGTCGACGGTTCGTGTGGTTCAATTGCTGGGACAACGATGTCAACGCCGAGGTCGCTGTGCAGCTCCTTGGCGACAAGCTCGTGCGTGAACTTCTCATCGTCCTCAGATGCTTGCGAGGTGTAGAAGGCTGATCGGTCGTTGTTGCGCTCGTCGCTCCAGCCGTGGTCTGGCGACACGCCAAAGTGAGCCAGCATCTCAAGGCGACTGCCATACTCGCTCTTGACGAACTCGAGCTCGGTCATGCCTTCAGCTTCTCTGCGTTCGTAGTAATCCAACGCTTCGCTGCGCCCCTCATCTTCATCATTCTCGTTATAGGCGTTCCAGTTCTCATCAACCCAGAGGTTCTGAGCTTCTTCCTTCCAATCGTTGTAGGCGCTGTTGAAGCTGCTGAAGTCTCGGCGAGCAGCACCAAGAGCGTGCAGCAGCTCCTCCATGTCATCGAACTCGTCGAGCGTTGCCGTGTCGCGCATCTCGTTGCTCTCGGCGGAGATGAGGCGATGTCCAGGCGGCAGGGCGAACTCGAACTCGAAGCCGATCTTCGCAGTGTTGGCGTGCCGAGTCGCGACCTTCTCAAGCTCAGTTGCGCTCATCGAGCGCTCTTCTAGATACTGACGAAAGGTGATCATGGCAGTGGCGTCGGTGGGAATGGTGTCGGACCAGACGGGTCGCGAGTCGTGATGTCAAGCGTGGTCAGCACGGTGCCGAACGGCAGAATCTCACCGTTCTCATCAACGACGCCAATCTGCATGCTGTCAAGGTCGCCGATGCGAATCGTGATGCGGCGCACCAGATCGTCCTTGACGCCCATTGGAATGCTCAGATAGATTGGAACCTCGAACATTAGAGTCCAGGTGATTATCCGCTTGTCAGTGCCAGTCGGATAATTCTCCTCGTTGCTGATGTCGGTCAGCTCGACCTTCGTCAACTTCGTCCAGTCGAATGGTCCATCGCTCTTTTGAATCTGCAGGTCTGGGTTGAACAGCACCAGCAGCTGCTCGAGAATCTGATCGCGCTGCTGCATGTTCGAGGCGTAGATGGACAGCTCGAGCGTCATGTTGTATGGGATTGGCATGGCGCGCTTGACAACCGTCAGGTCATCTGGGAACACACCACCAGCCTTCATCGTGACGCGCTGGTCGACGTACGCCTGCACCTTGCGGCGCTCTGGCGCCTGTGCAAGTGAGACGAGGTGAGCAGACATCAGCGGCAGCGCGAACGACCGATTGTTGGTGTTGCCAGTCATGATGGCAGCAACGACCTTGTCCTTGTTGCCGATGACGACTGGCACTTGAATGAACTCAGGTTCATCGCACTCGCCCTTGCCAGTCTGCACCTGCAGTCCGTAGAAGATGCTGACGAACTGCAGCATGTAAGCGCGCAGCTGATTGTCAAAGTGGTAGTTAGAGATCATTTGTATCCGTACTTGATGCCGGTGAGGGCGGTCATGACCTTAGCGACAGCAGTGCCACCGTTCGGACCACGAGACAGCGGAAGATGAACGAGCAGATACTGATTGCAGTCGAACATGATCTCATGATCAGATGCAATAGCGCGCCCAAGGTCTTGATTGGTGTAGCCAGCTGTGTCAAGATACTCGACCCACTTCTCAATCATCTCGTCTCTCGACAGGTTGGCTTCATACCAGTCCTCTTTGATCTCATCGTAGGCGATGTAGAGGTCGGCAATGTCCTCAGACCAGATGAAGCGAAAGTCGCCGAGCGGAATGAAGATGTTACCCTCGCCGTAGTCGCGAGCGAGACTGAGGTTCTTGACGGCGAAGGTGCCATCGCGGCGTGGCGTCCAACGAAAGTGCTGATTGAAGTAGGCGTCAGCGGCGTTAGAGAACGCCTTCGGCGTGCTCACGGGTTCGCGATCACGGCGTGCGTCCATGATGATCCACGACACCTCGCTACCGTCGATCTCCTCGGTCGTGTAGCTCTGAAGCGGGACGGTCAGACCACGGTACAGAAAGCTTGTCTTCACGCCAGCAGTGTTGAGATACTTCCCAGCATCGGCGGCAAGTAGGTCGCCGAGCTCAGATGGATGAAGCGCAGGCTTCTTAACTTCGAAGAGGTCTCGTAGGTTCATGAGATGCCAGTCAGGTCTTTGATGTATTTACGGGTTGCCACATCGTTCACGGTAGTGCTGTTTCGGTCAACCAGAACAGCAATGTAGCTGCCGCAGTCGACCATGATCTCCTTGCGCGAACGAATAGCATCACCCAGACCGCTGCTGACGTAGTCAGAGCTCTCAAGCTTTTCGACGAGAGCCTTCATGCGCTCGTCATCATTGAGGTTGCTAAATTTTGGCGACATTCGAATCTTGTTCACCAGCTCGTACATGTCGCGAACGAAGTCTGACCACACGAAGCGGGTCTTGCCGATCGGCAGAAAAATGTGCGTGTCGCCGTAGATGCCGGTCTCAAGCTCGTACCCAGTTGCAAACGTACCAGCCGACCGACAGCGCCAACCAAACTTCTCGTTGAAGAAGTCATCAGCCGCAGAAGCGTACGCGTGTGGCGTTGCGGTCGGCTCACGACCGACTCGACGCTTCAGAATCGTCCAGTCAATGGCGATGACCTCACCACTTGGCAGCGTCACCTCCTCGTGGCGATAGTCCTTCCACGACAGCTCGATGCCACGATACAGCAAGCCGGTCTTGGCGCCAGGCATGCTGAGGTATGGCTTGCAGCGAGCGATGGTTGAGGCGATGGTCGCCTTTGCTTCGAAGAGGTCTTGTAGAATCATTACATGCCTAGTAGCGTTTTGATCTTGCTACGATCGTTGGTGTACAGCAGCAGATAGCTATCGCAGTCGAGCATGATCTCGTGATGCGACTTGATGGCGCGCGATAGATCAGTGTCGATGTAATCAAGCGTCAGGAGGAACTTCTTGAACTTCTCAACGGAGTCGCCCTGTCGCTCGCGAAAGTTCTGGCAAATGATGAACAGGTCTTCAACATTGCCAGACCACACGAAGCGCGTCGGACCAATAGGAACGCAGACGTACTCCTTGCCGTAGCCAGATGCGTGCCCACGCGAGCCAGTGACGAAGACGCCCTGCTGACGAGGCTTCCAACCAAACTCCTTCTTGAAGACCTCGTCCATAGCCTCAGAGTACTCGAGTGGTGTTGACTTCGGCTGACGATAGTTTCGACGGTTGAAGATGCCCCACGAGATAACCGTGCCGTCGTCCTGCTCATCTCGCTGAAAGCGATCGTCCTCTGTGTTGACGCCACGCCAGAGCAAGCCGGTCTTGGCGCCAGGCATTGAGAGGTACGGTTGACAGAGCTTGATGGCGTCCTCAAGCGATTCGCTGTCATCTTCAAAGAGGTCACTCAGCTTCATGGTCGATCCCAGTTAGCTCGGCGAGCTTTTCAAGCACTTCATCCTTCTCGTTGGAACCACAGCGAACAACGAGATAACGGTCGCAGTTGAACATGATCTCATGACCCTTCTCAATTGCGTAGCTCAGACCCCAGTCTTGATACTCCGCGTTCTCAAGCGCCTTCAGAAAGATCTTGTGCTGCTCGTCATCATCAAGCGCGCTGTTCGGACCATGCGCCAGGATGTCGTGGTAGATGTTGACGTACAGATCATGGGCGTGCGGCGACCAGATGTAGTCGACAGGACCGATTGGAAAGAAGACGTGCTGCAAACCGTAGCCATTAGCCTCCTTGTGACTGCTCGTCGCAAAGACACCATCAGTGCGTGGCTTCCAACCAAACTTCTGAAGAAGGAACTCGTTTGCCAGCTCGTGAAACTCGTCTGGCGTATCCGACGGCTGGCGATTCTTGCGAGTCTGAAGAATGGTCCACTTCAGATCAGTTTCATTGTCCTCGTTGTACCGTGCGAGCTGATTGGCGCGCATGCCACGAAACAGAAAGCCGGCGTGAGCGCCTGGCGCCTTGAGATAGGCGCCACAGTTAGACCTCAGCGCCGATCCAAGCGTTTCTTGCCATTCAAAGAGATCTTGTAGTTTCATGCTCAGTCCGGTTCGATGTCGGTTAGCTCGTAGACGGCAGCCATGATGCCAGACTCGCCGCCATCACAGCGGACGGCTATGTATCTATCGCAGCTGAGCATGATCTCGTGACCACTTGGGATGCCAGCTCCAAGATCGGTGTCCTTGTAGCCGGCTTTCTTGAGCTCGGCTGTGAAGAAGGCGTGCCGCTCGTCCTCTGCCATCTCCGCCATCGCGGTGTACAGCCCTAGCCCTTGAGTGAGCCAAAGGAACAGATCCTTGACCTTCGGCGACCAGACGTAGCGCGTCGGCCCGATTGGAATGACGACGTGCGGAATCCCGTACTCACGAGAATCCTTGAGATTGCCGGTGACGAACGTGCCGTTGGTCCGTGGGTACCAATCGAACTTCTCGTGAAACACGTCGTCAGCGAGAGTTGCGTACTCAGATGGCGTGTCAGATGGCAGACGATTACGCCGAGATTTGAAGTTCAACCAGCGAGTGCCAGTCGCCATATCACGATTGTAGTCGTCGAAGCTGAGGTTGCGCATGCCACGAAACAGCATGCCGTTCTTAGCGCCAGGCAGATTGAGATATGGCTCGCAGTCCTTGAGAGCTTGCTCAAGAGTCTGTTGGTCCTCGAAGAGGTCGCGCAGCTTCATGTTTGATTCTTGATTCCGATTGCGCCAGCGATGTCCCAGCGACCGTGCGCTGGCACCTTTGATATGTCGATGGCGACGTAGCGCTGACAGTTCAGCGCGATCTCGTGCTTAGACTTAATAGCCTTCGTCAGATCGGTGTCGATGTAGTTCGCCTTCTTGATTGCCTCAATGAACTTGGCATGCTCTTCTGGGTCCTTGTTGCTCTTTGGACCATAGCGCCCAAAGAGCTTTATGAAGACTTCGGTGTACAGGTCTACGAGCTTTGGCGACCAAACGAACTTCGTCTCGCCCATTGGAATGACGATGTGAACGTCGCCGTAGTTGCCGGCTTGAAACATGTTGCCAGATACGAACGTCGCGTCGCCACGAGCCTTCCAACCAAACATCTCTTGAAAGTACTTGTCTGCTTCGTCTGAGAACTCCTGCGGCGTGTCGCCTGCCGGACGGTTCTTGCGAGCGGTGACGACCTTCCACTTGACATCGGTGCCGTTGATCTTCTCCTTAGACGAGGTGCCAAACGGCCCAAGACCACGAAACAGCAGACCAGACGTAGCGCCCGGCAGCTTGAGGTACGGTGCGCAGCGCATCTTGACATACTGCGCCAGCGGCATGTTCGGCACTATGTCCTCGGCGATAAAGTCCTTGAAGGTCATCATTTGAAAAGTTCCTTGAGCACTGGATGGTCAGTCTCGTCCCACTTGCTATGAGCATCAACCAGATAGTAGCTGTCGCAGTCAAACATCACCTCGCGATGGTCGTCGCCGAGGCTCTTCAGATCATCCGCATGATAGTCGAGCGTGTCGAAGTAGTGGCGCAACCGCAGCTTGCCCTCGACCTTCTCCTTAGAGCTGCCGTGGACGATCATCGTCTCGAGCCCGCGTGGCAGCGCTGCAAACAGATCGTAGACCTCAGGCGACCAGAGCGAGTGAAAGTTGCCGATTGGAAAGAAGGCGAATGGCATGCCATAGCCGTTGGCTTGAGCCCACTCGGCAGAGGCGAAGACGCCAGACGATCGAGCCTTCCAACCGAACTTTGAGTTGAACAGCGTGTCGAACAGGTCGTGAACGGCTGGGTTCGTGCCAGTAGGCAACCGATCGTGCTGACGCGTCATCTTGATCAGATGCACTTCCTTCAGATCGTACTCGAGCGTGATGATCGGGGTTTGTTTACCGGCAAAGGCGCGTGGCAGACCACGATAGAATGGATGCGAAAGACCAGACGATAGAAACGGCTTGCAGTCTCGCCGAAGGATCTTGAGAATGTCCTCTGGATCCTTGGTGTCTTTGACTGTGAGTTCTTGTAGGAGCATCAGACTGGCTTCTTAGTGTTGAGCGGCATCGTGGTCGTGCGATTCAGAATCTCAAGCTGCGATGGACGATGCGCTGAGCGAGCGGTGCGACGGTCAGTCTCAACGAAGATCCACTTGCCCTTAATGCTCGAGAACTTGTAGAGGCGAGCTGGAATGTTGAGCTTCGGATCGTACTCAAGACGGAAGAAGGATCCGTTCACACCGGTACCAACGTCTGGCAGCTTGAAGCCAGTCTCGTATGGCTTGCCATCTGGCGGCAGACCATCCTCAACGTAGACACCAACGCCATCATAGGAGCCAGGCTGCCCGAAGCGATTCGTGCCAGAGGCCTCCTCACGAACGTTCGTGCCCTTCTCAGGCACAGCATCGACCGCTTCAGCTTGATTACGCTCGGCGGCAGTAAGGTCGGCCGTCGAGATCTGCTCGATGCCAGCGAAGAATGAACCATCATCGATGATGTACTTCTGCGTGTCGGCGGTGCCGAGAATGTCGCGTGTCTCCTGCGACGGGATCAGGTTCTGCGCTTGAAAGCGATAGAGGATTGGACGCCAGTTCGTGGTGAAGCCCTCAGCGCTCCAGCTCACGTCTGACACCTCAAGGAACTTGCGCACTGGCTTGAGGTTGTGGTCGAAGCCAAGCTCGCCTGGCAGTTCAAGCACATCGCCAACAACGATTGGACGACCAAGCGTGGCGACCATCTGCGCGAAGCTGGTGGTGAAGGTGTAGATGTCGGCGATGCTGAAGCCGAACTTCGACAGGTCGCTGACGGCGTCGAACGGTGTGTACGCTGCCTTGAGCTGCATCGACGCCTTGGCGTAGTCGCGGTCACGGTTTTCCATGTACAGACTATCTTGAATGTCGTCGAGGCGCGTCTGCTGAAAGTCGAACAGCTCGAGCTTCTCAACGACCCAAGGTTGATTGCTCAGCACGCCAGCGAAGCTCAACGGCACAACGCGCCAGTAGCGAGCTTGCGATGATTGACGTACGCGAATGAGGGCTGGTGTAGCGAGGTTCGGTAGATTGACGACGTCAACTCGCAGCCACTCGAGCTCGATGACTACGGTGAAGAGGTCATTGACATCGTATGGGATTGACCCAGTCGTGAGAGTGAACGAGCAGATCGTTGAGTTGAAGCGCACACCAACGGTGGCGACGCCAAGCACCACGGTGCCAGCGCTGCCCGTGAAGAAGACGCTGAACTGCGTTGGCGAGAGAGCAGCCAGCATCAGCGTGCCAGGCTTCGCCTCAACGCCAGCGCTGAAGCTGCCGAAGCCACCATTGCCAACGCCTGTGAAGTTGACCTTCAGTGGGTCAACGCGATAGCCACCGTGGCTTCGGTCGATGCGAACTTGAAGGGCGCGAGTGGCTGGGTCTGAACCCTGTTGAATGCGAAAGGACGTGACGTGCAGCTGAATGTTCGGGGCCGGCACCGTCTCTGGTTGTCCGAATGATGTGAGACGAGCGCCGAAGTCGTAGCCGATGTAGGCTGGCGCTTCAAGCACGGCAGCACCGGTCTCAGCGCTGATCCACGACCCAGCAAGCGCATCGAACGCCTGATCTGGAGCACCGCTGCCGAGTGGCGCGCCGGTCCCAGTGAGGTCGATGAGCTTGCCCTGCTCGTGAATGCCAAGCAGCTTGAAGACGTTGACCGGTGCACCAGACACATTGAGGTTCTCTGCTGCGACGTCCTCTTGATACTTCGAGTCAAGGTTCGAGCAGGCGTCGGTGAGAGAGTAGGTCCCGATGTTCAGCGCTGGAGCGACGTACGCCCGCGCCGGGTTCGTTGGCGATACGGGGATCGCCGTGGAGTTCGGTGTGTTGACGCTGCCGACTGAGTCGGGGCAAGATGGTGTTGGCATGTAGTGTCCAGCTGAGCTGGGTTATTTATGCCAATGGGTTGGTATCAAGTGGGTCCAACCAATCTGAATCCGTTCATAAACTTGTCATTACTGGCAGAACGTACGAACGACGTTCTGCTGATGTTGTGCTCTTCGCAGAACGCCTTGAGATTGCGAATGACTTGTTTGGCGCCATCTTCGGTCTGAATGATCCAGGTCTTGCATTGCTTCTGCGACTCAGTCGCTGGGATACCTTTCGGTCGTCCGCCTTTGTTGGTGCCTCGCTCTAGACGTGTTTGAGCTGCCTTCTGCCCACGTGTCTTTAGCACCGTCGGGTCAACGTTAGCGTAGTAGCTCTGTTGCCCAGTAGTAAGATTGGCAAGCTGCTCTGGTGTTCGCTTGTGAGCTCTAGCTCTGGTAGTAGCAGCTCGTTTGCCAATGCTTTCAGGCGTAATAGCTTTGGCAATGTGCTCAGCAAGTGCGATTGGGTCCGCTTTGCGTTCCGCCCACATCTTCTTGCTCTTGACAGATAGACGCTCGCTAGCTTGGGTGCGCTTGTCCTCGTCCGTCATCTCCCAGAATCCAGGGTCATTGCCTGTCCCGCCGTTGCGAAGATTCAGGCACTGCGGTTGATTTCTGACTTCGTCGGTGATCAACTCCTCTTCTCGAAGGATCAACGCTTTTCGAGATGGCAGATACTCTAGAATCTCGTATTGATGATTGTCCTTCCCGTACTTCTTGAGCGACTTCCAGAGAAGTTGCCCGCTACCAAGATACCCGTCGTTGAGGTCATCAGTTGAATGCATCCCGAGATACCACTTGCCTGTTGTGAGGCAAGTGGTCTTGTAGATGATGTGGTATTGGCGTTGGTCCGCTCGCATTTTAGCTCCCGTCTGTAATAGCGTATAGTACACCATTTTCAGACGGCAGCTAAAATGTTCCTAGGTTCGCTATCCAAAAAGGAAGCTGACGTTGCCGTGACCAACGTGTCCACCCCACTCGAAGTCGAGCGCCGATTGCTTCAGCTCAGTCATGTCCTGTCGAGCTTCAGTGATGAGCAGCTCACCGTTCTGCGTGATGGTGCCGGCAGCACCTGGCGTGCCAGAGCTGAAGCGACTACGAATCATGCCGAGCTGATACTTGGCTTCAGCCAAGGCCCAGTTCTGAATGAACTGCTTGCTCCAACGGTCGACCAGAATCTCCTGCTCCGTCCGCTCCATCAGACACTCGACGATGACCTTCTCGTCGCGATAGATCTTGCGCGTGACGAACAGCTCACGACTCGGCTCATCCCAAAGGAAGGTAAGGTCACCAGCGAACAGCCGCTGAAACTCTTCCGACATCATCGACAGCATGTTGAGCGACAGAATGTCGACAGACACGGCGCTGTAGTATGACGTCAGAATGCCAGATGTCCAGACGGCGTCGTTACCATTCGCCGTTTCGATACCGAGAATGTTCAGTCGGTGAATCTTGGCGACATCCACGATCTTGTCGGTCTGATCGACTTGACTGTTCAGATAGTACGTTTGCTGCCCATTGTACAGCTTGAACATCACGTACTTCATGCGATAGGCACCGTCGCACCACATGCGGAAGTTGTCGAGCGCGTTGTCGATGGCGATGTTGAACTGCTCCTCCTCGAGCTCGACGCACGACTGCGGCCAGCCGAGCTGCGACTTCAGCACCTTGATGAGGCGCATGCGCTCATTGTAGGAGCCATCGTTACCAACCGTCAGCTTGTCGCTGATTGGTGAGCCGATCTGATCAGTGTTGGCGCGACGCCACTCAGTGCCAGTCCAAGCGCTCAGCTCCTTGGTCGTGGTGTTGTAGAACAGCAGGCCAACGTACGGCGTTGGCAGCATCGTGAACTCGATGCCAAGTGGATTGACGAAGGCTGGAATGAGACCAGTCCCAGTGTCGAACAGAGAGTTGCTCGGACCTGGGTAAACCCACTGAGCGCCATCCCAGTACTGACCACGCTGTGACGTGTAGTTCCAGATAAGGTCGCCGATGGTTGGTGCTTCTGGCAGCTTTGTGTAGGCTGAGTAGCCATGAATCGGAGTCCAAGTCGCGCCAGTGCGAAACTGAAGGTTCGTCTCATTGGCGAAGACCCACTTGACGCCGTCGAAGATGCGCGGCGGACCAGCGTTCAGCAGGTAGGTGTAGCCAATTGCACCAGGGAAGTTGTCGCCAGTAAGAATGGTGTCAGCACGCGTTGGGACCCAAGTCGTGCCGGTCCAGTACTGAAAGAGATTGAGCTGCTGGTCGTGATAGACGAAGCCCTCGGTCGGTGAGACTGGCGCCTCTGGTAGAGATGGAATGTTGCCAGCGAAGCCCTCGACGCCCTTCTCAACGCGTGAGCCTTCGATTGGGTACGACTGAATGCCGACTGGGTAGTACTGAAGAACGTTCGACACGCCGTGGACTGACGCGTAGTAGATTTTCGTTGCATCAGTGTTGGTGACCACGATGTCAAACGACACCTTGCCAGTCGCTGCATCAAGGGTACCTGTCGGCATCGGGCTACCGAGAACGCCGGAGTAGGAGCCAACGACGTGCGCGCCGTCAACACCGACGATGCGGTCGGCTGGAATGAGCTCGTCGACCGACGGGGTGTACTGTCGACCGTCGGTCGGATAGTTCGCAGCAGCAATAGGGCTCGTAGAGAGCAGCACCACCGCGCCGTCGACGACCGTTAGACTAGCCGGTCGAGTGACGGTGATTGTGATGGAGGTTGGCGCCGAGCGAGAGATGCTGAGCGAGAACTCGCGTGACTCAACCCAAAGGTCATGGGTTGTCTTTGCGGTAATGTCTGCCATGGGAATCCTAAATAGCTGGTGTTCACTATTTATGGGATTCCTGGCTATGCGCTACGTGCTTCACGCCTTTCGACCGTCGGAGACAATCGACGCGGTGCTTCGGCTGAAGGGGCGTCACAACCTCACGCACGCTGAGCTGACGCATCTGCGCCACGCCTTCAACGAGCTGAACTACTCGGCGCTCCCGCGCCCTGGAATGATGTTCAAGATTCCAGCGCCGTTCGAGGTCGTCGACGACTACGGGAATCTGGTTGACACTACACCAGCTTCGCTCGTTTCGCTCGCAGATAAATGATCATGCCGACCCACAGCGTGTTGGCGAACATAATGAACAGCCCAGCGTAGAAGCTGAGCATCTGCCCGAGGTGCGGGTAGTAGAAAATGTTCCAACAGCCCCAAAGCAGAAAGAACGCTGTGGAGAGCAGTGAGACGCCGTACGCCTCTTTCGAGGCCCACAGCGTTCGGCAGTGGTTCAGCAGAAAGAAGCCGCCAGACAGCTCGAAGACTGCATTGATGGTGTCAGGCGACAGGTTCACTCTTCGTCTCCAGCGGCTTCGTGCGATACTCCTGCGCGATGCTGCCGACTTGCTTCACGCGCAGCGAAGCGATGTGTGCATCGCAGTTGTAGCCGAGGTGAGCGTTGGCCATCGACAGCAGCTCTGTGGTGGCTTCGTGTTCACACGGCGGAACGCATGGGGCAGTGCACTTCACGATAGAACCCTTCGAACGATCTTGGCAATGTTGTAGGCGTCATCAGCGCCGTTGTGATGCCGACCTTCCAGCTTCTCGCCGTAGAAGTTCAGCGCTCGCGCCATGCCCAGCTCTCGGTCGAGACCTTCCTTGAGGGCCATCAACGTCTTGATGTTGTAGTGCGCTCGCATGAACGAGAATGGGTTGTTCTCGCGCTCGATGTTGTAGAGCTTGAAGAGACCACCCTCTTGATCACGGTCCGAGCTGAGCTTGACACGGTCGTACTCGCCGAAGCTCGTCCAGACGTGGTGCTTGGTAATGCCGTAGGCCTTCTGAATCTCGAGCAGCACGGCGTCGATCGGCGGCGCCTTCTCGACCTCGGCCTGCGTCCAGCCAGTCAGCTTCTCACAGAACGGCGAGACGCTCGTGAACTGCGGCCGCACGGGGAACGACTGCTTGTTGACGATCTCACGCGACTTGACGCGCAGCTCGCAGACGCCGATCTCGATGACCTCCATCGGCTTGTTGCCCTGCTCGTCAGGCGTTTCCCAGCAGGTCGACTCGATGTCGACGACGAGGATTCGTGTTAGGTTAGCGCCCATGATTAGCCGTTCAGTGCTGGGTCGCCGTCAAGCTCGGCTTGTGCACGAGCAAAACGTGCAGCGGCTTCGACGGTGAGATACTCGGTGAGCGTGTTGTGCTCGATGGTGAACGTGAGCCGCTCGGCCTCGAGCTGGTTCATCACGGCGGCGTGCTGTCGCACCATGCCTTGACTGGATTGATAGCGCGGCGTGTGCTCGTTGAACTCGCGGATCATGCGGTCAAGCAGAAAGAGGCGAGCGCGAAGCCACTCAGCGCGTTCGTTCGAAAGTGGATGCATCGAAGTCCTTTGTACGGGCCGCAAACCAGGCTGGGGCTGAACGGTTGGTCCAGCGTGCCATCGTAGCTTTCGAGCCCACGTAGTAATTTTGGTAAGCCACAACAGCATCGGCGTCCTTGTATTCGTCCGGCATTGCCAGCGCGAATGGTGTGCGGTCAGCGCTGAATGGAATGTTGGTAGGCGGCATTGCGAGGAACGGCGCCAGCCGAGCCGTCGCGTGAACCTTGCCGTAGCGGTGCGTGTACTCGTCGAGGCAAGCGCTGAACAGACGGAAGAGCCAGCGATAGTTGGCGAGATTGGTGCGAGCCCAGACAGCGCTTGGGTGATTGACGTGCGTGGCGTTGTAGCACTTGGGGTCGTGAATTTCGCCAGTCGCGTAGTCGGCGGTCTCGCTCGATAGGAGCAGCACGCGCTTGAGCTTGGTCTTGCCGTTGCGCGTGATGTTCACGGTGGTCAGCTTGCCGTCGAGCACCCGATGAGCGGTTGACAGGAGCTGCGCGTACTCGAGGATCATCTTGACAACGTGCTTGTCGAGGTGAAGCTGAGCGGCGCGCGCTGGGTCATCATGTAGGACGAAGATGTTCATGCTAGCATTCTATCACAAATTTTCGTCCACGCGCTCGTTACGACTGTAAAGCCTTACGCCTCGTACAACCGTGGCAAAATGCCGACGTTGTCTGCGTGCGTCGGACCAACCCAGCCTGGTGGCTTGATGAGGTCAGGCAGACCGAGCGGGTTCGGACGACCAGGCTTGATGCCGACCTCCTTCGACATGTTGGCGACGTGGACACGATCCCAAGCCTCGTAGGCGTCGACCTGAAAGAGGTCGAGGGTGCCGATGGCGACGACGCACAGGTCGATCATCGCGTCGACGACGTCCTCAGCAGCGGTGTTGCCGGCCTTCAGAACATCGTCCTTGCTGCTGAGGTTGTTCGGCAGAAGGGCGAGCACATCGTAGGCGAGGCGAGCTTCGTTCAGCTCCTCTTGCAGAAAGTCGAGGCGGAACTTCAGAAAGGTCAGCAGCTGAAGGCGGCCGAGCTTGTCGACGGCTTCGTTGACGCCGAACTGAGCGTGCATCTCGGCGTTGTCGAAGACCCAGTCACCACCGCCGTAGAGGGCGATGTCGGTGTCGTCTTGTGAACCGCAGTCGGTTCCAGCGCAGTCTGGGCAGTTATCGGTGTGACAGGACATGTAGTCTCCTGAGTTGATGGTTGTTCATTGTATCAAAGCTGGCTGATGACGCGACCGACGTTTGAGTTCAGCCGTAGTAGCAGTGCATCACCGTGTGCTCGTCGACCTTCAGTCCGCACACCGTGCAGTGGACCTGATAGACCGTCGAAGCCTTGTCGTAGTAGGAACCTGAGTAGTAGCTCGAGGTTTCCTTCGTCGTCTCGTGCGGACAGATGGCACGAATCTTGTCGAGCACTGCTGACTGGCGCTTGCGAATGCCAGCGGCGCGCAGCTCAACAACCGTTGCCTCTGCGCGAATGGCTGCTTGCTCGTCGAGAAGGTCGCGAAGTGGATCGCTCATAGCTTGCTTTCAATCAGGCGAACGAGGTCGCCGACTGTTTGAATCTTGCCGGCTTCTTCATCGAGAATCTCGATTTCGAAACACTCTTCGGCATCCATCACCATAGAGATTGAATCAAGACTATCGAAGCCTAGGTCAAGGAAAATGTTCGCGTCGTCGCTGAGGCTCGTTAGCTCCCAATCGCCAAGCTTGGCGAGGAGCTCTTCTACTCGTTGTTTGACGCTCATGTCAGCACGCTCTTGACATAGTCAACCGTGTCCTGCAGCGTGACCCAGCTCATGGCAGCGTCATCGTCGATCTCGAGGTCAAAGGCGTCCTCGACCTCCATCACGAAGTCAACCATGTCGAGGCTGTCGAAGCACATGGTGGCGAAGCTGTCCTGCAGCGACGGGTCGCCAAGGAAGTGTGAGACCGTTTCGGCACACTCCAGAATTATTGATTCGATGTCAACGCGCATGAACTCTCCTTTAACTAGAAGTTCCTATTGTATTCTGTCGGCGGTGCCGCGCGACCTAAGGTCAGGTTCTGGCACCGGCAGTTTTCGCCTGTCCGATTAGATAAATAGAACGTTTGGAACTTTAGGAAACCCTATGACAACACCCTACACATACTTGATTGGCTGGCCCGAACACAACACGTGGTACTACGGGGTTCGCTGGCGCCCGAACTGCGACCCATCAGACCTTTGGACAAAGTACTTCACATCATCTAAGTATGTCAAGTTGTTCAGACAAGAACACGGTGAGCCATCTGTCATTCAGATACGCCAGACATTTGTAGAGCCAGCGAAGGCGCGTGATTGGGAACACAAAGTCCTGAAGCGAATGAAGGCGGATGTCAACCCGCTGTTTCTGAACAAGACCATTGACAATGTGCCAACTATGCAGGGGCGCAAACACAGTGAAGAGACGAAGTTGCGTATGAGCGCTTCTCAGAAGGGGAAGCCAAAGAAGCCTGAATCAATTGCGAGGCAAGTCAAGACGATGACAGGCAGAAAACTCAGCGAGGCGCAGTGCAAGGCTATTTCAGAAGGGCACAAAGGCATCCCTAAGTCTGATGAATGTAAGGCGAAACTTGTCGCCATCAGATCTGGGACCTTCTGGTGGACCAACGGTGTAATCACCAAGGCGGGGCGCGAGTGTCCAGGCGAAGGTTGGTACCGTGGGCGTCAGTATAAACAAAAAGGGCTCCCGAAGGAGCCCTCTTGAGGTAGTGCGACTTGCGTCGCACCGTGCGCTTGATCTCAGGAAAAACTGACGTTCTTGACCAAAATTCTGGCGTAGTAATCTGCTGAGTTCCCGAGCGACGTGTTCGTGTTCAGGAACGTGCACTTGCCGTAGCGCGTCATGAGCGAGACGGCTGGGCTGAACGTGTTGGCGTCCATGACCACACCAGTGCTCATCAGCGGGATGTACGGGCAGTAGAAGTAGCCAGTGTCAAGTTCGGACGAACCGCCCTTGAAGCCGAGCAGAACTTCTTCACCGACGGTACCCATGGCGTTGACCATGCCGGTTGGCGAGCCAGTCGACGACATCTGCCAGGCGTCTTGGAGACCCCAGTTGTATGCGTAGACCTTGATCGAGCCATTCAGCGTGCCGACCAGCTTGTTGCCGATCGGGTCAGCGAACGAGCCTTGAACGGCCGGGGCGAACACCGACTTGGCAGCGGACTGCAGCATCGAAGTGATCAGGTGACCACCGACGAGCCAGTTTGCTGGGCCACGACGGGTCTTGACACCGATCTCGTTCGCCATCTTGTTGATGAGGATGCCGAGGTGGGCGTAGCGGTCGCCGAGGTAGTTGGCGGTGATGCCAGCCGGGATTGCAGCGAAGTCGAACGTAGCGACGGTCGAAGCGAGACCCATCAGGTCGGTCAGGATTTCGTTGTCGATTTCATGAGCGATCTGGGTGGACAGAGCAGCGGTCAGCTCGGACTCGAGGTCCATGCCGTGCTGGCTGTTCAGGTCTTGAGCAGCTTCCATGGTCCAGCGAGCTTGCAGCTTGCGTGAACCGGCCGTGATCGTCTGCTTCAGAACAGCGAGGCGCAGCGAGCGACCGCCGAAGCCTTCCATACCGGCCGACGTGTTGTCCATCGGATTGAACGTGCCGGTCGTGTTGGTGATCGAAGCGTCAGGACGGGTGTCAACGTTCGGGACTGGGTGACCGTCAGAGGTCGTGGTGCCGACTGGCGGGTAGCCAGTGGTGCCGCCGACTTGCGTCGAGTAGAAGCGCTTGAACTTCGAGACGTTGTTGCTGTAGATTTCGTCGCCAGCAGTGATGTCAGTACCGGTCGTCGGAGTCGTCGCGTCTTCACCGTAGGCGAAGCGCAGCGAGTACACCAGGCCGACTGGGCCAGCCATTGGCTGTTGACCAACCAGGTCCGAAGAGATCGTACCTGGGAGGATACGTCGGATCATCGGAATGGTGATCTTCTGGAAGTTGCTGATGGCGCCGGTGGCGACAGCTTGTGGGCCTGCTGTTTCGATCAGATAGTTCTTCTGATTTTCGAGCAGGGTGTCCATGACGGACTTCTTGGAACCTTGAAGGCCTTCGAGCAGCGCCTCTTTGGTTTCTTGCCAGTTTTCAATCAATTGCATGAGATTTTCTCCTTTGGTTTGGCAGGATTAACGAATACCCGCGAGGCGACGCAGATTGTCCAGGTTGGAACCCTTGGATCCTTGTGCGGATTCCACGATCGTCTTGGCTGGCTCGCCAGTGACGACAGTAGTCTTTGCGGTGCCAGTAGCACCTTCAGTCAGCGGCTTGGCGGTTGACGTTTCGTCTTCCTTCAGCACACGACCGATGAAATACTTGTACGACTCTTCAAGGCGGCTGGTGTCAACGTTCTTGAGAATCATCGCCATCTGCTCGCGCTTCTTGCCAGACAGCGGAGAGAGGATCTCTTCCATCTTGGCTTCGCGGACCATGCGATTGATCTTGGCTTCGCGCTCGACGAGGGTGGACTCGACATCGGCCAGCTTGGCTTCAGCGATGGCCAGCTTCGACTGAACGGCATCTTCGTCCACGTAGGACTCACCGTAGGTCTTGGCGAACGCTTCGAAGATCTTGCGACCGAACTCGTTCTGCTTGACCACGTCGAGGTCTTCCTTCAGCTCTTCCAGCTCAGCGCTCAGGCGCATCTCGAAGAAGGCGTCGATCTTGTCGACGAGAGCATCGAGCTCTTCAGCGACTTGCTCAGCGAGGGCGTGCTTCTCTTCGACCAGCTTCTCGGCCAGTTCGGCTTCGAGGTCGCGGAAGCGGCTGATGTCGCCGTGCAGTTCCTTGAGCTCGTTGACCAGCGCTTCAGAGACGAAGGTGTCGACCTTGGCGATGAGTTCATCACGCTCTTGGGTCCACTGTTCTGCGAGCTCGAGACGGACCTGGCCGGAAACTTCCTCACGCACTTGCGTCTTGTAAGCTTCGACAGATGCCGTCCACTGCTCGGAGATTTCAGCCTTCGTGTCTTCGCTGAGCAGCTCAGACTGAAGCAACTTATTCAGGATTTCATCCATTGGTTTCTCCTTGTGTTACGGGAACGCAGGCTGTCGACTTGACAAGTCCTACTCTTTTGATTTCGCGAAGTTCAAGGTCTTTGGACCCGAACCTTAAGCGCACATCCTATTTAGCGAGGTTGCAGAAAAATGCGGCGGAAATCTCGCTGATTTTCCGCCGCCTGACATAAGCCTGTGAGGCTTTTAGTCGTCGGTGGCATCGGCGTCGACGACGTCCTCAAGCTCTTCGACGTCCGAGTAGTCGGTCGGTGCTTGAGTCTGAAGACCTGCGACCTCGCGAGTCTTCGCGACGAAGTAGTCGTGAATCTGAACGGCGGCGTCCTCTTCACGATTGTTGATGATGCTTTGCAGCATGGACTTGAGTGTTTCGGCGTGCTCTGACATAGGTGCTCTCCTGTTGAGTGTTGGCAACCTTATTTATGGTTCAAGGGATGCCAACTTTTCACAGGTTCGTCTCACTTTGCTGAGCAGCTCTTCACACCAGCGTCGAACGCCTTCTTGATGGCGCTGCAGGCCTTCTTCCAGTCCTTGCCCTCGAGGGTTTCTTCGAGGCCAGTGTCATCGCAGATCTGCTGAATGATCTCAGCCTTGGTCGGCGGTGCGTCGCTGGCTGGAGCAGCCTTGTCGCCCTTTGGTGCCTTCTTGGCGACGGGTGCGTCATCAGCATCGCCGTCCATGTCTGGCACGTCCATCGGTGGCTTCTTGGCTTCAGTGAGAATGCCAGCGAGGTGGAGGAGGCGGGATTGGTTCATGATGATTCCTAGTTAGGATTATTTGAGTTCTTTGCGAACGCTGGCCTTTTCAGACTTCATCACGCTGCGAACGACGAAGTCAACGGCGTGTGGCAGGTCGCCCCACTCGTCTTCAAACTGTACGAGCACGTCGGAGCCGTTGTCTGGATTGCCGATGCGGTCCTTCAGCGTGTTCAGAAAGTACTCGCGCACGGCTGCGGCGAACTTCTTTTCTGTGTCGTTGAGCGATGAGGCCTTGGCTTCCGTGAGTGGAACGCCAGCGAGGTGGAGGAGACGTGAGTGTTCCATGGCTTACTTGTTCAGCTTGAGGGCTTCGAGGAACGTCTTGATTTCCTTGGCGAAGTGCTTCTGCGCCTTCGGATCGTGGACCATGGCTTCGGCGAGGGTCATCACCTTCTTCGAACCCATCGCTTCGTGAACGACGTTCGGGTAGGCGCCTGGTGCCGATGGCTGATAGACGATGTCGACGGTGACGAACGAGAAGTCAGAGACGTTGCCGCCTTCGTTCACGTTGCCGGTGCCGCGTGACGACACGCCGAGACGAACGCCACCTTCGATCAGACCCTTGGCGATGTTGCCAGACGGTGTGTTGAGGAGCTTCATCTTGCCGATGGCGTCATTGCCAGACATGCTGGCTTCGACGATGGCGTGCGAGACGTTGGCGAGATTGATCGACAGCACGTCTGGGTGATTGAGCTCACCGCAGATGTAGTTGCCCTCGCTGATGCGAGTTTTTGCCGTCTCAACGGCCTTCGAGATCTCTTCGAGCGGGTAGCAACGGCCGTTGCCGTTCTTCAGCGCAGCCTGCATCATGATGCCAGACAGGTAGAGGTCGTTGCCGCGGCGCATTTCGGTAAGCTTCGACTGCGCTGGTGCAAGGTGTTCTGATAGAATTTTCATGATGAAGCCTTTCGAATGTGATGAACCTATTTACTTAAACCGCTGGTTCTGCGGCCGGTTCCGCGCCGCCTGCTGGGGCTGGAGCTTCAGGAGCCAATGGTTCTTCAGCACCTAGATCGCCGCCTGCCATTGGGTCAGGCATGAAGCCGCCTGGCTCCATGCCAATGTCCTCCTCGCCGCCCAGACCACCAGCGATTTCACCCTCACCAGCATCAACGGTCCGGCTCTCACGGTTCTCGTAGACCGTTGGGTCATAGATCTGCTGAATGGACGGAATGTCTGATGCTTCGGTGATGCCACGCTCTTCCTTGATCATGACCTCGTTCATCTGAATCTCGTCGTCGTTAAGACCAAGGTAGCGCTTGAGAATGAAGCGACGCGACAGATACTTCGTCGCTTCGATGTTGTTGAACGAGCCAATCAGGTCGGCGTCGAGCGCAGCCTGACGATACAGCGCAAAGTTAGATGGATCAGGCAGCTTGAGCTTGAAGATCTCCTCGTCGATCTTCAGACCGACGACCTTCAGATAGGTCTTAAACTCGCTGTCAAAGTGCTCCTCAAGACGATCCTGAAGACGCATGACGAAGTTGGCGAAGCGCATTTCTTCGATGTACGCGATGCCGACCTTGCCGTCGTTGTACTGAGCGCCCTGCCCGTCGCCGCCTGACATGTAGGAGGTTGGAATGCGCAGACCACGGAAAACCTTGTCCTGAAAGTACTTGAGCAGGTTCGTGCCGAAGTCTTCGGTGCCGCCTGGCAGAGTTTCAACGCGTGAGCTACGACCAGCAGCGTTGACAGGGAAGAACATGTCCTCCTGAATCGACATCGGGTCGTAGGCACCGTCAACGGTGTCCTTGCCGCCTTGATTCGAGGTTGGCGAGCGCTTCTGACGAATCTCGTTCTTGATCTGCTCGAGGTACAGCTTGACGCGCTGTGGTGGCATGTTGCCGGTGTCGACGTAGAAGACGCGGCGCTCTGGAGCGCGAACGATACGGTAGATGATGACGGCGTCCTCGATCATCGCCAGCTGACGATAGACACGAAAGACTGGACGAAGGACCGACTGACCGAACGGAGCGGAGTCGCCCATGTCGTCGCACATCGTGAAGTGAATCATGGCGTCAGCCGGAATCACGTCGAGCTGCTCCTGACGAGGAGCGAATGGGCTGCCCATGCCGGCGTGCGGACGCTTTACGTGATAGGCAATCTTGTCGCCGAACTCGTTGACCTCGATACCGTAGACGAGCGACGGGTCGATGTACTTCCATTTCTTCGTGTCAGACATCTTCTGAAAGAAGCAGTCGCCGTACTTGATCATCGTTCGACCAATCGTGTAGATGCGACGCTTCAAATCCTGCAGCTCTGACCACTGACGAACTGCCTGACGGAGCGTGACTGCCGTAGAGTCGGAGACATCTTGATTGTCCTCCTTCTCGTAGCTGATCTCGAAGGGCAGGTCGGTCTTGTCGTTCTTGCCTGACATTTCCTCGGCGATGATGTCGAGGCTGCGGCAGATGTCAATGTCGCCGTCCATCGCGTCGTACTGCTTGTACATCTGCGAGCGCGATCCAGGACCACGCAGAACCTGTGAGTACCACTGCACGGACGAGAGCGACGAGACGTCAGTCGTTCTCGGGTCGTACGCGTCGGTGGCGAGCGTCGTGTACATCTGCTTGCGCGATGCCGGAGTGATGATTCGCCAGTAGTTTGATAGTGTGCTCAAGGTGATTGTCCTGCGTTATTCGTTAGCCAGTAGCTCGACGGTAGAGGTTTTCAGTGCTTGGCTGAGTTGAGCGTGTTGCAAGAGTGCGAGTAAGATCATTCGTCGCATCAATGCTCTTCTGCATAAGATCTGTGTGCTGCTGCATAATGTCAGTCTGCTTCTGCAGAATCGCCACCTGATCAACAGCATCGCGCTTCAGCACTGCTGGCAGTTGTGATGTCTTCCGTTCTGCCGCCTCGTCCGTAGCTGTATTTACGGTCGTAGGATTGACGCGATTTGGTGCTACGCTCGTTGGCAGAGCGATAGATGAGCCGGCAATCGACGTTGGCGTTGTCTTGGTTGGCTTTCCATAGGCCGCCGCGGCATCGACTCGAGCCTGCGCCTCCAGCATCTCGCTTACATTGTCTTGTGTGTCCTTGAGGTTCTGAGCTATGACGGCAGGATCGACTGGTCGCGCCTTGGCAACCTCATCTGCTGAAGCGATTGAACCTGCAATGCCGGCTCTGACTGCACTAGTTGGCAACCCAGCCAGCGCTGAAGCGTCCATGACATTATCGTCATTCGCTTGAGCCGCACGAGCCTCGTTCATCTCCTTGGTCAGCTTGTTTGTCTCGCGAGTGTTCTTCTCGACGGCCGTCTCATTACTGACGAACAGCTTGCCAACGGCGCCGCCTGCGCCAAACATATTGAGCGCTGAGGCGACAAGTCCGAATCCAGCTACGAATGGCGCTGCCGGCCCGAGGAATGGTGCTATTGCCAGAGCTACACCACCAAGCCCACCAAGCACGCCATTGCCTACAGCCTCAGCCTTCTTCTCCTTCGTCTCCTTGGTCGGACCACCCTCCTCAGCTTCCTTCTTGTTCATGTCTGAGTAGGTGCTGTAGGCCCCATAGCCTGCCATGCCGGCTTCAAGAACGCCGCCAGCAATAGCAGCACCCTTGACCCACTTGCTCATCTTTGGCTTTGTAGGGTCTGAGCCAGTATCAGACGGGATAGGATTTTTAGAGTCTGACCCAAAGCCATGCGCCGTCCCAGACATCATTCGCGCAATGATTGTTCCAGCTCTGTCGCCAATTATCGTGCCGAGCATCGGCGCCACTTCAATGAGGCCGAATTTGATTGACGATGCGAGAGCGACGAAAGCAGACGTTATAGAGATGGCAGCTGCGCCAATGGGGTTAGCACCCCAACCCTTTACCCACGTGAACAAGCCAGACAGATTCTTATCGAGCTCGCTAACGCTGCGCGACATGTCGGCATTGCCAGTCTTTCCAGATTCCTTGCCAAGCTTGATAGCCATGGCGGCGTCCATTGCCGAGGTCATGCCGTTCGAGTCAAGCAGCTCCTTCATTGTGTCCATCTGGTACTGCGAGCCTGGACCACCTTGCTGCTGAACCTGCTCCATGCCAGTGCCGAGCTTGCCAAGTAAATCCATGTAGCGCTTCTGCTCATCATCGCTCTTGTAACGATTGAGCGAGAGCTTACGCATCTCTTCGATCTGATCAGCACCCATGCCAACCATACCGCCGGCTTGCATCAGACGACCAGCTTGATTGTAGCGAGTCTTGACTGTTGAGCGGCGCTGCTCAATGATGGCTTGTGTGAAGCTAGCTTGAGCGCGCTCTGAGATGTTAAGCGACTTGGCGTACGCGTACTGCTGAGTCAGCGCAGCACGACGAGCATCACGCTGCGCCGGATCAAGGGCGGCAAGCTCCGTCTGAACCGACTCATACGAGCTAACCTCGGCAGACAGTCGAGCGAAGTCCGTGATCGTAATGCCAGTAGTCTTCTGCAGCTGTCTGAACGCCGTCATCTGAGCTTCAATACTCTCCTTCAGCTGGTCCTGTGGAATGCCAAGCTGCGTCGATGATGTCATCAAGCTAGCAACGGCCTTGGTCGCCTCTGGTCCGGCAATGCCGAACTCCTTCAGCGCGTTAGTTCCAACTTTCAGCTTACTGTCGAAGTCAGCGAAGCTTGACGAGCGCGAGACAACAGCCATGCTGCTGTCCATCATCTCTGTGTACTCTTGAATGCTCATGCCAGCGCGTGCTGAGTTCACGGCAAGAGTGCTGAATGAGTCTGATGTACCGTAGCCACGCTGTGCAAGCGTGCCAAACATAATGTTCAGTGAATCAAGCGTTGTGCGCCAAAGAATGCCCATCGACTTGGTCGCGAAGGCGCCAATTTGCAGGACGTTGTGATCAATTGCATCGCGACGCCGAGCATTGGCTAGATCCTCATCTCCCTCGAACTTCGCAAATGCTGCTGTTCGTGCCTTAAGCTTTTTGTCGATGTCGACAGCAATCGGCTTAAGGTATTTGTCCATGATGAACTCTGGACCAGTCTTCCACTCAAGCTGCTTCTTTGTGTCGATGAGATCGATGGGCTTGAGCTTGTCAGAGGTATCAATGATTTCTTCTGGCTTGATTGGCCCGACAAATTCTGAACGCTCTGGCTTTCCAGTTGGCGTGACGCGAGCCTTCTGAACACGGTCTTGGCGAGCCTTTTCCTTTCGCGCTCTGGCTTGTTCAGCCAAAATGCGCTGACTCTCACGCCCGTTGCGTTCACGCTCTTCGGCACGCTCCTGGTCTTTGAGTGATGCCATTGCACGTGCAATGGCAGCATCCGCCGATACTTTGGCCGGCTTCGCCGCGACCCGACCAGCGATTCTGCCCTTAGTCGTTGTCCTCTTTGAAGAGTCCTCAAGCGCTGAGGTGAATTGAGACAGGCCAATGATGGATCGCAGCGCGGTCTTTGAAAGATCACGAAGCGCACCTGCGGCTAGGTCAGCCGTTGCCCCAAGGCTCTTGATCGAAGTAGTCGTCGAGAAGATGACACCAGCACCACGCTTCTTTTCGGCTTGCTCCTTGCGGTCTTCAGTAGTGGCTTGCCGCTTGGGGGGCGCCTAAGCGGCAAGCCCAGACTTCTTGATAGCATTGACGATAGCAGTCGAGAACTGTTCTAGTTCTGAGTTGGTCATTTTTGTGTCGGTTCGAAGACGATAAATACTGGCATAGGCTATTTATCCAACCTGGAGTTCCAATGGAAGTCAATCCCCTGCTCGCAAAGCTCAAGCTGCCCGGTCGAACCTTTCAGCTGCCATCCGCCGGCGCTCTCTACACCAGCGGTGAGCTGTCAAGCACTGAGGGCGAGGTTCACGTTCACCCACTGTCGGCGATCGCTGAGATCACGCTGAAGAATCCTGATCTGCTGTTCAACGGCAAGGCAATCGAAGCCGTGTTTGCCGAGTGCATCCCAGAGATCAAGAAGCCGACCGAGCTGTATGGGCGTGACATCGACGCCATCATGTACTTTCTGCGGTTGGTGACCTACGGTCCTGAGTTCGCGATCAGCGTGACGCACACCTGCGAGGGCGCCAAGGAGCACTCGTACCTGGTCAACATCGAGACGGCGATTCAGAACATGAAGACTCTCGACCCGACGGTGGCGGATGAGAAGTTCATCGCCGTGATGCCGAACGGGCAGGTCGTTCGAGTTCACCCGATCAAATTCGATCACATGATCAAGCTGTTCCATCTGAACGCCAACAAGACCGACTTTACGCCAGATGATCTCAAGAAGAACCTTGTGTTCAACTTGACCTCTATCATCAGCGACATCGACGGCATCAGCGATAAGAAGCTGATCGAAGAGTGGGTTCGGGCTGCGTCTGGGCCGTTTCACAATCGCATCACCGAAGCGATTGATCGGACGAACGACTGGGGTCCGGCGCAGACGACAACGCTCGTGTGCAAGGACTGCGGCGGCGACATGACCGTCGAGCTGCCGCTAAACCCAATCTCTTTTTTCACCGAATGATCATGTCAGGCGATACGAGCAGAATCGCCGCCATGATCAACTCAATGGGTGTTGACGTTCGTAATCTGCTCAAGCAAGCGGTGGAGATCGCTTGGTTCTCTCGTGGTTCGATTCAGTACGAGACGGCGCTGAACATGTCGCCGTTGGAGCGCGACATCGCGATTCAATTCGTGAACGAGCGGCTTGAGGGTCAGAAGAAGAGTCCGTATCCGGTGTACTGACCCGAATGGGACCGAGCGGTCCCATTCCTTATTTGGCAACTAATGCTATTAAATGTGCGCGGCTGGTGTTAGCTCAACAGAATTCCGAGCTTGCGCATGATCTCAGGCATTCGGTCGAGGTACTCTTGTGGAACGCCGTCGATCCCATCGTGAACCATGATGCCACACTTGCCACACTCCTCCCAGATCTTGTAGCGAGCGTCTCGCTCCCACGCGAAGTACGACCCGAAGATCTCCTTCTGATTCTCGCGTGATGCTTGTCGATGCTGCAACCCCGTGCAGATAACCTTGCGCGCTGTGGCGTACTGCTCGGCGATGTACTTCAATCGAGTGCCAATGCGCTCGAAGTTCAGCAGACTGACATCGTCGGTTGCTGCCACCACGATGTCAGCGGTGACGCTGTACGCTCGACCGCCTGACAGAATCGCCGGACTGATGCGACTGCCGTTGGCAAGACTCATGCAGATTCGCTTGACCACGCCGATGTTGTCATCGTTCCACGGCAATCCAAGCGTCTCCATGCAGAGCTTCGCTCGCCACTCAGATTTGTGGTGCAGCGACTGCACGATATCTGGGAACAGCATGTTGACGAGGTGTGGCTTGTCAGCGTAGACGAGATTGAGCTGCTCGAGCAGAAACTGCGTGTACGCTGCGTCGATGTCGACACCACGCCCGAAGAGCCACTCACGAAGCCACGATGGCCACGTCTCAACAGCCGCGACTGGCCAGACGGACGTGTCGCGCTGTTGAAGGCGTCCTGCCCGAATGAAGTGAAAGTTGAACTCTGGTTCGCTCAGCAGAAACTCGACTGGCGCTCGCAGGTCGAGGCGATTCGTCAGCGCCAGCGTCTTGAGAATGACGTCACGATTCTGCTGTTGAATGAAGACCTTCGTCACCGTTTCGGTCTCGACGCGCTCTGGCGGAACGTAGACGAGCTCGCGCGCAGCATCAGACGCCTTGCGCTTACCATTGACGACGTTACGTGGTATCAGCGTGCTCAGCTCAAAGTCAGCATCGCCGAGATTGTAGCCGAGCTGGTCGACCTCAAAGAAGGCGTCGAGCACTGGACGATAGTCTCGCACCCACTGACGCAGCGAGGTCAGGCGAATCGGAATGCGAATCATGCCCAATGGCATACCAGAGTCAAGAGCTCGAGCGTGCAGGTTGGCGAGATAGAGAATGAGGTCCTGCCGTCTCGCCATCGTGCCGTGATGATGGCGCTGCTTGTCAGGGTAGAAGCGAGACCAGTGGAGTGGGTCGTCATGATCAAGTGGCTTGGTTGAAGCCACCTTGTAGAGCGTCACTTCATGCCCTTCTTGAGCTCGCGGACGATGCCACGGTAGGTGTCGCGCCGATTGACGACCATCACGCGCCCTCGAAACGGGTCGAACTCTGCTGGCCGGCGCCAGCCGCCAGGGTCCGAGCTGATCATGCTGGATGGGCCGGATGGGCCGACGTCGACAGTCTCGGTGCCGCGCGCATCGATCTTGCGACCAGCTTCCTCAGCCTGCACGGCGAGTCCGAGCGCCACTCGGCGAAGCAGCTTTGCTTTCTTGGCGCTCATGATCAGCCGAACAGTGCGGTTGACGATGACGAAGCGTTCTTCGCGACGCGCTGAACCAACATGACGTCTCTCGCCAGCAGGTGAAAGCCCTCGAAGAGCAGCGGCGAGTCGTCCATGCGCAGCGGCAGCGAGGCAAGATGCGACCGAAGGCGAGCTGCGACGTCGGGTGGGAGTTGTGCGATTGGTGTGAATTGTACGAGCATGGAATCTCCTTAGAACTTGCCTGACCAGCGTGGGTTGAGGGTTGAGTCAGCCCAATCGGGAATGTAGCCGTGTGGGTGACGGAAGAACAGCACCTCCCAGTTCGTCGCCGATGCCGTGCCGAGCTGTGAAAGCTTGGGACGAACGATGATGAACCGAAAGTCGCCGGTGATTGCCTGAACTTCAATGGGCTCTTCCGCTCCTGCGATGTTGACCATTGTACACCCCGGCGAACCGTTCGTGAGCTCAAAGGCAGGTTGTGGAAGCTGAATGCTGTGGATCGTGGATGGGTGCGGTTCGGGCAGACCACGACGACCCTTCGTGTGCTCGCAGAACCGAATGACGCCGTTGATCAGCGCTTGATACGAGAAGTCGTTCATGCCGCCCTGCTTGACGAGCTGCTTCAGCGTCTCCTTGTCAGGTGGTAGGTACGGACGATTCGAGTTGCGCTGACGAGCGTTGTACGGACCAAGAAAGGCGTGGAGCGCCTCGATGGTTCGATAGTGGTGCGCCATGATTGGCAGTAGGTCGCTGAACCCGTGTGGGCGATGGGCGTCCCGTTTTACGTCCCAGCGTGGGAGAGTTGTTTCTGTCATGTTGTTCTTAGGTTCGGTTGATCCAGAGGTCTGGAAGCTTGAGCAGCTCGTCGAACTCGTAGATGTCGAGGTCGGAGGTGCTATTGGAGAGGTGCAGCTTCGGTTCGACTCCAGTGAAGGTGTCGTGACGAACTGCGACGAAGACCTTCGTGGCGTTCCACTTGAAGATCAGAATCGGTAGGCGCTCAATCTTTGCCGAGTCAACCACAGATTCGCCAAACCACTTGAAGACGTTCGCCGTGCCGCTGACGAGCGACACGAAGTTGTCTGGAGTGGCGTAGCACTTGCACTCAACGCTGAAGCGAAAGTGAATGCCAGTCGCCGATTCATTGACTGGCACGACGTCAGCGTTGAACAGCTTCATCGCCTCCTCACCCATCAGCTTGCCGATGGTGGCGAAGTTCTTGCCGCCGATGCGAGCGCCTGAACCAGGCGACTTGATGAAGTTGAGTGGCAGCGCTGCGGAGAGCGCCTTGGCGATGCGCGCTTCGAACGCACCGCCCTTTGCTTTGCCACCGCCAGGGCGCATCTTGCGCTTTGTCTTTTCTTCTGCCATTGTAGCTCCAAGTGAATGGAGCTATTTACTCGTCCTAAACCGCGCTCACTTTGCAGCGTAGTTGACCTCGAAGTCCTTGGCCTTCTTGACCTCGTAGGTGAAGGTGTCGCCAGTCGCCTTGCGAATCAGGTAATCGCCCTTGCTGAGCAGCACGTTGGTGCCATCGCCAAGGTCGACCTTGAGCGTGTCTTGGTCGTACTTGATCGCTTCGATCTCGTCCGTCTTGCGGTACTGCGTGTAGCCTTCTGCGTCTGGCGTTTGCTTCGGGTGCGTTGGCGTGAACGCAGCGTCGAGCCCAGCCTTGTCAAGCTTCGTGAACGGCTTGCGCTCGGTGCCAACCTCGGTGGAGACCTCGTACTTAGCACCGCCATCGATCTTGCGAACATCGTAGACGGTGTTCGCAATGAAGGTCTTCGAGCCGTCAGACGCATCCTTCCAGATGTCGCCAGCCTTCTTGACCTCGATCGCTTCAGCTTCATTCAGGCGGGTGCCATAGAGTTCGTTGAGTTTCATGTGAGTCCTTGAGTCAATGCGCTATTTATCTCACTCCAGTACTACGAAGCTGAACCCAGACTCCTTACGGACAATGAGATTGTGATCTAACCGCCCAGCGATGCTTGGGTGGTGTGAGATGACGAAGACGGACAGCTCCTCATCACGACTCTTCTCCTTCAAAATGCGCACGATGCTGTCGATGCCCTCTTGATCCAGAGCGCCGTCGAGCTCGTCAATCATCAGCAGGTTCGTCTTGGCGTGCAGATGATGCAGCACGTCACGGAAGGCGAGCGCCATCGCCGTGTTCAGGCGCTTCTTCTCGCCAGCGGACAGGTTGCCGAAGTCGAGCTCTCGACCGAACTCGGCTACGGTGCAGGACATGTCGGCATCGAACTTGACGATGTGTGGCAGACCCAGCGCGTTGGTGAAGTGGTTCAACCTGTTGTTGAGGAATGGAATCGAGCGATTGATGATGCGACGACGCAGGAACGAGTTCTTGTCCGTGAGCAGCTTCAGCAGGAACTGCTGATGGTCGAGCTTGCGACGCAGACCGTCGGCCTTCAGATAGTCGACGGTGCCGGTCTTCTCGGCAGCCAGCTTCTCGTGCGCCTCAACGTGTGGGTTCACGGCAGTGCGCAGCTCGTCCGCCTTCTTGCGCAGCTGAGTGGCGTTGTCACGAGCTTCGAGCAGCTCATCGAGCTCCTGATACTGAATGAGCGTCTCGACCTCCTTCAGTCGACGCTGCTTCTCGGTCGAGTCGGTGGTCAGCGCTTCGACGCTCGTCTCGACCTCGAGCAGCTTGTCGCCCTTCGTGGTGATGTCAGCGTCGACCTTGGCGAGCTTCACTGGCGCATCTGGGAACGTCTGCGTGCAGTACGGGCAGCGCGCGTCGGCGAGATGCTCGTGCTCGGCGATCAACTTGTTCACATCCTTCTCGAGCTGCGTCTTGTCCTTGCGGAGCGGAGCAAGCTTGGCGGCGAGATAGGCGCCCTCTTGCTTGAGTGAGCTGCGCTCGGCGTGCAGCGCCTTCTCAAGGTCGAAGTCAACCTTGCCAACGATCTGCAGCGTGTCCTCAATCTCCTGAATCGTGTCAACGCGATTGCGCTCGAATCGCTCGACTCGCGCGTGCGCCTCGGCGACGTGCTTGCGATGCAGCTCAACGGCACCCTCCTGCTGCTTGATCACCGCCTCAGCGACCTTAATGTCGCCTTCGGTTGTCTTGATCTGCTCCTTCAGCAGCGTTGCCTTCTCGGACAGCATCGTGATGTTGAACAGCTCCTCGATCTGATTGCGCTGCTGGAACAGCGGCAGCTGCAGAAAGGCTGGCGAGTTGCCAGAGAAGATGATCGTCTTGGTGAAGAGTTCGTAGCTGATGCCGATGATGTCGACGAGCAGCGCGTCGCACTCGATCGCACCCTTGCCCGGCGTGATGTCCTCGCCGTCGCGCAGAATCTCGATCTTGTACTCGGAGCCACGAGCACGGAAGACCTCGTAGTCGAAGCCGTCCTTCTCGAACGTCAGCCGAACTTCCATCTGCGTGTTCTTCGTCGCGTTGGTCGTGTTGATCAGGCGCTGCAGCGTGATGTTGTCGAACGCCTTGTTATAGATGGCGTAGCACAGGGCGTTGATGATCGTCGTCTTGCCAGCGCCGTTGCTGCCACCACGGTCGATGTTCTCGCCAGTGATGGTGACGGTGCCCTGCTCGTCAAGATCAATCTCCGACGGGCTGTTGCCCATCGACATGAAGTTCTTGATCGAGATGGTTTTGAACTTGAGCGTTGAGGTCATTGTTTGTTCCGAATGCCGGCGATGGTTTGTAGGCGCTTCTGCTCACGAGTCAGAAACAATGAGCGCCACGCTCGCGAGACGCTCAGCGTCAGCGTGAACCACCGATTGCCGAGCGTCATGAAGAAGACCGTGTCGAATCTCACAGCGAGTGTCCAGAGACCTGCACCCACTTGTCGCCGATCCAGATGTGAAAGCTCTGAAGCTCATCATTCCACATGAGCTGACCGATCGAAATAGACAGGCTCGGTGAAGTGTCCCAGGTCAGGTCAACGACGGCCTGCTCGATTGGATTCTTGATCGTGAGGTCGACCTTTGGTTGGCGTGAGCGAATCATCCTAGCTCCTCATACAGTTTGACCAGCACTTGCGGGTCGATGGTTGGTGATGGTGCGACGCCCTCATTGATGAGCTGTCGAACCGTGCTATCGAGCGACGACATGTCGAGCTCAGTGTCGAGCTCGAGACCCTCGCTGAGCAGTCCCTTGCGAGCGATGATGTCCTCTTCTACCGAGAACTCGCGCAGCTCGTAGGTCTTGATCATCTCCTCCTTCAGCGCTTGCACGTCGCTGTAGCCGATGTCCATGTCAAGCGTGCAGCGCACGCGCGACTTCGGCGCCCACTCCACCTCACCGGCGAGAATGTGCGTCAGCTTTGTCTTGAAGAACAGCGGTGCACCCTCCCAGTCGTGAAAGTAGACGTCATCGTTCTCGACGTCGAACACAGCGCAGCCACGCTGATTGTCGCCAGCATCGCCGTAGTTCGTCGGGAACGTGTTGCCGATGTAGACGATGTTGCGATTGTGCTGCCGCTTGTGAAAGTGCCCAGAGAAGATGTACTTGGGACCTGAGAACAGCTCAGCGTCTGGTCCGTGCTCCATCACGCGCGTCGCACCCGTCACGACGAAGTTGCGAAACTCGAAGTGACCAAGCACGAACTTCGAGTTGTTCAGATCCTCGGTGAAGGTTGGGTACTCGTCACGAAACAGAAACGGTGCGACGAACCAGTCCTTGGACAGGCGAGTTGGCTCGCTGATGACGGTGAAGTTCTCAAGATCGTCGAACATGTTCGTGCTGAAGATCTTGCGATTCGACCGATGGTACAGATCGTGATTGCCGACGATGAAGATGATTGGAATGCCGAGCGCGTTCAGACGGCGAGCACCCTCAGTGGCGTGGTTCAGCGTGCGCACGTTGATGGCGTTGCGATTCTCGAACCAGTCGCCGAGAAAGGCGATGTGGCTCGGCTTCTCCTCCTTGGCGCGCTCGATGAACCAATCGATGTAGTCGAGGTTGTCGAGGTTGTGCTGGTCAGAGTTGTTGCGAGCGCCCCAGTGAATGTCCGTGAACATCGCCAGCTTGGTGATCTCGCCCCTAACCCGGGCGGTGTGAATCTTCGCCATGTTGATCAGTCCTCCGAGGAGGAACGGAACGCCATTTCGTCGTGGGTTGCACCAGGCTTCGTCTTGTCCTGATAGGCGAACGACGGCGAGGCACCAGCATTCACGAGCAGGTTGTCGCGAATCTCGCGATGCTTCTTCTCGTCAGCAAGGTACTGCAGAAACGAACGATAGGCTGCCGTCGTGTAGAACGCGAAGGGGTTGTCGGACTTTGCCGGATCGAACTTGTGCCAGTTGGCGACGAGGTTCATCACAGCGACCGAGACCATGTCCTCGCGAAAGGAGTAGCCGGCGAACGACGGGCTGTATGAGTACCGCTCGGCGATCATGTGCAGGTAACCGGCGAGCTTGTTGGAAAGCTTCATGCCGTTTGCCTTGTCCTCAGCGATTGCCTCGATCAGCTGCTGGTTGGTGACGTAGTGATTTCTTGTAGAAGTCGAACGTTCCTTACGAACTTTGACCATCTTCTTAGGCGCAGTCATGATGACCTCCCGACTTGAGTTTCCGACCACGCTGATAGCCCGCAGACAAGTAGTCTTGAAGAGCCTCAGTTCGTACCTTCACAGGGGATTGATCTTTCACAACCCACACTGTTGCGCCCTTGAGCTTGGCGGCGAGATTGGCTTTGGATGCCGCATCGTGTTTCTTGCGTGGCACACCACGCTGTGGAGCACCGATCTTCTCGCGATGGTCGTCGGATTGCGGACCCCACTTGCGACCTTGAGCTGCCAAGGCGTTGCCGCCCTTCTTGCCGAGGACCGACTTCATTTCGTCGGTGATGTGGTTGCCCCAATGATTGGCGTAGAAGCCGCCACGCTGATAGCCATAGTGATCCGCCCATTCCCACTCGCGGTTGCCTGCGGCTTCTTCTGAGATGCCTTCCAGAACCTCAATCACTTCGAAGATCGTTCCTTCGGGATACGCCTTCTGACGCTTCTTGAAGTTTGAAGTACATCCGACCTTTAGACCTGGGATGTGATAGATCGTGAAACAGTGCTTTTTGGGTGCTGTCATCAGTTTTGCCCTTCTTACGGGAGTTTAGGTGGGAGACAGCGTGAGTACATTGTATCATTTGCGAGCGACAATGCTCACGAAAATCAGGATGCCTGATCTTGATAAATACTCCACCGCATCGGAGACTACTTATGGATCAAGACCTTTTTGAGGACACGGTTGGGCAGCAGAAGACTCGAGCCGTCGTCGCCGTTGGTCGCTTCAACCCGCCAACCGCCGGACACTACACAGTCATCGACCGAATGAAGAAGTTCGAGCGTGAGCACAAGGGCGTGGTGCCGATCGTCGTGGTCGTTGCCGGCGCCGAAACCTCAAAGGATCTGAGCAAGAACCCGCTGAGCGCTGAGGATCGCATCAAGTTCATGACGGCCTCCGGCCGAGCCAACGGCGTCAAGATCATCACCGCCCCGTCGGCCATGGCTGCCTTCGAGGAGGTTCGGAAGGCCGGCTACGAACCCTACGCCATCGCCGCAGGTTCAGACCGGGCGTCCAAGTACATCGAGCTGCTTGACAAGTACTTCACCGGTCCGAACGGCGAGAAGCTCGAGCACGTCGTGATGCCAGGGCTTGAGGAGCGCAGCGACCCAGATGACGAGGGAACTCCGTCTGAGGAGATTCTCGCCATCGCCGAAAAGGGCGAGGACATTCCAGTTCACATGATCTCAGGTTCGATGGCGCGTCTCGCCGTGAAGATGGGTTACAAGGTTGCGTTCGCCAAGATTCTCGGCGTCAAGCAATCGCTGTCTGACATCATCTTCAAGAAGGTAGCTGCATCGCTGGCGACAGCAGCTGCAGCCGAGAAGGCGGAGGCTGACGCCAAGGCTGCAGCGGCTGCTGAGAAGGCGGCTGCAAAGCAGGCTGCGCTTGATGCAAAGGAAGCAGCGAAGGCGGCTGCTAAGGCTGCGAAGGCGAAGAAGTAAATGGAAGACTACGGAGCATTTAAGCTGCCAGCGGCAGGTGAATCAATCGCTGACAAGGCTGCTCGAGCCATTGCCGAGAGCGGCGACAATCCAGAGATGCAGTCAGCTGGACAGCGTCTTGCAAGCCTCGCAAACGAAGCTACAAAGTATCAGGTCGGCGGCTTCTCACTCAGCAACCTTCCGACCAAGGCTAAGGAGGGTGCGGCAGCAATCGCAGCTGGCTTTGGTTTGAAGATTGGCGATGCGCAGAAGAAGATTGGTGCGCTCGGCGGCGCCAATCCTGGCGCGTTAGTTCCAAGCAGCGCGATTGGCACCTCCACTACGACAGCCGCTCAGGCGAAAGCTTTGTCTGGTGTGGTGATGCTCGACAAGGAGCACATCGTCTCGCTGACCGACAGCGAGGGCTACGTCATGGAGTTCGTCGTGCTGCCTGACATCGTTGAGAATCGCGGTGCGCAGTATGACGCAGTTGCACCACCACAGTTTCCAGGTGCCTTTCAAAAGTACAAGGGCACAGACAGCACGACTTGGAATCTGAACTGCATGTTCATCTCGCGCACCTCGGCTGAGGCATCAATCAATCTTCGCAATATCTTTCGACTGCGCGCTTGGGTCATGCCGTACTTCGGTGCCGCCACCGCAAAGGACCCGCAGTTCAAGGGCAAGATCGGTGCGCCACCGCCAGTGCTCAAGCTGAAGGGTCTACGCGGTCTTGTCGGTGAGGTGCCGGTGGTTGTCACCACGCTGAACTGGACTTGGCCAAAGGACGTTGACTATCTTCCTGCCTGGGACCCAATCGACATTGACAACGAGACTGACCCGCAGAAGTTGAACAAACCGTCATCGGAGCCAAAGACACCATTCCCTGCCGTGATGTCGGTGGCCATCAATCTGACCGAGAGCTACAGTACGACGGAGTTCAACAACTTCAATCTTGATCGGTATCGTCTTGGCTTTTACGCAGACGCCTTCAAGGCGCCGGCAAACGAAGACACAGCTGGTCCGACCTCACCACACGCAGCGGCTAACAAGCAAGAGGCTCAGACAGTGACTATGCCAAATAAGCTGATGCAGGATCCGAAGTATCTCACGGACACCAGCGGAGCAACGTTGTCTGGAATAACACCAGCCATCGACCCAGCATTCGCCGGCTCGATGCTGAATGGACCTTCATTCATGGCGCAGGCGCAAGCCAAGGCGTCTGAATTGATTTCAAACGCTACAGCTAAGATTCCAACCACGCTGAAGATTGGCTCGCTGCAACAGACCGGTAGCTTTGGAATTGACGGAGGCGATTGATGGCCGAAAAGAATAGCACTCTAGTGAAAACGTCTCGTTACGTAAGCGGCGGGACAACCGAGGTCAATGCCAACGCCATTGAGTGGTGGGATCGCATCGGCTTCTCGTTGAACATCGACGACACGACCTACGTCGTTGAGAAGGCGCTAGTCGGACGCCTCGACCTCATCACAACCATGTTCTACAACGAACCTCGCGTGTGGTGGGTCGTCGCTCAGTACAACAACATTCTTGACCCATATGGCGAGATCACCGAGGGCGTCGTTCTCAATATGCCGTCGAAGTCTCGTTTGCAAGCGCTGCTTGCCGGAACGCCTGGCGGCGTTGCCTCGACTCGCGAAGTTCCAATCGCTATTCTCCCAATCGTCTAAATGCCATACATCAAAAATCCACTTGACGACTTTTCGTCGTACTCGATTCACTACATTCTCGTGGCCTGCCGAACGACGCAGACTGCACTCAACTTTGCGAACTCATCCTTTAAGCAAGCCACGCTTGAAGCTATCGACGCTGCCACCTATCTTGGCGCGCCAATCAGCGTTGGTGGCGTCAATGACGACGTGTATCTTGTTCTCGACACACGCCGCTTCGGACAATTCACCGTTGAATCGCTGAAGTACGATGTGTACGTCAATGGGTTGCAGGCCGGTGCGGCAACGTCGAATCTGGCGACTGACCTATCGATGCAGATTCTCGACAGCGTCGGCATCTCTTTCGGCAACTTCATGCAGTGGTTGATGGACAAGCAGCTGCAGACAAACTACGATGGCATGGTCTTCATGCTGCGCACCATCTTCGTCGGCCACCATCCAGACGGCTCATCAGAGACTGTGCAGTCTGAAACGATTCCAATGCATCTGAATCGCATGGACATCAATCTCGACTTTGGGCGTGGCACCTACACGCTCGAGTTCATGCCAAACATGAACTTCAATGTCAATCGCTTCGGTCGCTTTCTCACGGTCTCAACGGCAACGTCGTACAAGTCAGAAGACAACAAGCTCAGCAGCGCCATCAAAAGTCTCAACGACCGATTGAACGCGGTCTCAAAAGAGTACTACGGCGCAGTTCAAGGCGTGCTGAATGGCACTGGCAGTACGAAGACGACTGGACGAATGGTGCAGTATCAAATCACGATTCCAGACGCCTGGAATGACATGACATTTGCGGGCGGCGTGTCTGGCAAGGCGGAGGAGCGCATTCGTGATGCTGCTCAGCGTGCTATTGACGCCAAGAAGGCGGCAGATGAGAAGGCTGGCAAGGTTGCCACATCGTACAGCGCCGTACCACCAGGGACCTCGCTGACTAAGGCGCTCGACCTCATCTTCGTGCAGGTCCCAGAGATTGCCAAGCTCGGCAACTTTCAACAGCGCGACTCAATCAAAGAAGGCTCCATCAAATTCTACAAGCATTTGGTCGGCATCACAAGCGATGAAGAAACGCTCACAGTTCACATTGACGTCTACGAGTTCGAGGTGCCGAACGTCTTTCTGCATCAGAAGTCAACGCCAACGACCGTCAGCGAGAAGGAAGCTCGTTGGTACAAGCTTGTGCCAGACGGTACGACTGGCACCGAGAAGCGCGTTCCACAGAACTTCATCGAATACGATTACATCTTCACCGGCGCGAACAAGGACATTCTTGAGTTCGAGATGAAGGTTCAAGACTTTCAGTTTCTGCTTGCCTCCAATCTGCGCATGGGTGATGGAGCGCTGCGCGTTGCTGCCGACAAGACGCAATCAGACGACGTGAAGCGCGCCATTGAGGACCTGCTCTACACTCGTCCGAAGGACCCGCTGTTGATGCCGCTTGACACGGACGCGGTCAAGATGAACTTCAAGAAGATAAGCGACGAGATGGCATCTGGCGCCAAGCAGCTAGAGCAACAGCAAGAGGCGCAGCGCTACACAGCTAACCTCACAAAGTTCTACGCTGGCTCGCCAATTACCGTGGCGATGCGCATTAAGGGCAATCCAGAAATTCTGCACAAGTTCAACATCGACACGCTGCTCGACCACAGGCCAGCGGGCGATGCAGACGGCGTGCTGAAGTATCGTGCTGACCTCGACGCTCGCATTGCTCGCCTCGGCTTTGAGGGTAAGGGTAATGGCAAGTTCAAGATGCAAGAATCTGCGCTGTCTGAAGCTTCTTACATCGCCTCGCCAGTCTTCGTTCGCGTCAAGGTCATGGGTCCGAACGTCGACTTCAAGACCAACACTGAGCTAGACGGCGACTACGCTACCAGCGTGCTGACCGACTGCTACTATACGGTGTTCAAGGTGTCGAATGAGTTTACTGGGCACAATTTCACGCAGACGCTCGAGCTCTACTCGCACAACATCTTCGGCGGCAACAAGATTGCCGCCGCAGGTCCAGCGACTCAAGGAACACCAGCTAAGGAGACGAAGTGAATTTGCCAGGACTAGTTGAGGGCGTAGTTGTTGAAACGGCTGACCCACAAGAGATGGGTCGCTTCAAGGTCTGGTGTCCGTCAATCGATGGCGACCTGACCTCGTTCGACGTCAACACGCTGCCGTGGGTTCTCTACACCTCGCAGCTAGCTGGCTCTGCTGAGGACTACGCTGGCGGTGGCAGCGGCGCCAAGGCGACTGGACCAGTCGCCTACGGACTGTGGGCTGTGCCGCGCGTCGGCGCTCACGTCATCATCGGTTTCCTCTACGACGACCCGAGCCTGCGCGTCTACATGGGCTCATACTTCGATGTGCACACGAATCGCTCGCTGCCTGCCGGTCGCAACAAGGATGGTGGTGCCCCAGTGTCAGACACCTTCGAGACGATTGAACCAGCCGCCTCAAATCTGAAGGCGCAGTTCAACGGCAAGCTCGGTGATTCGATTGCCAAGACGCGTGGCGCCTACGAGCGACAGGCTGCGCAGGCGCTGACGGACAAGTCTGACGCAGAGGGCTACTCGACGCGCACTGCCACGGTCAAGGACAAGGATACCGAGAGCACTGGGCTTGACCCACAGACCTACTGCATTACGACGCCTGGGCGACACGCCATCATTCTGCAGGACGATGCCCGCTTTGCTCGCATTCGCATCAAGACTGCTGAAGGGCATCAGGTCATCTTCGACGACGCCAACGAGCGCATCTACGTCTCGACGGCGCAGGGCAAGACTTGGGTCGAGCTCGACGCTGATGGCCACGTGCACATCTACGCAGCCGAGGCTATCAGCATGTCGACTGGCGGTGACTTCAACGTGTCGGCGCTTGGCAACATCAATCTTCAGGCTGGCAAGAATCTGAACCTCAACGCGACTGGGCACGCGCGCATGACGGCGTGCGAGGATGTTTCACTTTCTGGTGACGGTGGTCTTGACCTGACGTCTGGCGTGAAGTTCAACATTCTGTCGAAGGGCATTCTGTTCCTGACTGGCACAGCGATTCAACTGAACGGTCCCAAGGCCACCGAGGCGAAGTGCGCTGATAAACCTACCATCGTGCCTGATCACGAGCCCTGGCCGAGGCCTGGCACTACGGGCAAGCGTGGCCCAAACTGGAAAGCGTAACGTATGTCCTTCAATCCTAATGCAGCAATCTACCGTGGTTTTTCCACTGCGAGCAGCTACGAGACGCGTGGTGGTCCGTTCACGACCACCGACTTCGAAACCGTGAAGCGTGATCTGCTCAACCATATCTACACGACGCCTGGCGAGCGCGTCATGCAACCGAACTTCGGCACGCGCATTCCGATGATGGCGTTCGAGCCACTTGACGAGCGAAGCCTGAAAGTCGTTGAGGACGATTTGCGAATGGTCATTGAGTACGACCCTCGCCTTCAGATGGTTGACATTGCCGTCATGGCGCTGCCAGACAACAACGCCATCGTCGCCTTTGTTGACGTCATCTACCTTCGCCTGAACACGAAGGAAACGCTCAAGCTCACGTTCCCCGTTGGATCATAAATAGCTGACGCTCACACAGGACATTCTTCATGGCGCTTCGCACAACCTACTCCGCTGAAACCTGGGACAAGATCTATCAGGCTTTCAACGCAGTCTCCTTCGTTTCGTACGACTTCGACACAATCAAGCAGTCGCTGGTTGACTACACGCGCACGTACTATCCCGAGCAGTTCAACGACTACATTCAGTCGTCTGAGTTCATCGCGATGCTCGAGTTGTTTGCGTACATCGCCGAGCAGCTCGCCTACCGTGTCGACATGGTTGCGCACGAGAACTTCATCACGACGGCGCAGCGCAAGCAGTCGATTCTCAAGCTCGCCAAGCTCATCAGCTACAAGGCGACGCGCAACATTCCAGTGCGTGGTCTGGTGAAGGTCACCACCGTCTCGACGACCGAGCGCGTCATCGACAGTCGTGGCGTCGACCTCTCTGGTCTAACCATCACGTGGAACGATGCGAACAACGTGAATTGGAAGGAGCAGTTCACGCTCGTCATGAACCGTATTCTTCGTTCGCGTCTCGGCCAACCACAGAAGACACAGACGGTTGGCGATGTCGTGTTTGACCTTTACGCGCTGCGCAACGACCCTGCCACTCTGCGTAATGCGGTGTTCGCCTACAAGGCGTCAACTGGTCTCGAGTCGTTCAACATGGAAATCGTGTCAGCTGACGTCGACGACAATGGTCCGTTCGAGCGTGAGCCTGACCTTCAAGCGCCGCTCTCAATCATGTACGCCAACGACGGTATTGGCGACGGCTCAGACTACACTGGCTTTCTGTTCTTCACGAAGCAGGGCATTCTGACGCGCATCGACTACGACATCACGCAGCGCCTTCCAAATCGTCGCCTCGACTTCGATCCTGAGAACGTCAATCACACTGACGTCTGGGTTCAAGGTCTGGCGTTGAATGGCAGCGTGGCAGAGCGTTGGCAGCAGGTTGATACAGTCGCTGAGCAGAATCTGGTCTTCAACGACATTCGCAGCACTCGCAAGAAGTTCGAGGTCGATACTCGCGAGAATGATCAGGTCACCGTCATCTTTGGCGATGGTGACTTCTCTGACGCGCCGATCGGCTCGTATCGCTTCTGGCTTCGTCAGTCAGCGAACCGCAGCATCGTCATTCAGAAGAATCGCATTTCGAATCAGGTGATGGCGCTGAACTACACGTCGACGCTCGGCAACGCCGAATCGATCACGATGACGTTCAGTCTGACCTCGACGCTGCAGAATGGTTCAGCCACCGAGTCGATTGAGCACGTTCGTCGCTCAGCGCCGGCAACCTACTACGCTCAGAACCGCATGGTCAATGGGCAGGACTACAACACGTTTCTGCTGAAGGACCCAACCATCCTTCGCCTCAAAACGATCAATCGCACCTTCGCTGGACAGCCAAAGTACATCGACTGGAACGACGCATCAGGTCAGTACGAGAATGTCAAGCTGTTCGGCGACGACCTGGTCATGCGCTACGTCATGACGATGAACACGATCACGACGAGCGTGTCTGGCAAGGGTCTCATCGATGACGTCATCGAACCGCTGCTCAAGGAGCCAGGCGTCGTTGACCTGCTGCTGCACATTTCGGCAACTGACCCAGCCACTCGTGGTGTTGTGTCGGCGCCCCGCCGCAAGTTCATCGAGGACAATCGCGCTCGACCATACAACATCGTCGGCTCCACGACCAAGGTCGATACCGTTCTTGGCTTTGCTGGCAACGGCTCGCTCAAGGAGAAGACTGCGATGCAGGGCCTCATCGACCGTCACTGGTACGGCGAGCCGCTGAATCGAGTTGTTGACGCCAACGGCACGCTGCTCGGCGTCATTCCAGTTCAAGGTCCAAACGCTGAGGACGATGGCAACCTCTACGATGCGACGCTGCCACGCACCATCGACAGCATCAACAAGTCGCCACCTGGCGACACTGGCTCAGGCATTCAATCGGTCGCTGCTCAAGACTACTTTGGACTGCGCTACAATCGCACGCTCGCTGCAATCGGCAATGGTACCATTGCAATCAACGGCACTTGGGTTGCAAGCGGATTCTGGCAAGCTGGTGAGGTTTGGACGATTGAAGTTCAAGCTGATGGTTTGACGCTGGCTGTGCGCTCCAATCTGCGTGGGACATTCCCGACTGGCAAGATTGGCAGTGAGTACGACATTCAGCCTGTTGGCTTCACGAACAGCACTCCGATGTTCACCGTGACGCAGGGCACGACGACGCTCGTCGCAGGTGACGCCTTCATTCTCGACACCAGCGCAACCGGTGTGCTGTCTCTTCGCTCAGCAACCAGCGGTGCCGCCAGTCCGACGTGGACCTGCAAGGTCAATCTGAATGGTTGGTGGCAGATCATGCCAGCGTCAGCGCCAGGCATGGTTGACTTCGCCTCGTCAATGGCAGACCCGCAGGTCTTCACCACAACGACGAGTTTGAAGCAGCATAGCTGGGTCATCTTCGTTCGCAAGATTCGCGCCGTCTCGACGCTGCAAGTCGTTGGCTACGAGGTCAATCATCGCAACTTCAAGCTCATCGTCGAGTCGCCAACGACTCGCTTTTGGTACAACAATCTTGATGTTCTCATCGACACCGACACTAAGAAGCGCGTCTTCGACAATGTCAAGGTGCTGCGCTCCAATCTCGACACGGCTGGACAGCCGCTTGGCACTTCACAGCTGTACGACGTTGTCGGTGCTGTTCGTGATTCAAGCGGATCGATCAACGTCAATCAGCTTGAAATCGTGCCGTCTGACCTGCTGAATGAGGACACCTCTGGCGACCTGATCCCTGATCGCCTGCTGCAGTTTGAAACATTTGCCGCCGACAGCTACGAGTACTTCTCGCTGGCAACGCCAACCGTGCTGTCTGCCGCTGACCCGACGCCTGGATCCTGGCAAGCTGGCGCCACAATCAACAACTCGCTGACGCACGGGCGCAACCTTCGTATGCCAAAGCTGTCGTCCGTGTCGAACAGCGACAAGGGCCTCGACTTCATGTGGGAGCACTTCACACCATTCACGAACGTCATCGATCCGTCGCCAACGAACATTCACGACGCCTATCTGATGACGCGCGGCTACTACGACAACGTCATCAGCTACGTGCGTGGCACCTCGCTGTCTGCTCCGACGCCACCGACGCCGCTCGACCTGCGCAACACCTACGGCTATCTGCTTGAGAACAAGATGCTGAGCGACACGCTCGTGCTGCATCCAGGCAAGCTGCGCCTGCTCTTCGGTGGTCTTGCTGAACCTCAGCTGCGCGCCAAGTTCAAGGTCGTTCGTGCGCAGTCCTCGACGCTGACGAACGAGCGCATCAAGGAAGAGATTCTGAACGTCATCAACACGTACTTCAGCATCGACACTTGGGACTTCGGCGACACGTTCTACGCCACCGAGCTGTCCAGTCTGATTCACCAGCGCTTGCCTGCCGACGTGGCGACGGTCGTGCTGGTGCCAACGTACAGCACGAACTCATTCGGTGCGATGTTCACCGTCGAGTCAGGCATCGACGAGATTCTTCAATCCGCAGCAGAGTTGGGCGACATCGAGATCGTCGACGCTCTGACGCCAACCGTGATCAGGCAGGCCGTCAAATGATTCTGCAAGAGCTGCTTGACTCTCCGTACAAGTACGAGGTTGAAGAGAACAACAAGAGCATTGAGGCGCACTTTCTGGATGGCTCGAATGAGCTTGTCATTATCACGCTCGATTGGTGGCAGGGTGGTCAGACCTACATCGTCGATTTCAAGCGAAAGGGAACGTGGGATCTGATTGGCGATAGTCCAGCCGACAGGATCGTTGCTCTGCGCATTCTCAGCACGGTCTTTGACGTGTTGAAGAAAGCCGTCGCCGAGAACAAGCCACTTGGCATTGGCTTCAGCTCCAAGAACAGCGAGCTAAGCCGAGTCAAGCTCTACGATGCTATAGTCGGGCGGCACGCGGCGCAGCTCGGCTACGTTCGAGTCACGGACCTCGAGAAGGTTGACGACGCCAACTTTCGCAGTTGGTCTAAGAATGTCATCAAGGCTTGGAGTAAGGATGTCACGCGCGTCTGGCTGATTCGTAAGGACGCCGTCCTACCGTAACCCAACTTTTTGAAATCTCGCAATGCCATAAATAGCCTATCCTCTCACTGGCTAGCAAGATGGCACAAAAGATCGACTTTGCCCTTCCGTTCAACGACCTGACGCAGTACGTCCCGAGCAACCTTCGGAACCCTGTGATCACGGGCCTGATCGACAATCTGTTCAATCGAATGATGACGCACGACGAGAGCGTGCCACTGTACGGCTACGTCGGCCACAAGCCAACGTCGTTCGATGACCAGACGGTTCGTGTTCCACAGTCGACGGTCGAGCGTGACATCAACGCCATCATCCCAGTGCTGAACTTCAAGCAGGGCGTCGAGACGCACGCCTTCACCGTGCAGGACATCATTCGCAAGGCTGAGACACTTGGCGTCAAGACGGCTGGTCAGCGCTGGCTATACTCGCAGGCAAACAACTACCTGCCACCAATCAACATCGACAAGTTCGCCAACTACTTCAATTACTTCTGGCTTGGGACAAACCCAGAGTACTATGCCATTGCTCGCCCAGCCAACGCTGACTTGAATAAGCTTAGCGCCGTCGTTGCCACCACAACATCTGTCGTTCGCACTGGCTCTGGCTTCGTTGATCAACGCTTCAAAATCACCTTCACGGATTCACTGCACTTCACGCTGCAGGCTCTCGACTCGCTTGGCAGCTACACGGCGGTCATCAGCGGAATGCAGACGCTCATCAACTCATCAACGCTGCGCTGCACGCTCTCGACGATGCCAACGGTGAATGCTGCGCTGCCTGGATCTGTCGTCTATGACGTGTTCTACTTCAAGGTTCAGCTTGGCGCCGGCGCTCCAGTTCAGCTGCTCAAGCTGACAATTCAGCGCAGTCCGATTCTCAACGAGCTTGGCGTCTGGTCCGACAATGAGAAGTTCGCTGCCACCGACACCTTCACCATCTCGACGCAGTTCATCTCCACCACCTATAGCATCGCCCAGACGATTACGTCAGGACTCAAGGGTCGCATTGTCGGCATCGAGACGTTGAACGCCTATCAGACGATTGATGGCATCACTCTCGAAGCCGGACAGCGCGTGCTGGTCAAGGATAACGTCGCTACAGAGAACGGCATCTACATTGTTGGTCCTCGCGCTTGGACGCGCGCTGCAGACTACGATGGCGCCTACATCGTAGCTGACGCTCGTGTCTGGGTCGGCAGCAGCGGTACGGTCAATGCTGACAAGCTCTTCGCCTCGACGGCAGGCAACTCGTGGTCTGCCTCACTTGACCCAAGCAACACCAATGACTGGCGTGAGGGCAATCGTTGGTACAGCATCACTGAGCTTGAAGCGCTTGGCGTCGACACCGCTGGCATCATTCAGGCATCGCGCCCAATCATCGAGTATGATAGCAACCTTCAGCTGAATGGCTATGTCGATGCTGATGGCGCTCCATCGGACTCTGGCTACGTGTTCGAGCAGCAGAAGACTGAGTTCAATCAGCTGCCGATGTTCGACCTGTATCGGTACGACGGCACGCACGCCGGTCGCGTCAGCTCCATCTTCTTCTACGCTGATGATCCGATGGCAGACCTTGATGCTGTGCTGCAGAAGCGCGTCAAGGCAAGCACGACCGATAGCGCCGACTACATCTTCAATCATGGTCTGGTAGATGAGAATGGCAACTCGCTGTTCTACAAGGTCAATGGTTCGCTTCACAGCATCTGGCATGCTGGCTACTCTGTTCCAACGCTGATTGATACGTCATTCGTCGGCAAGGGCAAGGGCGTCATCGCCAGCCTGGTGCCATTCGACTCGGCAACACCGCAAACGTGGACGCTGGTTGCAACATCGCCGTCAACCTTTCTGGCATCAGGTTCGAACTCAGGACCGGCTGGTGCGCCAGGCGTTGTCACCGTTGGCGGACTCTTCTCGAACACGCAGTTCACGCTGCTCGTCAGCGATGGTCAAGTTCCGTTCGCCGTTGGTGAAACCTTCACCTTCACGGTCTCCGCTGGTCCAGTCGCCTCGACCCCAGTCTTCACTGGCGCTAGCAAGGGTCAAATCATTTCTGTCATCCCAACAGCGACCACTCAACAGCAGGTGTGGACGCTGACAGCAGCTAGTCCCACGACGTTCAGCGTCAGTGGCTCAAAGACGGTTGTTCTTCCAAGCGGAGTCAATTCGGCTACTGTCGGCGTTCCATACTCTAGCGCTGAGCTCAGCTTCACCATCTCCAATGGCACGCTTGCCTACGACGTTGGCGACACCTTCACTATTCGCATCGGCAACGCCGAGTCGCCGCGCTACGTCTATCGTGATGCTGCTGACAACGTGGCGGACCTCTATGGCGGCGAAGCCGCTGACGTCAACAAGATTGGCGCCTATCAGGTCTCGCGGTCGTTCATCAACAACCCGTACAACAATGCCAGCGACGACATTCTTGAGGGCTCGCTCTATGGACACTTTCGCAGCATTCTGCTGAATCAACCACCTGGCACGACGCTCGATGAAGCCTTCGGCGGCGTCATCAAGAGCTGGAGCGAGCAACACTCGCTGCTCGCTGCGCTGCTGATGCAGAAGGATTCGACTCCAATCAGCATCATCGACCTAGCGCAGAAGCAGTACATCAACGGGCTTGGCGCTGTTGAGGACATCTTCAAGCAGAACATCGCTCAGTACTTCGTCTCGCACGGCGTTGTTGACTACGATAGTACGGCGGCGCAGGACGCGAAGATTGACGCTCTCGTCGATTACATTCTGTCGATTCGCGCGGCTGACAATGACGTTCGTCAGGTGCTGTACGATTCAACCTCTGGTGTCACTGGCTTCCCAGCCACGCTGCCGCAGCTTGGCGCGCTACCACGAGCTCTCCCAGCCATTGACTACAACACCATAGTTGGCACGCTGATGTTGTTCCATCACGATGGGCACAGCTCGTCGCTGTGGGTTGATTCGAACGACTTCCGTCAGCAGATTCTCGACACTCAGTACGACAAGGTTGTCACGCTGCCGAATGGTACCAACCGAACAGCGCTTGGTGGCACGGCACAAACACCACCACCAGCGCCGTTTGATGGCATGCTGTGGATTCACATGACGCAGGGCACGAGCATCATGGAGGCTTACGACGCTTCGGCTGGCGCCTGGCGCGTCATCAGCCTCGCTGACACGCTCAATCAGGTACTGCTGAAAATTGAACAGCGCCTGTACGACCACTGCAATCCAAATGCTCGCGTCATCTTCGATGGATCATCGGCGGCGCAGGCGATTCTCGCAGCGCCAGACTATCAAGACCTGCTCAAGAAGGAGCTGTTCCTCTTCGCATCACGCAACAACTTCGACCCGCTGGGTTCTGACTACGTCTCAACCAACGCGCTGACGTGGAACTACTCGAACGCCATGCTCAGCCCTGGCGTGACGCTCAACGTGGCAACGACACCTGCCCGCTGGTACGACGTGCTCGAGGCGCATCAGCGCACGGTGTCAGGCGTTCTCGTCACGCATCGTCCAAACATCGAGCCGTGGCGCCTGCTCGGCTACGCTACGTTCGCCGATTGGGATGCGACAGAGCCCGCGCTCGTGGCGGCATCGAAGCCGTACGCCACGCCAGACACGATTGACAACGGCACCTTCTACGATGCTGGCTACGTTCGCGCCGTCAAGACCACGGCTGGTTCTACCGTGCTGTCAGGGTTGCAAACAATCGATGGAGTCATTCTGCGCGCTGGAGACCGCGTGCTGCTGACCAGCGAAACCACAGCAGCCAACAACGGGATTTGGACCGCCTCGGCTGGCGGTTGGACTCGTGCTGCCGTCTCGCTGATTCAGAACAGCTACGTTGCCGTTCTTGAGGGCACCTCGTACGTTGGCACCAAGTGGGTGCTGCGCTACAGCGTTGCCAACCTTGGTGTTAGCTCGGTCGTCTTTCAGCAGGTTCGCTACTGGAACGCGTCGCTCTGGGCCAACATTCAAAGTCGTCGTCCGACGCTGCGCCTCTCCGTTGATACGGTTCGCGACGTGCTGCTCGCGCCGTACGTCAGCGCAACCAACCCACAGTCAGTCAATGCGCTGACAACGCAGAGTCCACCGAACAAGCTGAACGGCTACGCCTACGGACAGAACAGTCCAGTCGAGACGGCGTGGAAGACGACCGTCGAGTATCGCTACTCGCTCGTGCGCGCTCTGTTCAAGTACGACCCGCTGCTGTTCCTCAGCTACTGCTGGGGCTACAACTGGGTGTCCGTTGATGGTCTGCTCTACGATGGCTACGACGTCAGCATTCCAGGCCACAAGCGCTTTCTGCTGCATGGCGACGAGATTCGTCAAATCGACCGTGCGAGCTCTTGCTCAATCACGAGCGCGACCATCAGCGGCACAATCACCTATGACGCCTATGAGGTTGCCGGCAATCAGCGCTATCAGAACTTTACGGTTCGCAACTCAGCTGGCGTCATCATCGGCTACGCTCGTGAGGGTGCCACGGTCAATCTATCAGGGCTCACTGGGCTGCGCATCGAGGATTTTGGACAACCATTCCACAAGGGCGACAAGTTCACCTTCACGCCGACGACCATCACGTTCGCGCCAGCGCTGCGCCACATCTTTCATGGCTTCGGTCAGACCTTCACGCACGCTCTTCGACAAGTCGCCATCGACACAACTGGCTCCTACGCCATCGACGCCTATCGTAATTGGGATGTTGACATGGGCTACCGTGCTGGTGGTCTCGTTTCGACTGATGACCTCGTTGTCTACACCGACTCAGACTCTCTGACGACGTCGAGCTACGACCTCATCGTCAAGAAGAACAGCTTCACGCGCGACCTGTGGATCTACGGATTGCGCATCTCGATCACGATCATCGGCGACAACGTTCTCACCGACGACGGTCTGGTTCATCCAGCTACCGACGCTGCCGATTGGACATTCCGTATCGAGAACTACAATCCGCTGCACACTAGCGTCGACTACTACAATGTCGACCCTGCTGGAACGTTCGAGACGTTCAACGTTCTCGACCAGCGAACGACGGACACCGTTTGGAAGCAGTACACGCAGAACACTGGCGTGCTGACTGCCGACTTCCCGCTGACAATCACCGGTGCGCAGAACGTTGTCAACTTCCTCTTCGGTTACACGCAGAAGCTGCTTGTCGACGGTTGGCGCTTCGCGCTCGACCTTGAGACGAACACAGACGCTGAAACGAATCGTCTTCGCACGTGGCAGCTCGAGATTGAGAAGTTCCTGAACACGCTGTATCTTGGTGTTGAGGTCGAGCAGGGCATCGTCGTCTCGCCATTCACAGAGCAGCTGTGGATTCAACAGGACTCTGGGCTGCTGTCAGAGTTCTCCGATGCTGGTCTGTTTGACATCAACATTCACCCAGCGGTCTTCGACCTTGGCGGACGCAAGATGCGCTCGGACGAAATCTACGCCATTCGCGGCAACAAGCTGTCGCGCTTCGGTAGCGCGGTGGCAATGTACTCGGCGCACGCTCAGCTCGACGAGTATGAACACCTCTTCATCTTTGGACGCTACGTTGAGAGCAGCATCAGCAACGGTGTGCTGTATCAACCATTCACCGGCTCACGCGTCGTGACCTACAAGTTCAACGGTCGTCGTCAGGGATCTGAGACGATGCGACCAGAGTATGGTGGTCACTACCTCGTTGGCAATGAGGTTCGTCAGAATCTGCAGGCTTCGACCGACAACATCGCCGCCTACTACGATCCGTCGAAGGCCTTCGAGACCGTGCAGACAACTCGCCACGCGCTGGCGCTGCTTGGCTTCAACACGAAGGACTACTTCGACAACCTCGACATTCAAGAGAAGTCGCAGTTCAACTTCTGGCGTGGTCTGATTCAGATGAAGGGCACCAACATGTCGGTGACCGCCTTTCTGAACAACGATCGCTTTCAAGAGGCGAAGATCGACGAGTACTGGGCGTACAAGGTTGCCGAGTACGGTGACGCTCGTGAGCGCACCTTCCCAGAGCTGAAGCTGAAGACGACCGACACCGTGCAACAGTTCACGCAGCTGCAATTCGATAGCCGCACGCTGTCGAACGAGGGCTTCACGCCAATCTACAACTACGATGAGGCTCGTTGGTTCTCGATCGATGACCTGAACCTCGACACGTTCTTCAAGGCTGCCGTGCTTGGCTCGTACACCAAGGTCGTGACGGTCGGTGAGGTCATCACGGTGCCCTTCATTGCCGACAAGCTGGTCATCAGCGATTCGCTGGCAACGCAGCTGAACGCCACGACGGTGATCGCTGGCACGGCTGGCTCGATCACCATCACCGGCTATGGAGCCGCCACGCCGAAGTACAGCCCAATCAAGCTGATCAACTACGTGGCTAACGAGCTGATCGAGGAGATTCCATTCTGGCATCCTGCCGCTGGTCAGCACAACGCCACGGCGCTCGAGTCAGTCAACGTCACCTCAATGATCAACCCAGCGAAGTACAACGTCAGCACGAAGGTAGCGAACAACAATTCGTATGACCCGCTGCGCCCATGGGGCGACAACGAGCTGGGTCGTGTCTGGTTCGATACGACAAATCTCGCCTATCTGCCGTACTACGACGATGTCATCTTTCAAGATCGTCCAGCTCGCCTCTCGCGCTGGGGTGCGCTGACCGACTATTCGACCATCGACATCTACGAGTGGGTGCAGTCGCCAGTGCCACCAAGCGAGTACAACGCGCTCGCCGCTGAGCAGGCTGGTAACGCCAGCCTTGATTCGAACACCAAGGCTGCCGGTGAGGTTGCGCTGCAGCAAACCTACCTTCGTGACCGCGAGTGGAGCATTCGTCCAATCGCTTGGTCGAAGGCAGCGCGCCCACTTGCAGAGATTCACCCAGTCTTCAATCACTCGTTCGACTCTCGCCTCTACATCAATGGCACCACCGCCTCGCTTGAGCGTGGTCTGTTCAGCGACTACGGCATCGTGCTCGGTTCTCGCATCGGCGCCTGGAACAATGTGGCAACAGACCTGCGCCCACTGAGCGAGGGTCAAGTCGTTGCCATTGGTGCCAAGCGCTTCGTCGAGACGGCGCAGCCGCAGCCTACTCTGGCGCCAGTCACGCTGACGCTGGCTGGCATCACGCTGAAGGTCGCCGTTTCGATGCTGACCTACACGGACGTAGTCGGTCCAATGCTGTTCTCGCACCTGCTGCAGGACGACAATGTCGCTGCTCGCCTTGAGACGAACACCGGCGTCATCATCTACGACTACACGCACTCGCTGCGCGTCACTGAGGTCGACAGCGGTCGCGTTGAGCTGCTTGCCATCTCGCAATCGTCCATCGCTACGACCAGCATCGTTGAACCACCAGCGCCGAACGTCGAGTTCGTGACTGGCGAGGTTCAGCTGTTCGATCTGCCGACCTTCGGTCTGCGCATCTCCGTGACGACGATGACTGGCGGCACGGCGAGTGTGACCGTGCTGCGCGACTCGATTGCTGCAGCGCTTGGCGCCAACGTGACGATTCGCGATGCTGCGACGCTCTCTGAAATTACACCGTGGCCAGCCATTCCAACTGACGGCTTCTCCAATGACACGCTCGATGCTGGTCGCACCGAGTGGCGCGCTTGGTCTGTGCCAACGCAGGCAGAGCTTGATGCCGATGGCAAGCAGCCGAACTCAGCTTGGAAGCCATACCTTGGTGAGCTCATCTCTGCGCCAGCCTTCACGCTGACTCAGGTTCAAGAGGCGGTCGCCTACGCCAAGACACCGTGGACGCTGAACGACGGCACGGTCATCGAGCGCTACGCTACGGCGTGGACCGACTGGAGTGTCGTTGACACAGTTCGCCTATCCACCGTTGGTGCGTCTCCGCTGGTCAGCACCACTGACATCGACGCTTCACGCACCTCAGTCTACGTCGATGGTTTGATTCAGCTGACGGCGAACTACACCATTACCGGTGCAACCATCACCGTCGCCAACGTTCAACCGTACTCGACCGTCGTGGCAATCATTCGCAAGTACGAACCGAGCGCTGCCGAGCTGGCATTCAACCCAGATGTTGCCGATGACCTGACCTTTCAACATCAGTACAAGAAGGACTATGAGTACGTCGTGCTGTCGACGCGCGACATCGATGGCGCACCGTCCTCGCCGATCTACTACTTCTGGGTCACCAACAAGACCATCGCCGCTCGCAACAAGAAGCTGTCGACCAACGCAATCGCTCAGGCGCTGCGCGATGGTCCGGCTAACTATCTGACCTTTCAGCATCTGCTGCCGCCAAGTGGCTCGCAGAGCTATCGCTACGACGCCATCACGATCTCTGGTCTGTCCTACGTCGTTGGCAAGGACGACACGTTCAAGCTGCGCTTCACGCGCAACTTCACGCTGCGCGACGACCCGAACCAGCTCGACCTGAAGGACACGCACACCGAGTGGACGCTGATTCGTCCTGGACAGCGCACGACGATTCCAGAAGCGCTGTGGCTGAAGCTGACGGACTCGCTGGCAGGACAGGACGCAGCCGGCAACGCCGTGCCAGCGCTGCGGCGCGTCGGCTATGACGAGCGCAACGGTACTCGCACGCAGTTTGGGTTCGGACCCGAGCAGACGCTGGCACCGAAGGATTTGTTGATTTCCACCGTCACCAAAACCATTGTAAATACACAGCTCGTCGACAAGACAGTCCCGCCATCCGCAAGTGGCGCCTATCCTGCCGACTTCATCACCGCTCTCGACTTCAACGACCAGGACAAGTGGTTCGAAACAGCCGCCGCAACGCGAAAGACAATGACGACAATCTGGACAGCCGCTAAGCCAATGCAAATCAATGAGGTCTTCTTTGGCGCTCTGAATGACCTGCTGGCTTCGAACTTCGAGCTGACGGACGTCTTCAAGACGTCGCGCCTGTCCGTCTACTCAATCCGCGTCGTCAATGACACCTCAGCCGCATCAACGTACGACTAATAAATGGCCAACACTTTCCACAATCGCAGCGCAAGGTACGCTCAGTCGAATAACTTTCTGACGCGGTCCTCCCGCTACGTTGGTGCGCTGGCTTCCTTCATCGAGGACACAAAGCCATATCACTCTAAGCTGACCGACGTCGTCGAGGAGTATCAGTTCGCTGACACGATGAGCGTCAAGCTCACCGAGGCTACGAAGACCTTCACGCACGTCAGCTCGACCTGGCTGTACAACTACTTCTCTGGTGGTGTTGGTTCATCGCTCGCAATGCCGATGAAGGCGCTGCACTCGCCGTTTGGCAAGGGCTGGCCACTGAACACGGATCCGCTCACGCTACTGCCAGGCGTCGGCGCAATCAAGGTTGGTCGAGACGAGGTCAGCGAGCTGTCGACCGTCCCGTACGTCTACTCGAAGCAGACGTTTGACGGTGTCGCCGACGTGTTGGTTGAGCGTGAGGGCGTTCGCGCTCGCACCGAACCACTGTACGAAGGTCTCGACTACTTTCGCAGTCAAGGTGCCTTTCAGTTTCGAGTTCGTCAGACGGACGACGCTGGTGAGCACTTTTTGCCACAGTGGGTGGATGTTCGCAAGGACGGTATTGTCTCTCACGCGTCAGAGATTGCTCGACTGCGTGGCAATGACACGACGAATTCGAAGTCTGCCATCTCCAAGGTCAAGGCGCTGCTCACGGCGATTGGAGCGTTGACCATCTCGACTGATGCTCGAACGCTGCTCAATGGGCTGCTGGCAACCGTCAACGCTGCGCCGGCCGTCGCCGACTACACCGTACTTCGCAATCGCCTAATCACCGACGGCTTCACGGTGCCGGTGCTTACTGGCTACAAGCTAATCTCTTGGGTGCAGGACCGAGTGGCGCTGCTGCCTTCAACTAGCCTCACAGCCTACAACACTCTGTATCATCGTCTCATTGACGTTGATGCGACTGGCGCCAGTCATCTGCCGTGGTCGAATGTGTCTGGTGACCCAGCGTTGCCACTCTTTCGAAGCAACTACGAGCCATTGTTGAATCAGCTGCTTGCCGATGGCACGAGCGTGGTGGCTGGCTATCTTGGCTGGGTTGGCGACTCTGCTGGCGCATCGACGCAGTACGTCAGCGAAGCCTTCGCGTCCTTCTCACCGCCATTCTACTTCAACGCCTACGGCGAGTTCGATGTGCGTGAGCCTGGGCACCCAGAGTACAACAGCGTCGCGAACGCCTACGCGACCATCACGAACATCGACGCTACGCTGACCGCCAATCCAGCTGACGTTTGGCGCATCATCGCCGCTGATGCAGCGGCTCCGTACTACACCGTTTTCAGCGAGCTGGAGGGATACATTGGTTGGGTTGTGGCGACTCCGACTGGTGCAACCTTCACCTCGCCACACTTCTCATTCGTCATCACCCATTTGACACAGCCACCGCTGAATACAACGCTGACGATTCGCAATCGCAATCGCATCGTCTTTGGTCCAGACGCTCCGCTCGAGACTTGGACCGTCATCAAGACGACACCAACGTCCTATACTCGCCCAACGCTGACCACGACTCGCTACGGGTATCTGTCAAACGTCGCCCTGTCTGGACAGCTGCTCGACACCGGCTACGTGGTGCTGACCGCTCGCGCCGATGGCACTACCTTCGATGTCACGCACGACAGAATGCCGTCGTTCACCGGCGTCGCGACGGTCGGCAATCAGATCACCTTCGCCGGACGCATCGGCTTCAGAATCAACGCTGGCTCCGCCTATACGTTTCACGAGGGTGACCGCTTCTTCATTCACGTCAAGAACGACCCAGCCAAGATTGAGGACCTTGACCTCGGCTTTGGCTACGACCTTGACTCGTTCGACAATCAGGACGCGCTCTACGCTGGCACAACCACGGCTATCAACTTTGCCTATGCGACTCGCTTCACAGACTACGACATGGTGCTGTTCAATCTACAGATGGCGCAGAATGCCGTGGCTGGGCGCAAGTGGCGCATCACAGCAATCCCTGACCTGGCTCGCCCAGTGGCAACGGACGTGCCGATTGGCGGCGCACCGATTCCGCCAGAGATCTCAGTCTACTACGCATCAACCTTTGCCGTCACCTACTCTGACAACAACTTCACAACCAGCACCTCGCTTGGAACGGTTGCCGTCGGTGCCACCTTCAACAACACTGCGCAGGGCATCTCATTCACGCTAGTTGAGGGCACTCGCCCATTCATCGGCGTGGTGATCAACGACGTTCCTGCCGTGTCTGGTGGTGATGTGTTCTCCTTCGGCATCAGCAATCCGAACGCTGTCCTTGACGACCTGCCAGCTGGGCTCTCGTCAATCTACGGCGCACGGTTGATGCCGCACGGCGACGGCTTCTACGAAGCACCGGCAGGCAACTGGACGGTGACCTTCACCTCGGCGACGACCTACACGGTGGCGTGCATTCGCACCGACGGTGGCGCAGCCATTCCAACTACGACCTGCACGCTCACCGCGCTGGGCGCTGGTGCGAATGAGGGCTACTCGTTCAAGGCGCTTGGCATTCACTTCACGCTGCGACCAGGCGATGCTGGCTTCGGTGCTGGCGACAAGTTCACCTTCAAGACCTTCACGAGCAAGCCTACCTATCTGGTTCACGGCTCTACCTCTGGCTGGCAGGCGAACGCCGTGGTTGGCGATGCCTACTGGAACGGCAAGATCGGCTTCACAATTCAGCAGCCAACGGCGATGCTGCACAACTCTGCAATGCTGGAGCCGACCTCGCTGAATCACTGGACTGTTGGTGCTGGCACGCTTGCCCTGACTCGCCTGCGCTTCGACGCGCCGAACCGCACCTACACGCTGACGCCAGTGCTGCAAGCCAGCGTCAACATCGGCTGGACGGTTCACGCCTCTGACCGTGGCATTGTTGGACGCCTGCCAATGATTGGCACCTTCACAGATGACCACATCACGCTCATCGCCAACTTCACAGCGGCTGACGTAGTTTCGCTGCGGCTCGTCATCACGGCAGATGACTTTGACACTTGGGCAGGACAGGACGTCATCATTCTGAATCCTGATGCGCTGGACCGTCGACCAAACACCAATGACTTTCTGCTGGTTGATGGTCGCCTCAATGAGTCGCTTGGCATCAATCTGAACTACGACCTGAGCGTGTCAGTGCCGTCAATCACTCAGCTGGCGCCAATCTCGATTGACCCACACTACACGGACACGACAACTGGTCTCAGCCCAATCGCGCTCAGCACGACCTCACCAGAGACTGACCTGCTGACAACGTGGCTACCGCTGACGCTGTCACCGCGCGACAGCGCAACATCAATCGCCGTGTTCTCTGACGACCAGACGGCGATTGATGTTCGCTCCACCAGCACTGGCGACTTGGTTGGAACGCTGACTGGCTCGGTCTTCACGTGGGATGCGACCTTCTCGGCTGCATATCTGCCGCTCAACTCTGAAGCAAACATTGTCATCTACAACGCTGGCTCTGGCGACAGAGTGCGAGCCAACATCACCGAGACGCTCAACTTCTTCATCAGCGCTGGCCTGACATCGACCGACTATCTGCTGCACGATACTGCAGCGGTGTCGATGCCTGAAACGAACGATTGGGTCATCAACATTGCCCAGCCAGAAAGCGCTGCGACTGGCGTGAGCGACGCGCAGACTGGACGCTTTCTAGCCGGCCACGGTAACCTGCCGTACGACTCAGAGGACAACGTCAACGGCTACTTCGACCTTGGCGTTCCGCTGACTGGCACGTTCATGACGGCGAAGGAGCTGTCGGTGCTGCCGTCGCCGACGGTCGCGCAGACAGTCAAGCTGCAGCAAGCGTTGATTCTGCTTAGCGGCTTCCTCGTCAACAATGACATCGCTCAGACTGAGCTGGTCGACTATCTTGGGCTCGTTGAGGCGCATATTGCTGCGCATCCTGAAGAGCTGCTGCCATCGCTGACCGGCTTCGGCTATCCTGAGAGCGGCGTTGCCTTCGGCTCGGTGATGCGCGACGCTCTGCTCGTCGTTGCCACGAACATCACCACCGGACTGGCGACAGCCATTCTGCACTCGAACACTCTGCCAATCGGACAGACCGTGCCGAACCCGTTGATTCAACCTGCCGGCACGACATACGAGGGCTTCTCAACGCCGCTGACCGTGACATCGCCGGCCAACGTCGTTCAGATTCGCTTCCTCTGGACGGAGTCGAACTACGCTGCCTTTCTGGCGATGCCGATTCCGCAGGTCTGGGTCTGGCTGCCAGGTGCGACGGCTGCAGTTCAGCTGACTGCAACGCGCGTGCTGATGCACGAAGCTGCGCCGGTCGACTATCGTCTGCACGAGGCGAGCTGGGCCATCGAGGTCACGCTACCATCCCTAACCGAAGCCAAGATTTATCTGGTGCCTGGTCCGTGATAAATACAACACGCTCAAACCTGAGGATTCTCCTATGTCTCAAGAAATTCTGAAAACAACCGTTGCTGGCCACGTCGTCATCAAGGACCGTATCACTGGTGAGGTGCTGCTCGACAAGTCGAATGCCATTCACCCGAAGAACATGGCAACGGCAATCGCTCGAGGGCTGTCGAACGCCGCCAACTATCAAGTCTTCAAGATTAAGTTTGGCAACCGTGGAACCTACATCAACGGTCTGCAGCAGATTGTGTTCAACCCGCCGAACACCATCGCCGACGATGCCGACCTCTACAACCCAACCTACGTTGAGGTGCTGGATGACTCGGACGCCGAGGTCGGCGTTGGCAACAGCGTGACGTTCACGAACATCCCAGCAACGACGATGACTCGCGTCATCGTGACCTGCGTCATCTCTGCGAACGAAGGGTTCACGAACCCAACAGACATCACCAACGCTGGTCAGATTGATGGGGCTGCCTCCGTCAGTCCATACTTCTTTGACGAGCTCGGTCTCTTCACGAAGCACACCGACGGCACCGGAACCTTCTCGCTGAACCCAGCGGGTGAGCTGATGCTGTCGCATCTGGTCTTCTCACCGATTGAGCACACCGGCAATCGTGAGCTCGTGATGACCTACACGCTGACCATCTCGGTGAGCTAAGACAAACCAACACCCATACTCATATGCGCTCACTTGGAACCTACACCGCCCCAGAAACCGTCGGGTTGAACTTTCAACGCTTCAGCATCCCAACAGGTCATGTCATGCCGCGGGCGCCGAAGCAAGGTGAGATGTTCGTGCTGCTGGCCGACCTTTCAACCAACACCATCCCATGGTTTGCCGCCGGCATCTACGTCAACGACGGTACATTGTGGGTTCGAATTGACCACCCACGAACCCGCAAAGCCGAGGGCATCGGTCCACAGCGTCGAGAGATTGAGAAGGCCGTGGATGTCAAACAACTTCCGGTTGCTGGGACTGGCATTTGTCTCGGCAGCGTGGCTATCGCTCCAGCTACACGTCGTGGTGGAATGTCAGGCATGGCGAGCTTCACCGTCGAGCACGAGAAGAGCTGCCACATGCTGACGACGGTGTTTCGTGACAAACGTCCAGTTGGCTTCGTGGTGTCTCAGCTCGAGGCGCACAAGTCGCAGCACATTTCGATTTCGTTCGTTGACAATCCAAACTCTCGAGACACAGCGCTGTACACGCTCGAAGTCGCCGTTGGCGCCGTTGGAATGCTCGATATAAATCAAACTAGCACGCACACCTACGATGGCTACGGTCAGACCGCCTTCATCGTCGAAGAGAATGTTTGAGCCTGTTGAAACGAGCCGGAATGCCTAAATAGCCTCTGAACTTAGCCATCACTGCCGATGAAAATCAACTTCCGCCAGGGTCTAGCACGGTATCAGTCAGACGCGCTCTCGACTCCAATTTTTCTTCAGAGGTCAAGCGTTGGTGACTTCGTCGATTTGCTGGTCCAACCAGACCCGACTATCGTCGTGTTCGCGCATCGCGATGCCAACTACATCGTTGAAGAAATTCGGACGGTCACTCGGGCGTGGGGTCCAATCCCGGCAAGCGTTACCTCTTACCTCTACTGGGACGTCAATCTTCTAACTGGCGAGCTGACGCGTGGTCTCACGCTTCGTCCACCAATCTTTGCTGGCACGCCGCCAGTCAATCCACTTGATGACCAACACTGGTTCGACACGCAGTCAACCACGATGTTCGTGTGGAACGGACGCAAGTGGGTTGAGAAGATTCGTGTCTTCGCTGGCTGGCTCACCGCTGGCTCAATCATTCGCACGTTCCCAATCGGCACACAAGCCGGCATCAGCGGTGACTTTGATGCCGGCAACATTGTTCTCGACGCCTATCTGAAGCCATTGCGGCAGTCAGATGGCACCTTTGTGACAACGACGGCTGGGCTTGTCGTTGTCAACAACTCTGCCCGTCGAGTTCGCTTTGAAACCGACCTGCTGTCTGGCATGGCTGATGAGCCGATTCCGGCCTTCAGTCTGGTTCGCGTTGGCGCTGGTCGGCGCGTTCTGCTGAATCGCAGCACCGACTTCATGTCTCGCATCGCTGGCATCGCCACCGAAACGCTTGATGACAACGAGGTTGGCTACATCACGACCGACGGTCTGGTTCGAAACGAATCGTGGGCGTTCACCGCAGCGCAGATTGACCGCCCAGTGTTCAGTGGTCCCTTTGGCGAGGTCACAACGACGCCACCAACAACAGGCGTGTTGCAGGTTGCCGGCTATGTCTGGGACACCGACTCCATCTACATCGACGTTCAACCTCCAATCATTCTCGACCAGTTCGTGCCGTTGCCACCGCCAGTTGATTCGCGCGTGCCAATCGCTGACTTCAGCGTCTCGACGGTGGTCGGTACAGCACCGCTCATCGTGAACTTTACGAACATGACGTTGAACACGGTGACACAATACGAGTGGGACTTCACCAATGACGGTGTGGTCGACTCTACAGCAACACACCCATCCTATACCTTCGCAACGCCAGGCATCTACACGGTTCGCCTGCGCGCCATCAACAACTTTGGTTTCGACGACGAAGTCAAGGTCGGAGTCATCACAGTCAATCAAGGGCTGCCAGGTGGAGCCGAAGCCAATCTTGGCATCAGCATCACTGGTCCAGTCTCTACGCTGCGCAACAGCTCGTTCCAAATCGGCGTCAAGATTCGCAATCAAGGTCTGCTCACAGCCAACACCATCACTCGTGTCCTCGTGATTCCAGATATTCACGATGAGCAGATTCAGGTCTCTGGTCTTGCCGTTGGCTCGACGGTGGTTCGAACAGGCGGTCGGACCATTGTGAACCTGCCGGTGCTGAGCACACTTGGGTCTGGCAATGAGGTTGGTCCGAGCTACGTAACGATCACAGCACAGTCTAAGACTGGACATTTGACTATTCAAGGCACTGTTTCAAGCCCTGATCTCGACCTGACAATTGGCGACAACACCACTTCATTGTCAGTTGAGGTTCGTCCATGAGCGTCGTCAAGGTCCCAATCATTCTGATCCCTGAGCTCGGCGAGCAGGGGTTGCTGGCGGACGGTGCGACCATCAATGCCGGTGGTATTGCTGGTCCGCACTTTCACGTCGCTGGCAAGGCGCTCATCTTCGCCGACGGTACAGCTACCGACGGTTCTGGTCAGGTCATCGTCACTGGGACGACGACCATTCAGAATGTCATGGCGTACGAGCACGTGCAGGCTCTTGCGGCATCCACTTGGTCCATTCTACACGCAAAGAACACTCGCAAGCTGCAGGTCACGATCTGGGATGACACCGACGAGCTGGTCTATGCTGACGTCGTGCGCATCGTGGACTACGATCACGTCGAGGTTCTGTTCAACACGCCGATAAGTGGGCGTGCAATTCTGATGCTGTTTTGAGCATCCTGATAAATAGGTTTCGAAAAGCAGATCACACAGTAGAGCAATGACAAAACGACACATTGAATCGTCGGACATCGTTCTGGCAGCAGCCTTGAAAGTAAAGGGCTACAAGCTTGACCGAATCGACAAGCAAGGTAATCGTGGCATCTTCTGCTTCGCTGACGTCGACACTGAAGTTCTCGCAGAGTTCGATTTGGGCAAATGCCTGGTTGAGCCAATCTCGTTCAACAATGCGATCAAAGCGCTGACAACAGCGACGCGACGTATTACGTAATTCAACTACCCATCGAAAGGGAATCCCATGAAGATCAATGGCTCACTCGTATTTGACGCTTCCTCCGCGTCAGAAATCACCAACCTGCGCGTCGAAAAGCTTGGTTCGCTGCCAACTCACGCTGGCGCTGCAGATGCCGGTCGTCTCGTCTACATCTCGACGAACACCACCCTCTACAAGGGTACCGCCTCCGCTTGGGAAGCACTCGCCACTGGTGGCAACGCTTTCAGCCAAGTCGAAGGTGACGCAATCGAAACCGCTCTCGGCGCTGGCATCACCAGCGAAGGCGTATTCAACGCTGCTGGCTTCACCAACACCGACGCTCTGACCAGCCCAACGTCGTTCACGAACGCCATCCAGCAGATCGCCAACTACGCGCAAGCCAATGACTCGCTGTTCGAACTGAATGACGTGACGTTGTCGTCTGGCGGCGCTGCTCTTTCACCAGCCGGTCCGAAGTTCCTGTTCCACGGCACGGGCGCTGGCCAGTGGGTTGACCACACCCTGGTCCTCGCTGACGTTTCCGATGTCACCACGACCGTTGCCGAGCTCAATGAGCTCCACACCGGCGGTGCAGTCCTCGCCGACTTCGTCAAGCTTCACGCCGTCACTTCGTCCGCCGTCGAGCTGAACAAGCTGACTGGCGCTACGCTCTCGACGACTGAGCTGAACTACGTCACAGGCGTCACGTCTGCCATCCAGACCCAGCTCAACGGCAAGCAAGGTCTCGACGCTGGTCTGACGGCTCTCGCAGTGTTCAACACGAATGGCATCATCGTTCAGACCGCTGACAACGCGTACGCTGGTCGTACGACCGTTGCTCCTGCCGCAGGTGTCACCATCACCAATCCAGACGGCGTTGCTGGCGACATCACGTTCGCTCTCGCTGACGACCTGGCTGGCCTCGAAGGTCTTGCTGGCACTGGCTTCGCAGTCCGTACTGGTACTAGCGCATGGACCAACCGCGCTCTCGTTTCAGGCTCTTCTGCCCGTGTCGTCATCACCAACGGTGATGGCGTCGCTGCTGCCCCAACGATCGACCTGGCTACTGTCACCAACAGCGCCTCTGGTACGTTCCTGAAGCTGGCTACTGACGGCTATGGTCGCGTCACTGGCACTACCGCCGTTCTTCTGACAGACATCGAAGCTATCGCCGAAACCACCTATGTGCACGCCGCTGGCGACACGATGGACTCCGGCGCTGTGCTGACGTTCACCGGTGTTGGTTCCAAGCTCATCCTCCCGAATCTGCCAACCGCCGATACCGACGCAGCCAACAAGGCTTACGTTGACTCGATCGCCGCTGGTCTCTCGTGGAAGACTGCTGTTCGCGTCGCCTCTACTGGCAACCTTGACCTCACCGGCGGCTCACTCACCGCAATCGACGGCGTCAATCTCGCCAACGGCGATCGCATCCTGGTCAAGAACCAGACGCTCCCAGCCCAGAACGGTATCTACGTCTACAGCAGCACTGGCAACCTTGCCACCCGCGCTACTGACATGGACCTCGCCGCCGAGTTCGCTGGCGCTACCGTGTTCGTCACTGAAGGCACCGCGAATGCCGACAGCGGCTGGACACAAACCGCTGAAGTCGTCGCCGTTGGCACCACCGCTGTTGCCTTCGCTCAGTTCTCTGGTTCGTCCACCTACAACTGGGGTGTCGGTCTTGTTGCTTCTGGCAACACGGTCAACATCAACGTTGGTGCCGGCATCACCGAACTCCCATCTGACGAAGTTGGTATCGACCTGTTCGACTCCGCTACTGGCGCCCTGATCCTGACCTCGAACGGTACGAACCGTCTCACGTCTTCGCCATCACAGCTGTACCTGATGCTCGACTCTGGTGCCACCGGTGGTCTTGGCCAAAGCGCTGCTGGTCTGTTCATCAAGCCTGCTGGCGTGACGAACACTCAGCTCGTCAACAGCACCCTCACCCTCGACGGTGACGGCGTTGGTACTGGCTCCGTTGCTCTCGGCTCGACCCTGTCGGTCTTCGGTGACACCACCTCAGGCGTCATCACCGCGCTGTCTGGCAGCACGTTCACAGTGTCGGCTGAAATCGCTTCGACGACTCAGCGCGGTACCGCCAAGTTCGCTACGGCCGACTTTGCAGTTGACGTTGCTGGTGAAGTCACGATCAAGGCTGCTGGTGTTGACAACGCTCAACTCGTCAACAGCACGATCACCGTCACTGGCACCACTGGCTCTGACGCAGTGGCACTTGGCGAATCGTTCTCGATCGTCGGTGGCTCCGCTCCGATCACGACCGTGTCTGCCGCCAACTCGGTGACGATCAGCGTTGCTGATGCTGATGTATCCACCAAGGGTCTCGCTTCGTTCAACAGCGCTCACTTCAGCGTCTCGTCTGGTGCTGTCAGCCTGCTCGCAACGCTCGACGATCTGGACAACGTGTCGTCTGCCGACCTCGCTGCTACTGGCACGCTGCTCACGAAGTCAGCTGGCGACTGGGTCCCAGTGTCCCGCGTCGACGTTGCTGGTTCCGTCAACCTTGGCGATCTGCAAGACGTCGGCTCTGCCGCACCGACCGCAACGTACGCTCTCATCGGCGACGGCTCTGCTTGGCAAGCCAAGAAGATCTTCCACGTTGACACCATCTCGGCTGCTGCCACATCATGGGTTGTCACGCACAACCTCGGCACCAAGTACTGCAACGTGACGATCGTTGACGCTACCGACAACGTGGTGATCCCACAGTCGATCGTGTTCGACAGCACGACTCAACTCACCGTGACCTTCAACACCGCCATCACTGGCAAGGCTGTTGTCATGGGCGTGGCATAACACCTCCCTGAGGTAAATCCCGAAAGGGCGGCGCAAGCCGCCCTTTTTTGTTGCCCGCCCATAAATAGAGGCAACAGCTCACAACAGTAAAGGGACACTCAAATGAAGTTCTACGGCCACGCCAATCTACAGCAGAACGAGGTGCAGAATGCTGCGCTGAGTACTCTCACCAATTTCCCAGACGCGCCAGTTGTTGGACAGCTGGCCTTCGTGAATAGCATCGTCTACATCTGCGTCGGCGCTGGAGCGCTCCCAGTCTGGGTTCCACTCACGCGTGAGATCACGTCGTACACGCACTCACAAGGTAGTGCTTCAGCTACTTGGAACATCACTCACAACCTCAACACGACAGAGGTCAATGTTCAGGTCTATGGCACAGACAACAAGGTCCTTATGCCAGATGAAATTCTGGTTCAGACCCCAACGACCGCTACGATCTACTTCAACTCCGCCGTCGCTGGCAAGGCGGTTGTGGTCACTGGCTCGTTTGAAGGCAATCCAAAGCCGGCCTACGCGTTCACGTTCAATCAAGGCTCAGCCTCGACTACTTGGACCATTGACCACAATCTCGGCTACCACCCAATCGTGCGCGTCTTCATCGGCCTCAATGAAGTTCAGCCATCGTCAATCGTTCACGACACAGCCAATCGCGTCACGGTCACCTTCACCACACCGCAGGTCGGCTACGCCCGCCTGCTGTAAGGAGTCATCATGGCTCTCACGCGTCGTATTGCCACGGTCTACAACCATACGCAGGATACTCCTGCGGCTACGTGGACCATCATTCACAATCTGCATGACTACCCAATCGTTGACGCCTACGTCACGGTTGATGGTGAGCTGCAGAAGGTCATTCCGCAAGCCGTCACCTACGTAAGCGACACCACCTGCACGGTGTCGTTCGGTGAAGTGCTCAGCGGCTATGCATCGGTGGTGTAATCATGGTAGGTATTCCAGTCTACACCCACACGCAATCTTCAGCGTCTTCCACTTGGACGGTGAACCACAACCTTGGCCGCAAGCCAAACGTTGATGTTGTCATTCCACACACTGGACAATCAGAGGTAGTTCTGCCTCTCAAGATTCAGGTGACATCAGACAATCAAGTGGTCATCACGTTCACGTCAGCTCAGACAGGTATCGTTCGCCTGAGCTGACGCGAACACAGCAGAAGGAGACCCAACATGTTTGGGCTATTGTCAACGAAGCTCGTAGCCATCTGTGCTGCTCTCTCCATCGCCTGCATTGGCGCTTGGGGAGGGTTGCAGTATCTGAAGCTGCAGAAGTCGAAGGCCGCTCAAGCGCAAGCGGTGCTTGAGAAGGAAGAAGCTATCTCCGCTCGTGACAAGGCGATTGGCATTGCAGCGATGAACGCGCAGACCATCGCCGATCTGCAAGCTGAGAAGGTCTCAGCCGATGCAGCCGTCGCCAGCCTCGAAGCAAAACGCAAGAAGGATGCCGTGACGATTGGGCGACTTGGAGACATCATTGCTGCTCAGCGCAACGACCCAGCGAATCAGGTCGAGCTCAGCCCTGTCCTTGCTGCGGTGGTCCATCAGATTCAGGTCGATCGGGCCAATCGCGGAGAGATGCCATGAGGTACGCGCTGCTCTTCTGCCTGCTGCTCGTTGGCTGCGACTCAATGGTGCGAACCAAGGAGATCGTCGTGCCTGAGTATCACTACGTGGTGCGCACAGCTCCCGCTGAGCTGAAGCGTCTGCCACCCTATCCACCGAACATTCCTGCCTCTGGCGCTACTCAAGTAGATCTCGCTCAGTGGATTCGTGCGACTGAAGAGCGGCAGTATCGCCTTGAAGGAATGATCACCACGCTCGTCAAGTTCTACGAGGCGCCAGCTCCAGCAGCATCGGCGGCATCTAAGTGAGCTGCTGTCCTGAACCACCAGAGATTAGTCTCGGCGAAGGTGCCGATGGCGCCAACGCTGGCCCAGAGACGGCAATGCAGCCAGGTGAATCCATTGAGTGCTACGCTGCGCGCATGGGCGATCAGACCGGCAAGATGGATGACGCGACCGAACACCCGCCAGACAAGATTGCCAACACCGGCATCTTCGTCAAGGCGTCAGACGCCAGTCTCGACACCACCTTCACGCTGACGCCTGGCTCGACGAAGGTCGCAGTCACTTGGACACTAACGCCAGCGCTGCCGGCTCCGATCGTCTTCACCAACGGACACCTCACGGGCAAGTTCAATGACGCTGATCTTGGCAAGCCATTCGAGGTGCTGGTCACGGCGCTCGACGCTGCTGGTACAGAGATCGACTCGCGCACGTTTCGCTTCTCACCGGTGAAGGGCACCGCCACCAACGGCATCACGATGATTCACCCGTTGCCCGGCGCCATCGTCAACAGCAAGTTTGGACCGCGCGTTCACCCAATCACCAAGGCGCAGAAGCTGCACACCGGCGTCGACATGAAGTACACTGATCGGCACACGGGCGACGTGCTCGCTGCTGCCGATGGCACGGTGACGTTCGCTGGCGTCAGCGGAACGCTCACCTCTGGCTATGGCAACTGCGTCAAGATTCAACACGCCAACGGGTCTGGTGAGGTCATGTGCGGCACGACGTATGGCCACATGGCGCGCATCTTCGTGACCACAGGCCAGAAGGTTGCAGCCGGCACCCGCATCGGACATGAGGGCACAACGGGCTCCTCAACTGGCAATCACCTGCACTTCGAAGTTCGGCTGCCAAACGGCACGCCAGTCGACCCGCTCCCATACATTCGTGAGGGCGTTACAACTGCACCTGAGACAACGCCAACCGGCGATCCACAAGGTGCTCAGACGCAGGCTGGTGGTGGCAGCGCGGTGAGCGCCCCAGACAGCGCCGCCAAGGGAGCGCCCTGCCCAGCCGGCAATGTCAATCCAGAGACGGGTGCTGCAGCCCCACCACCGCCGCCCTACGTGCCGCCGGCACTCCCCAGTGGAGACGCCTTCGAGAAGGCGTGGTTCTTCACGATGCAGCACGAGGTTGGTCCGCACTGGATGACGCAACCCCAGTGGTCGCCGGGTGATGCGGACCTAGATGCTGGCAAGATCGAGACGCCGCTCAATCGCAAGCAGTGTGGTTACAAGCCAGGCCCGAACTTTCCAGGCGGTGAGACGAAGTTCGGCGTTGCGCAGAACCCGAACAAGCCGAACATCGTTGTCACGACGCTGACCTACGATCAGGCCAAGTCGTTTGGTAAGTCGAACTACTGGACGCTGTATCACCTTGACACCGAGCCAGCCTTGATCGCCATTCTGATGTTCGACTTGAACTATCTGCACGGACCCAACAACGCCAAGAAGATTCGTCAGGGCGCTGGGCTCACGGGTACGTACAACACGAAGGCCGAGCAGGACGCCGCGTGCGAGCTGCTGACCAAGTCAGCGCTCGCATTCATCAGCGGATTGAACCCGACCTATCAGAAGGGTTGGATTGCTCGAACAACTGACCGTCAGGCCTACGTCAAGTCGTTGCCAATCCCGTTGGCGTGACCTTGCCGTGATAGGCAACCTTGCCGTGCTGCTTGAGCGTCGACAGAGCATCGAGCGCGCCGTCGGTATCGCCGAACACGAAGACCTGCGGCTGCGATCCAGCCGAGAAGGCGCAGCTCAGGCCAGCCTTGGTCGCAATGGCGCTGATGGTCTGCGCGTCTGTGCCGATGAGCGTGTGAACGTCGAGAATGAGGAGGGTGTGCATCAGAAGCTCGACAGGTAGATGCGAACGAAGGTGCGGTCGTCGACGTACTCGACCTGAACTTCGAGAACGACCATGCGACGACCGTCGACGATCAGAACGTCGGACTTGCGCGCCACGAAGACATGCTCGGCGCTAACGATTCGAAGGACCTCATCGTGATGATGAAGCGAGAGTGTGGTTGGCATGTTCAGATGTCCTCGGGAATGGGTTGAAGGTGTTGCTCGTTGGGTTGAGCATTGACGAACTTGGAGGCGGCGTCCTCGGATTCGAAGACGTGCGGCATCGGGCAGCTGTACGTCGGCTCGTAGACGAACTCGCCATTGCGTCGCATCAGGTAGTGGTAGAGCGGTTCCTTGGTGTCTGTCGGATCACGCGGCAGGTTGGCGGCGCGCTTGACGGTCCAACCCTTGCGCTCGAGCTCTTCGAGCAGGTAGGTGAAGAGGCCGAACTCGATGATGGTGAACATGGTGACCTCAGCGCAGGCAAGGATGAGGAATGTCGCCACCGTAGTCGACGCTGAACCGAAGGCCAGCGGCGATCTTGACGAGCCACTCTTCGGCTTCGCCGGCATCGAGGAAGTTGGCGCCGTCGGCCAGGCGTTCGGCGAGGAGGCTTTGTTCATCCTCGGTGAGCATGGTCATAAAGGCGGCCATCAGGAGTTCTTGAGCATTCACGATTGGCTTTCGAAGTTCATGCAGCCATTATACACCGATCCTGCATTCTGTAAATAGGTAAAGCGTAACGACAGGAGGCTGTTACAAATGGCAGGCAACGTAGCAAGAATCGGCGACCCAATCTCGTGTGGTGATCACGTAGCGACTGGGTCGTCGGACGTCTTCATCAACGGCATGCCGGTAGGCGGCGCCGCCACTGATGATCTGCCGCAGACCACTGGGCACGGCTGCTATCCGCCGACGTACTTCGTGGTGTCCAAGGAGGTCACCGTCTTCGTCAATGGGCGACCAGCCGCCATTCGTGGCAAGACGAAGATTCGCATTCACAACTGCGGCTCCGCCTGGCATGATGGTATCGTTCTGCCTGACACGACGCCATCAGCCGAGGGTGGCGTCAGCTTCGACAGCCCATGAAGAACATCGTCGTCCCAACCTACGGTTTCAAGCCGCCGAACCTATTCACGACCCGAGTTCAGCTCCGAACCTGCTCTAGTCGGCGGGCGCGCCTTTGGATTGGAGGAACCTACTTTCGCGCTCGCGATCCTGGCGTGGCTGGCAACAACATCACCATCGAGGTTGTCGAGATTCACCCAGCCGGAGCCGTTGATGCCGAAGCCTACTGCATCGTCACCAATCACAACCTCAAGGAAGCAGAGAACGTTGTTGGGGCTGCTCTCGACGTGTTCGAGCTGTCTGGGACAGCGCAGGACCTCTGGCAATTTGAGGGGCTGACAACGCCCACACCATCCGCACAGAAATATAGCATTAGTTGGCAAATAAGGAATTTGATGAGGATCGGGCAGCCATACACGCTGCCGACGCCAACTACTTCGCCATTCACGCCAGGCCGCTTGTTTTTTGTGCCGGGAGAGATCTCCCTTAAGACCACGAAAAGTGCTGCGGATTTCGCTGCGCCTGACGTCATTTCCGTTCAGCAGCGCTTTCGAATGTATCCGCTTTTGAGCAAAACGGTGACGCCCGTCGCCGACGCAAGTGGCAGCGGAACTGGCACCACAACAACCTCGGTTGGCTGGGACATCGACGACCTGCGAACGCAAATCAATGATAACGACCCTTGGGTGGAGATGATCCCACGGACAGCTCTGCCATCAACACCTGAATCTGGGAATGGCATCGCCCCTGCGCGTGGCGAGCTGAACGACAAGCAGGACGATAAGGTGGACGACTCAGTGCTGACCGCCTTCGTGGCAACTCGCCTCAAGAACGGCGATGGTCTACCGGACACACCGAACAAAGAGCGCACCGGACCTTGTCGAGCGCTCGTTCACGTCAGCTATGGAGAGATGCAGGACGGTGGGCTCTCTGAGCACAACACCATCTACGAGTGGGTAGGCGATTCAGCTATCGCTGGAGCGTGGCAACCCTACTGATCCTCTTCAGGCTTTGAAGAGATCTTGCCGATCCAGTTCTTGTAGTCTGGAGTTCCAGCGACTGGGTCGGTGAACACGAGCTGCTTGTTGCGCAGCATCACGTTGCCACTGTGAAGGTCAATGTTCTTGACCCCATAGGTCAGAATGTGAGTCCAGATCTTGACGAGGTTCGTGTCACCATAACCAAGACCGAAGGCAAGCTTCAACCCCTTGGCGAGCTCGCCAGAGTCATCGTCCTCAACGTAGTTCGAGAAGTGATCTAGAATCTCTTCGTTGTCTGGACCGTCCTTCGGCAGCTTCAGCGCTCGAACCCAAGCGCGAAAGAGCTGGCTCTCGTCTTTGATTGGCGTCATCTTCTCCATGAAGAGGATGATGTACTTCTGCTTGCCGTGCGTGAACGGCAGCTGCTCGATGATCTGCGGGACGTACGGATTGCTCTGATTCGCCTGACACCACGCCGCGTACGCTGCGTACTTCTTGTCCTTCGCCGTGTAGACCTTCGTCACAACGTTGTGGAACTGCGGATGCTGAAAGACCTGCGAGAAGGCGCCGCCACCAAGCTTCGTGATGCCCTCCTTGTCGACCAACCGAATCAGGTAGTCGTGAAGGGATTCCTCGGCGAGCAGCTCTTGAACTTTCATTCTTCGGCGAACCATTCTTGATACGTACCTGGAAAGTCAGCTGGTTGATAGAACCACAGGCCGTCCTCGCCAACGCGCAGCTTGATGGTGATCTTGATCTGCTCAAGCGTACCGAGCATCACTGGCGAGATTGCCGTGATGAAGTGCGGACCGGCTGGAAACAGCACGAGCATTCCACGCTGCGGAATGAGACTGAAGTTGAAGGCCGGAAACTCGAGCTTGCCACCGTAGACCTCGTAGCTTGGGTCGAGCGGCACGCCGTTGTTGTAGTCCTTCAGCCAGATGTAGCCGACGAGGTCGACGTCCTTGACCTTGAGCCACTTCTTGCGCACGTACTTCGCGTTCTCGCACCCGTGCAGCTCGCACGGATTCTTCTGATCCTCGAAGTACTGTGAGAAGACCGGTGGCTCCATGCCAGCAACGTCGGCGCCGTAGCGCTCTTGTATAGTCTGAAGATGTTCTTGCACCGCTGCCTTGAGCAGTAGCATGAATTCACCGTCGCGTAGAATGCGCGAGTGCTTCAGCGGTCGAGTGGTCTCATCGTCCAGCGTCTCAACGGACGGGACGGTGATGCCATACTCTTTGATGATGCGTTCGCAGCTTGCCGGCGAGATGAAGTCATCAACGACAATGAACGGTGATTTGATATGTGTCATTTGGTTCAGAAGAGTGCAGCCAGATCCTTGCCGACGACGAGACGCGTTTCGCCTTCTCGCACCAGCACTTCAAACATCGACCCACCACGCTCGGTGGTGATCAACATGCGGGACATTGGCGTCGTGAGATCGTTTGGCCAGAAGCTGCAGACGCTTTCGTTCAGCTTGTAGGTCGTGCGCGGACCTAGCTCTTCGAAGTGAACGTAGAGCACGCTGGTGTCGGCGGTGCCACGAATCGCCGGAATTACCTCGCCTTCGACGGTGACCGTGCCAAGCGATTCCTCGACTGGCAGCTCTTCCTCTTCAGGCGGTGGCGCAGCGTCATCGGTGCGTGGCTCCTTCTTCTCCTTTGGCGCCTTCGGTTCCTTCGGCTCTTCGGCCTTCGGTTCCTCATCAGTTGGCTCCTCTTCACCGTCGTCGACCATACCGATGACGATGTGAAGGATGTTCGACGGCGTCGGCTCAACGACCTCGTAGTCGACGCCGGCTCCGTCGAGCGCCGTCTTCACGGCTTCAGCATCCTCATTGGATGCGAGAACAACAATCTTTCCCATGGCTTACCCCAGTCCTGCAATGCGGCGGAAGCGCTCGAGCTCTGATGGCTTCGAACGTCCCTCGTTGATAACCTTCTTCGGCTCAGGCTTTGATGCCTCGACGACCGTGACCGGTGAGGAGTCCTTGACCTCACCAGCAATCTTTTCCTTGTCGATGCCGATGCGCTTGACGACTTGATAGGTCTTGCACGCCGAACCGTCTGAATCCATGATGCCGACGGAGAACACGATGTCAAAGCACGCCACCTCACCGCTGACGTCGTACGACACGGCGTTGATGGAGTTGGCGTACACGCTGATGGTGCGCTTCGGCACCTCAGTGGCTGGCGGCGGATAGTCAACTGGGTCGCCGACCACGACTGAGTTGCCACCTGAGTAGACCTGTGCGGACTGTGCGGACTGTGCGGACGTGCTAGCAAGCGCGCTCGTGTCAAGCCCCAATTGAAATTCGTTTACATCTGCCATGAATGACCTCGACTGTTGTCAGTAGGTTCTATTTATCAACATCTGGTAGAACTGTTCTACGCGCTTTGCGAGCGGCTCGTAGTACTCGTCAAGGTTGTAGCTGAACTCCATCGGGAAGCCCTCGCCAACCGTCATCAGAATGATGCCACGGTTGATGTTGGTGCCGAACAGCTCGTTGTGCGCGATGGCGTAGAAGGCGAGCTGAAGAGGATAGTCCTCGATGTTCTCGTAGCCCTTGACACGCCCAGACGTCTTGAAGTCGATGATGGCTGGAGCGCTCTTGTACTCGCCAGCCAGGTCGCAGCGCCCAGCAACCTCAAGCGCTGTCGAGTAGAGCGACATCTCCTGTCCGTAGACGGCAGTAACCTTCTTCAGCTTGGTTGACAGCGCACGATAGGCGCCAATCGCCTTCTGTGGCACCGGCTCACCGTTCACTGGGGCGTAGGGATCCTCGCCATTGAAGCCACGCTCTGCGAGCAAGTGAACCATCGTGCCGTGATCTGTCGCAGCCTTGGAGAAGGCGTCAGCCGCCTCGTGTCCCATTGAGTTGCGCCAGTTCTCCAGCGCAGCCGCAGCTTCAGGCGACTTGGTTGCGCCCAGCACCGTCGTGATGCTCGGGTAGGCGCCGCCCTTCGTGTGATACCACCTGTACCCGAGTTCGTTTGATGTCGTTAGCTCGGGGTAGGTGAAGGTGGTCATTTGCGGTGGCTGAGAGTTTTGTTCATGCGAACGAGTCGCTTAGACATTGGGCGGCGGCGGGTCCGCTTGCCCTTCATGATTCGAATGATCTTCTTCTTGCGTCCAGCAATCTTCAGCTTCATGCGAGTTGAAGCCTTAGCGCGTGGTCGAAAGGCAGCCTTAGCCGATGCAACAACGCGTCCCTTACGGAACCCGCTCGTGACTCGAAAGCCACGCTTGATCTTGCTACCGCTGCGACGAAAGGCTTTCTTGATACCTTCGTCAAGATTGACATAGTCCTCAGCGACTATAGTATCATCGGCATTGAGGTCCTCGAACTCAGAAGCAGGTTGCTCGACTGATTCGCCATCATCTTCCTCATACTGATCGATGCCCATATCCTTCAGCGTCTTCAATGGGATCAGCAACCCATTCGGAAACGTGTCGTCGTCCTGAAGACGAATGACGATGTCGTTCTCGCGGGTCGACACCTCGAGAATGTCGCCCTTCGTCGTACGAACCTCACCGTCCTCAGCATTCTCAGCAAGGTCGAAGAGAACGTTAAGATTGTGCGAGTCGAGGCGAAACGAAAAGTCATCGCTCGACAGCATCATGCCGAGGTTCGCGAGGTCGCCAACGCTCCACCCACCCGTTGGAGTGAGCGGTTCGTCTTCAGCGACCTTAGCAACCTCAAGCAGCAGCGACATCACTCAGCCTTGGTCTTGTTCAGAAACGCGATCATTGCGGCCTTCGTCTGCGGATTGCGCGAAGCGGCCTTGACAGCGCGAATCAGACCTGGCATGTTGACGACGCGGACCAGCTTTTCGTCTTGCAGGTTCAGACCGAGATGCTTGAAGATGCTGTCAGCAGACAACCAGAGGTTGGACATGTTTGGAGCGGCTGGGGCAGCAGCCGGTGCGGCAACATCTTCCATCGCGACCTTCTTCGGACCGCCGACCTTCTTCTCACCAGCAACGCCGTCGTTCATCTTGATGCCAGCGTAGCGAGCCAGCGTGAGCACTGCCATACGAACGTTCTCATCTTGACGAAGCTTGGCAATGGCGCGCTTCATGCTTGACTTGACGGGAGCCTTGGCTTCGCCAGTCACGAGCTCGCGTGGAGCGCCGAGCAGCACGAGGATTTCCTCGACCATCTTCTGAAACTGACTGCCTTCGAGCTCTTCGTCGCTGAACTCAGCGACCTCGGCCTTGGCTTCCTTCACCAGAGCCTCGACACCATAGAAAGCACAGAGCGCAGAGTGCAGCGACAAGAACGAGCGAACACGAGCCGACTTGGTGCGCAGCTGTTGAGCCGCCTCGACCACGCTGACCTTGATGTCCTGCTTGTTCAGATAGATGCCAGGAATGCCGCACAGCGACATGACCTCAGCAATCTTGTCGGCGAGATCGCTCTCACCGCCGATGTCGCGCATACCGCGCTTCATCGTCTCGACAGCTGGGTCGAAGGTGAATGCCTTCTTCTTGACCGGGGCTGGGGCCTTGGCTTCGTTGAGGCGAGCCAGGAATTGTTGTCCAAGTGACATGGTGTCTCCTTCAGTTAGGCTTGCTCAGCAAGCCAGTATGGATAGTCTTCACGGGATACACCCGCACGCTTCAACACGCTTATGGCAGTTGCGCAGTCGGCTGCGTACTTCTCAGCAATGTACTTTCGAATGAGCTCAGTCTTGGTGAACTTGCCCTCAGTCAATCCAGTCACGACGCGAACGCCACCCGTGCCAAGCGCGTGAAGCTGACCAACGACGGCCTCAAGGCGCGACCACGTGGCCCGCTCGGCTTCGGTTGCTTCAGTCGACACGACGGCGTCTGGGTCCAGGCTTTCGGTCAGGTCATCGTACTCGGCGATGGTGTCCATCTCGCCGTCGTTGTCAAGGTCATCAAAGTCGTCGTGGCTTGGGTCGCCAATCGGCGCCTCGTTCTCTGCGGCTTCGGTCTTGTCCTCTGGCCACACGACATCAACGATGTCGAAGTCCATTGCCAGCTCATTGAGCGCTTCTTCAATGTCCTTCTCGGCGCCGAGCAGCTGCTTCATCTTGTCTTCAAAGGCGTCGGCTTGCTCAGCGTTGACGTAGACCTTGACGATCTCATTGTCGCTCGTCTCAAGGCCGAATGGAACCGTGTCGACCTCGTCGTTCAGCTCAGCCGCACGATCGAGATACGATGCCACATCAGAGCCGCTGATGTTGCCGTCGGTGTTGATTGTGTTGCGCATCGTCGAGAAGCCAATGTCAGACGCATCGGTCTTCTGACTCAGATCTTGCGTGCCAGTTGTGGCCTTTGGTTGAGAGTACACTGGGATGCCAGATACCTCTTTCAGTAGTGACATCATTTCACTCCTCCTGGTGGTGGGCGACGGAACATCACGCCAAGCGGCTGTCCGTCTCTTCCGAGTGGCTTACCCTTGCGTGTTCGCTTCTCGATGTTTGGGTGCCTGCCGGCACGTCCTTGAACGTTTGAGATGCTGCCAGAGTTCGTGCTGGTCGCCCCAGTCGTTGGCGTCGCGGCTGGGCCTGAGTCTGGTCCTGCGGCAATCTCTCCATCCTCGCCGAGTAGCTTTTGATTTGGTGCCATTACGATAGTGGTCGGCGTGTTTGCCGTGTCTCCGAATTGAAGCAGCGTGTCCTGAATGATGCGCAGTCTTGGTTGAAGCGGCGACATCGGGACGAACTGCTGAACGTAGAAGTAGATGCGCGGCAGAAACTTGACCTTCTCATCGAACGTCATGGTGTCGTAGCGAAACGCATCCTCGATGAGGTTATTTATGCGCTCGGTATTCAACGACGGAGTGCGCTTCTGAAGGAAGATCATGGTCGCCAGATGGTCGTCCCAGTTGATCTTCAGCATCTTGCCGAACGACAGCTCCATGTGTAGAAAGCGAACGTGCTGCTCTGGGACCTTGCGAGCGATACGCGACATTTCGGCGGCGAGCTTCTTGCCGAGGATTTGCACCGCACGTGGTGTGTTCGACTTCCAAACGAGGTAGCCCCAGTAGTTCAGCGCGCTCATGCCCGGCTCGAGTCGGTTCAAACGATGGTGAGCTTGGTCTCGAACAAAGCGCAGCACCCCATTGTTGTCCTGCGCCTTGTAGATAACAACTGACGCCAGCACAGTAGCGAAGTAGACGTTCATCAGCGTCCAGAAGTCTGGGACTTCAATCGTGTGAGAGATGTCAACTTGCACGCGCCGCTCAGACAGCAGACCCTCGTGCAGCTCAGTGTTCTTGGTGGCGTGCGCTGCCACAGCATCCTTGCCATACAGCACGCCAACAAGCTTGATGAGGCTGTCGGCCTTGTTAACGTTAACGATGAGCTCTGCCACCTCGCTCTTCGCTTCAGCGAAGGCACCATAGGTGCGCTTGATGACCTCTGGGCTCAGACCAATAGTGCGTCCGGTCTTCAGCTTCAGCGTGTACTTGCGCTGATGCTTCTTGAAATTTGTCAGCAGCGCGTCAAGCTCGACGAGCGCGTGCTGCCCAAGCGCTTCGATCTTGCGCTGCGTGCCGAGGTAGTCATCAGCACGCAGTGTAGCTGCAACGCTGCGCAGCGTCTCAGTGGCGTGCGAACCCTTGGCGCCAGCGAAGATCTTGCGAGCTTCGCGATTGATGGCAAGGTCTTGATTGCCGAGAAGCTTGGCAATCTGAATGCGCAGCAGACCAACAACGCCACCGCGCTGTTCGAGCGGGGCTTCATCATCGGTAGTGCGAACAGAACCAGAGATCGTGTCGATCACAGCGTTGTTGAACGCCTTGATGGTGCCAAAGCCGTCAGTGTCAACGAGCTTGTAGGTCCCGCCAGTCGTTGGGTCCTTGATGTTGACGCCAGCAACGCCGTTGTCCTCATTCGGAAAGGGATTGGTTGGACCGTGCGTTGGCTTCAGCTTGGAGACGAGACCACTGAGCAACTCGCGCTTGATCGGCAGTTGAAACTTCGACTTGAGCTCTGCTGTCACGCGCTTGCGCTCAGACTTTGCTGCGTCGCGCTGCTCGGCTGGGATTGACGACATGTCTGCAGTGAGCAGATCAAGGTTTGTCAGACGATCGACGCCTGAGACGTTGTCAAGCCACAGCTCAAGCTTCTTCAGAGCGCTGTTGACGTTGACGCCCTTGAGCTTTGACGAGTGAATCGGCGGCTCAGTGACGAAGCGAAACTTGTGCATCTCAAGCTTGCGGTCGATGTTCGTTCCGTCTGACGACTCGACCGTCATTGAGCGAGCTTCAACCTCGGTGTTGGCAAAATCGGCGATGATCTTGGAGACCTTGAGCTCATTCGTTCCTTCAGCGCTGTCGAGAATGGCGATGTAGTGAATGCCATCGGCACCGTACACAGCAGTCTTCTCCTGCTTGCCGAAGATGGCTTCAGCCACGATGGCATCGCCTGGCAGTAGGGCAGCCTTGATGACACCAAGCTTCACCTCAAGTGCAGCGTGAGCCGAGCGCAGCGAGTTGTTTGACAGCACGTTCGGGTAGTCGGCTTCGCTGTGAAAGCGCTCAGCGTGAGCGTTCGGGCGACTGGTGTAGAAGTTGCCGGCTTCGTCGAGACCAAACCAGAAGACTGAGCCGTCAAGCTTCTCCGAAACTTGTAGCTGCCCCAATCGACGAACCGTATCGATGAACGACTTCGGATCAAGGTCCTCAAGATGCTTGTAGTCTGCTGCCATGTAGAATCGCTAAGCTTTGTGAAGCTTATTTATGCCCAAAAGGACAAGGAGGCAGAACCTCCTTGTCCTTCACTTGTGAGCTTCGAGCGACTTACTCGTCGTTCATAGCTTCGACAGCAGCGACTGACGCGTCAACGGCGTCATCGACTGAGGCGTCAACGGCAGCCTTGTCGGCCAGCTCCTTCTTGACCGCTTCGGCGATCTGATTGCCGACGGACTGAAGCGCGGCTTGCGTCTTCATGGCGGCGAGCTGTTCCTTCTGCAGGTCAGCTTGGAAGCTGTTGTAGATCACGATGGCGGATTGAATGCCTTGGCTGAAGTCGGCCACGTTGTAGCTGACGCCGTCGAGGGTGATGGTCTTGGTTTGTTCGGTCATGGATGACACTCCGTTTGTGGGTTGGTAACGTTGCTATTTATACGCCGTCGGCGGCATCTTTTCGTGGGTTCGGGTTAGGTCGGCGAGCGTCATCTTCTGCACGCCAGCCTTTGGTGCGTCGCCCATGGTGAGCGATGTCTTCTTCTTGAACTTCAGCTCTGGCTCGGACATGTCGGTGACGCGCAGCGTCTCCTTGTTCCAGCGCATCATGCACGTCTTCGATGAGGCATCGGAGTTTCGAGCCTTCGGGAACTCGAAGCGGTACTCGCCAGCCTCGTGCATCGCGTCGGTCTTCACCGTTGAGATCATCAGGTCGGCCGTGTTCGTCTTGGACGAGCCACCCTGCACGTCGCCTTGGTGCGTCTTCTCGCCAGCGTTGATCTTCTCGGTGGCGTGCTTGCCGAGCTGTGATCCGCTGATCATGATAGCGTCGTAGTCGAAGCCAATGCCGCGCACCTCTTCTGACACCATCTGATCCTTGAGGAACATGTTGGACGAGTCGGTCTTGCGAGCGGCTTGCATGATGTCGAGGTAGTCGACGACAACCCAGTCTGGCCGAAAGCCCTTGCGAGCTTCGAGCTCGCGCAGATAGGCGAGCACGTGGTTGGCGTTGGTCACGCCCTCTCGCATGCGCTTGATGAAGAGGCGGGCGCCGGTGCGAGTGCCGAAGGCTTCGATGTCATTCGCGACCTGCGTCTTGCACGGCAGAATGTCGCGTGACGCAATGCGAGCGATCATCTGGTCGGCACGAAGGGCGTATTTGCTGTCCTTCATTTCGATTGAGATGATGACGCCGTTCAGGCCCTGCTCCATGAGATTGATGCCGAGGTTCAGCATGTTCACGGACTTGCCGCCGCCAGACGGAGCGAGAAACAGCACGAGCTCTTGTCGTCCAACGCCACCGCCGATGAGGGCATCAACGTCCTTCCACCCGGTGCTGATGACCTTCTCGGTCGTCTCAGCGCGCTCGAGCCGTGCCAGCACGTTCTCGAAGTACTCGATGCCGAAGTCGTCCTGCAGCCCGATGAGCGAGGCTGACTTGAACTGCTCGATGATGCCCGCGTAGTCCTGCTTCTCAATGAGCCCTGGGACCTTGTGGGCGACCTCGATCATTGCAGAGGCGGCACAGAAGCCTGCGATCTGTTCGGCAAGGTAGTCGACGTCACCACGCGGTATTGAAAAGATTTCTGGTGTGCTCTTTGTAGCTGCCTGAAAAATAGGACCCGCTGGTACTGATCGATATTCTTGATAGTACGATTGAAGAAATCGCACTGCGCCCTGCATGTTGCCATCGAAGTACTCCGGCTTGATAATTGGATTGACCCGAGCGAACAGGTCCGGTGACGAGAGCAGCGCGTTGAGATACAACCGTTGCCCATCTGCATCCATGAGAAATTCTAGTGCCATTGGCTCTTCCTGAGTTTTGATTGAAGCAGCCCGAGTCCAAGCTGCATTTTAGATTGTACACCTTTTGACTTAGTCGTCGCATTGCGAATTAGGGTGTAGATCGTGTAGATGAGGCCGAACTTGCAAACGCTGTCGTTGATGTCATCGGCGTTCGGATCGACGAACGTCAGCTCCCAACCCTGACGCAGCACGTCCTCGCCGAGGTCGCTGCCGTTGCTGTCACGGTCGATGACGAAGATGATGCGCCGACGAGTTCGCTTGAGCAGCTCGATCTTCGCAGCGTTCAGCGACGAGCCGAGAATGCAGATGCCGTTGATCGTCTCGGCGTCGAACGCGCCCTCTGTCACGAACAATGGTTCGTCGCTGTACTGGTTCAGCAGGTCGAAGTTGTAGATGATCGCGTCCTTGGCGATCGGGCAGTTGCGATAGCGTGGCTTGACCTCGCGGTCGATCGACCGGCTCTGCCAGTAGATCAGCTTGCCATCTCGCCAGTACGGAATGATGACGCGGCGCAGGTGGGCGGGCTCGAGGCTGAAGTAGAATCTCAACGGGTCAACGTGCCGGCCCAACAGGTACTCAATCAAGGGCTCCTGATGACCATCGTTGCCGGTGCTGCCAAGTTGAAAGGTACGGCTCGGAAACTCGATCTCTGGCGTGTGGAGGTTGACCTTCTTCGTCAGCGAGTCAAGCGTCAGCACCTTCTCGGTCGTGTCCTTGTTGAAGAACAGGGTCGACGTGATTGCTTGAACGTCCTTCTCGACGATGCCATTGGCGGCGAGAACCTCCTTCATCCACCGACTGAACTTGCCAGTGCCCTCCTCGTATGAGGCGTGAAAGTGACAGTTGTAGCAGTTGTAGAACACCTCGTCAGGCTCGAGCCGCCAGCCAGCTCGCGCTGAGTGGTCGTTGCAGAGCTGACACCGATGCTCGTAGAAGCCGGTGTTTCCCAGACGACCAAGCGCGACGCGCTCACGAATGAGGTCGCCGAGGTACGCTTGCTTCTTCACTTGAGAAGACGTTTGATTTGAGTGTGGAGAAAGTAGTGGCAGCGCTCGTCGCGCCAGCCGCTCACGCGCTTGACCCAAGTGCGAAAGTTCGACTCGTGCAGCTTGTCGTTCTTCAGCACGTCAGCGAAGTGGACAACGCCACGAACGAGGTACTCGTCGTTGCGCCGCTCGGTTCGACACGCGAGAACCATTGGGAATGGATGCCCATTCTGAACCTCGGTGCGAGCAACCTCGAGCTCAGTGCTGTTGAGGCGATAGACGCCATCAGCTTCGCACCGAATGAGACCCTTGCCCCAGTCTTCACAGACGAAGGCAAATGGCGCGTGATTGTAGGTCGACACGCTCACGGACAGCTCACCGAGCTGTCGCTTGAGCGCTAGCTCGATTGCCAGACCGTAGCTGACATCACCGTAGCGTGGTGCTTCGCCGAACGCGAGGTCGTCCTGCGTGACGACGCCTTTAGTAAGTGAGAGGAGCTTGTTCATACGGCTATTATACCGGCTCGAACAGGCTCCTCGTCCGAGGAGCAGGTTTAGGCCTTGCGAGCCTTGCGCTGGTTCAGCTTGGCCAGCGCGCCGGTCGAGTACGGTGAGCTCGTCATCCCGACGGCAGCACCCGGGCCCTTGTTGTAGGCCACGAGCAGCGCTTCACCGTGATAGCCGTAGTCGCGCTGCAGCACGAGGAGGTACTTGGACCCGACCTCGATGTTGAAGTGCTCGTTGAGAATCAGATTGGCCTTGACCTCGTCGTCGGTGCGCGTGTGGAAGCCGTACTGAGCGAAGAGCTGCGGCCACTTGGACAGGACGTCGCGGGCTGCGGCGAGCTTGATCTGCATCGGCCCGAAGTAGGCGTCGGCGCCTGGATTGGCGACCTTGTACGACGGGTTGGCGCCGGCCTGCGTTTCTTGAAGCAGCACGGCTTGCACGAGCTCTGGCTCCTTGTGGCCGTCGGCCTTGGCGATGTCATAGGCTGTCGCCAGCATCTTCGCTTGCGACATCGACACGCGCTCTGGCATCACGACAGCAACACCACCCGCACTCTTCTCGCCGATGACGGAGGACGGAGCAGACTTTGGAACGTGGGAAAAGAGGGCGAAGGCCGCAATGATTGCCAGCATCGTCACCAATGCCAGCATTGATAGAACTTTTTTCATGGTCACACCTTGGTTAAAGTTGGTGGGACCAGTATTTAGGTCCAACCTAGCTCTATTATACCAAGGTTAAGGCGGCGCTCGTCCTAGGTTTTAGGACGAGCGGTTACGCTTATCGCCCCGCGAAGGCGGACGGAACTTCGTTCGAGACGACGCCACCACGTGGGTCGGCGAACTCGGAGCCGATCTGACGCTCAGCCGTGTAGACCTCGACCGTGGCCAGGCCGCCACCGAGCACAGCGCCGCGTGGACGCTTGACCTTGACGTAGTTGGTGTGGAAGAAGTCGAGTGGGTTGACGCCGTTGTTCAGGCGACCTTGTGAGAGCAGCTCCCACAGCGGGTACTTGTCAGCGTGGACCGACACGAGGAACTTCTTCAGACGACCCTTGTCGAGCGGGTGAAGCTTCTCGACCTCGATGCCGTACAGCGTACCGTCACCGGCTTCCATGACGAGGGCAATTTCCTTGTAGATGCCATTGTCATCCCAATCGATCAGGAAAACATGCCTCATTTCCGTCGGTCGCTTTTCGATCTTTGCCATTTTAACTCCAGTCAGTTGCAGGGACATCCCACATACAGGTTGTATTTACAACCGCCTGCAGTCCCTGCAATCTATAAATAAAAGATGACACAACTGGAGAACCTATGTTTGAACCTAAGGTCAACAAATACGCTCGTTGGTATTTTGAGCTGACGGGGTCGAGGCAAGAGCTGCCTCGTACGAAGGGCGACGAATACTATGAAGCACACCACATCCACCCAAAGTGTCTTGGTGGCAAAAACACGAAGGTCAACCTCGTTCTCTTTACGCCGCGCGAACACTTCATTGCCCATTTGCTGTTGACGAAGATGTTGGACGGCGATGCGAAGAGAAAGATGCACTTCGCATTCCACTCGATGCGTCGTGGCACTAAGACAATGCCACGCCACACACCGAATGGGCACCTATACGAAATCTTCGTGAAGAATATCCCACGCGGGCATACGGACGAAACTCGCGCGAAGATGTCTGTGTCTCAGCGAAACCGTGCGCCAATCACAGATGAAGCTAGACAAAATCTGTCTAATGCCATTGCCGCATCGTACACACCAGAGCTTCGTGCATTGCGCAGCGAAAGTCAGAAAGACCGAGTATTTTCTGTCGAGCATCGCGAGAACATGCGTCAACGCGCACAAGAGCGCTGGGCACGCGGCATACCAGAAAGTCATCGTGAAGCAGCACGACAACGTCGCGGGGCTAAGAATGGTATGTCTAAGACTTGGTCGCTGCAATCGCCGTCTGGCAAGTTGCACCTGACATCGGCGTGCAATGACTTCTGCATTGAGCACGAGCTGTCGTACTATGCGCTTCGAAACAAGGCAACAACGCGCGACACAACACCTGTGTCGCGTGGCGCATCAAAGGGCTGGTCAGTGCTATCATGCACCGACATCATCTAAGGTTCACCCACCCCACGGCGTGTGACCAGCCTTCAGCACGACCACGCGCTCGATCTCGTAGCGGCGCATGCGCTCACGCTCGTCGTGCACGAGATTCTTCTCGAGGCGCCAGTCGCGAATGGACCAGCAGTCCTTGGTGGTCTTGTCCATGATGACGATGATGCCAGCCGCTTCGAGGGCTCGGCGAATGACCTCGACCTCGTAGCCGTGACCACCTATTCCGTTGACGATGACTTCCATGTCAGAACACCAGGGTTGACTTGCGCTTCTTCTCGGCGGCGATTGCCTTCGTCTCGGCCTTGTGCGGCGAGTTGATGCCAGTGCTGGAGAGCAGCGGAATGAAGTTGGTGACCTCGTCACCAATCTTCTTGAGCGAGAACTTGCCGCAGAACCGTTGGAACTGGAACAAGCTGAAGGTGCCGTGATTGACAACGGCGTGGTCGATGGTTTGCTCGAGCAGCTCCTGAATGTCGGCTGGCTGGCCGTTGACGAGGTCCATGAGGATGATGTTTTCCTCGTAGAGGTCGCCGACACGGAAGGTGCGAGTGGCGCCGGTCTCAGGGTCAGTGAAGTCCCAGGTGGCGTTCATGAGGTTGCTGTGCAGGTACGTGTCGCCCTTTTGAAGAGCGTCGTAGGCCGCTTGCAGCTTGGTCGTGCGCACCTTGGGATAGGCCGGAAGCACGTTATCGCCAACGTCGCCACGGAAGGCCTTTTCGTACATGAAGAACTTGGGATCGATGGGGAGCTTGGTGACCTTGTCGAGACCACGGAAGGTGCCGTCAGGACGAACGAGCTTGACGCCAGGCAATTGAAGCAGCGTGACGAAGTCCTTGTCGTCGGAGAGGACGATGACCTCGTCGCCAAGCGCCGAGTACTTGCGAGCGTAGCCAGCGACGCAGTCGTCGCCTTCGAGCAGTGGGTGTTGCAGCACGACGAGCGAGGTGTGCTCGGATGCGAGCTGCTTGAAGGAGTCCATGAGCTCGAAGTACGGAATCATCGAGTCGTCCTTGACCCGATTGCCCTTGTAGAGGCGACCGCTGACCGCAGCTTGCTCGCGCTCGCCACGAGTGTGCGACTTGCGCCAGTTGGAGCCACCCTCGAAGGTGATGGCAACCTGGTCAGGCTTGAAGCGGTTGTACTGAGCCTTGAGGGCCATGAGCGACATATGCATCGCCAGCCCGGCTTGCTCCTTGGGATCGCCGCCAGGCTTGGCGTTGTACTTGCCGTGGGCTGCAGCGACGCGGAACAGCAGGTTAGCTGTATCGACAACGAGACGTTTCATGAATTAGTCCTGCGGCAAATTGCCTGTGTTGAAGTACATTATATCACGTCTTGGGACGTTCAGGCCACGCAATTGCTGAGTCGCCCTCGTTACACCGTTACGCATTGTCAGCACCTCACGGGCTCGTGTGTGCAACATTTGCCACGATGGGAGCTCGGCAGCTCGCCACCACGTGGAGCGAATCCACATGATGATCTCGGCGTCCTCAAGGCTTGGCAGCGTTGGAATGACCTCTTGCAGCTTGAGCTCGACGTGAGCGTGTGGAAAGTCGATGTGCGTGCAGAACGTCACGATGTTCTTCATGCGCTCGACGGTGGCATCGCTCGTCACGTCTGAAGCCTGTTCCCCTCGCCTGTGAGCTGAGGGTGTGCTGCGGATTGAACAGGCTCGTCGATGTCATCGAGGCTGGTTGGGCGCATCGATGAGGCGTAGAAGAACAGCTGAACGCTGTCGTCCTCCGTCTCAGCGTGAAAGCCAAGCTCTTGAATCTTCGTGATGAATGCAGCGTTCCACGTGAACTCGACCTTGACGCCGTGCTCGCCGTTGAAGTCCACGATCTCGAAGGAAGCCCACGGCGTCTCGAGCGACTGCTGATAGTCAAGAAAGGCTTGACGAGCAGCAGCCGCATCAACCGTCTTGCCGAGGCTGAAGTAGGAGCGAATGCGTGACCAAAGGCTCACCACCGACTCCCAACGCTTCGAAGCGATTCAGCTGCCGCCTTCGCCTTGGCGACCTCGGCGGTGCACAGCGGACGCAGCGCGTCGGAGATGAGCGCGGTGAAGAGCGTCTCAAGCACCTGCGTTGTGGCGGAGGTCACGTCGGTGTTGACGAGGTCCTTCGCCTTGTAGACGGCGCTGACTGCCCGCCCATCGTACTGCAGCGAAATCTTCACGACCTCGCCATCCACGAACGAGGTGAATCGCGGCGTCCAACGCTCTGCGAGCAGTGTAGCATCACGCCCATTCTCCTGCGTGGCGCGCAGGTGCTCTTCAAGCGTAGCCATCTCGCCAACACGGCGAAGGTCAAAATCACTCATCGTCATCCTCCTGGTTTGCATCGGGGATCGCGACCATTGTCTGACCACCGGCGGTGAAGGTCAGTGAACCCATCTCGCCGACGATCAGTGTGACGTCATCGACCTCACGAACTGCGAGGTCGAGAGTTGACGCCACGCGACCACCCTCATAGGTATGTACAACTCCCTGCGGGTCGGACTCGAAGACCACAGGTTCGGCGAGCTCCATCGCGAAGGTTTCGTTCGTCGGCGAGGTCGACTCGAGGCGAACAATACCGTCACGCCCGATGGCGAGCACGAACGTCTCGGACCCGAGGGTCTTGATGGCGCGCACGAGCTGCTGCACCTCGCCCTTGGACGCCTTGACGTAGGCGACCGCCTCGTCGTTGTTCGCCTTCGGATACTTGATGAGGCGTTCGGCGGTGCAGCGGAACTGAATGCGCGAGCGACCACCGGTGATGGTCAGCAGCGACACGGCGCCGGTGTCGTTCTCCTTGCCCTCGATGGCGATGTCAGTCGGGAACAGTGCTAGACGACTTGCGAAGTCGTCGACGCGCCCGATGCCGATGACGAGCTTGGAGTCGAAGGACAGCGGCACGTCGCTGATGATGCTTACCTTGGTGGTCGGCGTCGTGCCACGAACCTTGTTGTCGGTGATGACGACGGATTCGATGCCAGCGGCGCGACACACCACGAGGGCGGCACGGATGTTGTCGATGTCAGGGCGAGAGAGCTTCATACGGGGATGTCGTAGTCGTTGTCAAGGTTGTTGTAAAGCATCATATCCTCAATCGACGGCATCTTCATCTCGATTGCAGGATGGCTAGGACCAGGCAGCGCAACCTCACTGCACGGGTTGCGATCCCAGGCGACGGCATCCGCCGTCAGCATCTTGAGCCGACGGTAGGGTTCGCCGATGCGCGGATGAAGACCAGACGTCATGTCGGACAGCATTCGCGGCTCGTGCGCCTGCATCACCGGCATCTTGAGGTGCTGAATCTTCAACGGCGGGATGTACCGGCAGTACATGTGGTCGGTGTTGAGCGCCGACGGGTAGCGAGGATCATAGACCGTCGACTTCGAACCGCAGTCCTTGTCGATCAGCGCGAGTAGGCGATCGCGAGCGCGCTTGCTTCGAATCATTTCAGAACTCCAGTATCTTCTTTGCTAGGGTGCGCTGTGGATTGGGAACTTCCCAGCCCAACGCTTCGTAGGTGCCTTCGATCTTGCTGTCGATCATCTTGGCTTCTGTGATGGCACGGTCAATCGTGAAGTGCTCGTCGAACCACTTTGGGAAGTGGTCGAAGTCAACTGGGATCGCGATCGACTTGAGCCCGAAGTCATTCGGCTTCAGATAGAAGATGAGACCCTTGTCGCCGGCTCGAATCTGCTTGCCGCTCGTGCCCTCGAAGTGCTCGACCATCTCGTTGTAGTTGATGGCGGCACGAACGTGGCCTGGCAGCTTGCACTTGCCGTTGCCAATCTTCTCAGTTCGCTTCCACTCGGCGTAGTACTGATCGAGACCGTTGATGCCCTTGGCGGCGCCAAGCACGATTGGGTTCTCGACCTTGAACACAAGCTCACGACGCTTCGAGTTGACGTAGCCCTCGAGTGCGCTCTCAAGATCACCCTCGAGCTCGTCTGGACAGTCGAGAATCATCTCGAGCAGACCCTTGAGGAAGTCTTGAATGACCTTCGGCGTGTCGACCTTCTTCAGCTCGCTGCCCATCATCTTCAGCTTGTGCACTTCGAAGCCGTCGAGGTCCACGACGCGAATCGTGTACTTCTTCTTGGCGTCGAGGAACAGACCACGACGACCGACGATTTCACGTCCGGCCTTGATGAGCGAGTCGTACTTGTCGGAGGTGCAGCGGAACGTGTACCGCATGAACTCTGGGAAGCCGTCGTTCACGATGTCAGCGATCTCGTCAGCACGAGCGATGGCGTCGGCCTTGTTGTTGCGCAGCGTTCGGAAGTAGCACGAGTCGGTGTCGGACAGCAGCGTCACGTCGCTGATCGTTTGATTGTCGACGATGAAGCAGCTTGAGCGCTTGCCGTTGGTGAATCTGACTTCACCGCTCTCGTCCTCGTGCTTCTCTGAGATGCCGTAGTACCACGTGACCTCAGCAGTCTTGCCAGTGATCTCCTGCGCGATCGTCTTGATCATGTGGTTCGTGATAGCACGACCACACGCCGTCACCGACGCACCCATCTCCTTGCGACCGAGGCCGAAGTGTGGTGAGAGCATGGCGCCGTACGTCGAGTTCAGCGTGAGCTTCTTCGACATCTGCATCAGCTCAAAGTCTTCGACCTTCACCTCAGCGGCGTCGATCTCGGCTTGCGGTGCACCCTCCTTGAGAAGACGCTTGTGCTCAGTCTGCCAATGCTTCTTCTGAGCTTGCAGCGCCTTGCGCTCGGCGTACCAGGCTTCAAGCGCCTTTGGAATGATGCCAAGGCCACGGGACTGATCGAACATCGTGCCGAAGGCGGAGAGCGCCCACTGCTGTGCCGTCATCACGTCGAGCCACTCGGCGCCAGTGAAGGTCAGCTCATCCTCATCGGTCTCAAGCAGTTTCTTGCCAACCTCACCAAGGCGCAGCGTGTGCGGCAGGTCATCGCCCTCGATGATGCCAGCCCAGTCGTACTCGCCATCCGTCGTGCCACCAGAGTCTGGCGGACGATTCGGGTTCTTGCGATCGAAGTTGCGACTGATCAGCGCACGCTTCCAGTCGGGCAGCTGCGAGTTGTTCTCGGGCACGAAGCGCAGACCATTCGACTTCAGCTCTTGCCGGCAGTTGCCGCTGATGAAGTTGCCGACGATCATCTCAGGCGAGATGTTCAGCGCACGAATGACTGACGGGTACAGCGAGTTGATGTCGACTGAGCCCAACCACTTCCACAGACCAGCGACCGTGTCAAGCACGAGCGCACCATCCACCGGCCCATCGCTGAGCTGAGTGATCTTGTCGCGGGTGATCTGATTGTGAATGCGGTGAGCGCGATTGACGAGCGCGGTCTCAACGTAGCGCACGGTGCCGAGGAGGTTCTCGAAGAGGCACGTGTTGTCGTGCGCCATCGCGTTGACCAGCTGCAGCAGCTTGCGCTTCTTGTTGATCTTGACCAGAATGTCAACGTCGCGAGCATTGTAGCACGCGAACTTGACGAAGTTGTAGTTGTAGAAGTCCTCGAAGTGCTCGTCAAAGTGAATCTTCGGCGCGCCGACCTCAGCCTCGCCGACGAAGCCGAGCGAGTACGTTGGGTACTTCACGTCCTGCGCGAACTTCTTGAAGAGGTCCAGATAGTCGAGGTGCGTTCGACCGTAGAGCTTGTAGGTGATCGCCTCTTCGCCGAAGCGCAGCACGGTCTGAGCCTTCGGAGCGCGAGCGCCGAGAAAGCTCATCTTCTTCAGCAGCGCTGGCTTGATGCGCTCGAGCCGCTTCATCGTGTAGGGGATGTCGAAGAACTCCGAGTTCCACCCTGAGATGATGTCGGCGTTCTGAATGGCCTCGACGTAGAGCGTGAGCAGCTCGGTCTCATCGCGACACAGCTTGAACTTCGGCACGAAGTCGAGCTCAAGCTTCGCCAGCTCGAGCGCAACGTCACGTTGAAAGTTCTTCGTGTCGTAGCCCTTCGGCGGGAGGAGCAGCGTGATGTAGTCGCCAGTCCACGACTGGTAGATCGTGACGGCGTTGATCGCAGCGTACGGGTTCGCCACGGTCGACCAACCAATCGCCTTGCGCGTGTCGGTTTCGATGTCGACGAAGGCGAAGTTGAGCACGGGCAGCGGCTTGCCGTAGTAGTCGTTCATCAACACCTTGAACAGGGGTTGAATGTCCGACTCGTGCTTGTTGCGGTACTGCTTCAGTGCAAGGTTGAAGTCATCGACGGTGTCGAAGTCAAGGCGCTCAAGCCGTTCGCCGAAGATGCTCTCGTGCGGACCGTCCTCCGCCGGCACGTAGAAGTACCGCGGCGCATCGATGCGCTTGAGGACCCGTTGCGCCGGGTCGGTGCGCTCCCACACGAGGACCTTGTCGTCATCGTAGGAGAACGCTGCGCCGACGTAGCTCATTAGGCGCCCTTCGTGTAGCCGACCTCACCCATGATGTGGTCAAGCATCGTGACCTGCTCTTCGAGCGAGGTCTTGCGCTTGGCGAAGTCGTTGTTGAAGGTCGAGGCAACGAGCGCGCTGAACAGCTTCGGGTTCAGCTTGAGGTCCTCGAGCGCGGTGTCGCGCAGCGCCTTGATGGTGGACTGCTGCTTGGCAATCTCACTCTTGGCATCGACGGCTTCGTCGACGAGCGACATCAGACGAACCTTCAGGTTCGGGTCCTTCATGATGGTCCCGATGTCCTGAAACTTCGAGGTTGCGGTGGTAAGTTCTTGCGGTTGCTTTGCCATGATTGTGTCCGATGGTGGTGATTGACAGGTGATTGTATCTCACTCCTCACCATCGGCGAACTTGAAAGCAGGTCAACTCTTCGGCTGTCCTTGGATCGGGTCAATGGCGAAGATGCTGCCGCGGCAAAGCGCAGAGATGTTGCGAGACTGACCCTCCATCCCCTTGTCGTAGACCCAGAAGCGCGAGACCTCGTCGTCGCCCCAGTCCTTCGAGATGGTCTTCTGACCTGAGACCGATGGGTGGACCTCGATGCCCAGCTTGAACTTTGGTTCAGCGAACCCCTCGTTGATGTTCGCCGTCACGTCGGTGAGCAGCTTCTTGCACGACGTGACGCTCTCCGCGTAGTTTGGAAAGACGCGCGAGCGTAGGGTTAGCTCGTCCAACCCTGGAAAGATTGAGACGGCGTCAAACGTAGCGCCCTGGTCTTGCTTGACCACGGCGGTGTAGACGAAGTGTGCGACGCGGAGATCTCTCAATTGAGCACCCTTTGTTGTTGTTCCATGATGACCTCGTAGGATGGCAGGTCAAACTGTTGATAGCGCGTGATGGCTGTGATGATGGACTCGTCCTGCCCGGTGATGACCTCAGTCACCTTGATGGCGAATGGATTTTCATTCATGCCAACGAAGCGAACGTTGTCCGACTTTGCCTCGACCTCAAGCACATCATCCAGCGCGTCGATGCTCTGTGGAATGTAGAGTGGGTTGAAGGTGCACGCCTCGGTGAAGTCAGGACCAAGCCCAGACTTGATGATGGTCATCGATGCGTCCATCTCGTTGATTGGCTCGATGTCGTTGGTGAAGTTGCGCGAGACCACGACGACCTCGACGATGTCGCTCATGACGCCAGCTGAGACCGATGCGGCAATGAGCTCCGCTGCCTCGCCGCTGGCGTGAATCATGTAGTAGCTCGGGACTGTTGGTGTGATCATGCGTCTGGTCCTAGAATGACTGAGCCGTCGATGGTGATAAGGTCGCTGACCCCTGTTGATGTAGTGAGCGTTGGGTCAACGGTGAACTTTGAGAGGCGAAGCGGTGGGTAGATGTTGACCACCGCTGAGTCAACAAGCTGCAGCACCTTGCCGCCGCTGATGACCGAGTACTTGAGATAGCTGCTGCCCGTGATGTTCGCCAACGGTGCCGCCACGGTAGTGTAGCGGTCGATGGACGAGTACGGAGCGTGCGCGAGCAGAAGCAGTACGTCAAGCGAGGTGTAGCTGCTAATCTGCACCGTCGGCTCGGCCGTGTAGAGCGAGTTGATTGTCAGCAGCGTGTCAGCCGACGAGTCGATGTCCGCTGTGAAGAGGTAATAGCGCTGCCAAGTCCCGCCGACGAAGCGGTCGACGAAGTCAACGTTCTCCCAAGCGCCGCTGCCAACGCGAGATTCGTCGTACTTGTTGCGCTTCAGCGTGATGGTGGTTGGTGTGACCGTAACCTTTGGGGAAACAACAACGTCGACCTGCGTGATGCCAGGCTCAGAGATGAGCGAGGTGAAGGTGATTGCGTTGGCAATGGCTGTAGCTGAATCACCGGCGAGCCAGTAGTCAACATTGCGAGTCAGCTTGATACCGCCGAAGTAGACATCAATGTTCTGCGACGTGGTGTTGTAGCTCAGCGTCTTCTTCTCAATGCCCGACTCCACGCCCTCAATCGACGAGAAGGCGGCGTCTCGTCGATAGACGAATTGCGTGGTGGCAACGGTGGTCTCAACCTGCTTGTTGAGCGTCAGCACTGCCGTGCTGGCGGTGGTGAGCGGGGCGGTGGTGCGCACAGCAATGACCAGCCGCTGGTCGATTGTCGTGGTGGTTGGACCAGACGTAGCGGTGATGAGGCTAGCTGATTTGATCGCGACCGTTTCGGCGACCTTGTGGCGTGACGTCCAATCAGCAACGCCGACAACTGGTTGCGGCGCGATTAGAGCGTTGTTTCGATAGACGACCGGGACGAGGTGACCGGCGCAGCGGAGCGTGATGGTGCAGCGATCTGAGGCAACGTGAGTGTTGTCGACCAGCTGATCAATTGTTCGGTTGCAGACTGTGCATTGAAGGTGTAGGAATTTCTTCATTCAGCGGGCGCTTTGCGGTATTGCCGCAGAAGCACGCCGATGTCGTTGCAGTTGTAGGCTTGGCCGTTGGAGTAGTTGTCCACCTTCACGCACTGTCCTGACGCATCTTGACGCACCACTGGCAGCATGGTCCATTGGAGGTACCATGTATTTATCGACACGAGAAGAGAGACGAGAATGGACATGATGGTCGCCAGCAGCATCATCTGCCAGGTCGAGACCATTGAGTACTTTGCGCTCATTTTTCAGGCTCCGTTGGGGCTTCTTGAATGGTCAGCAGCGCGGTGGTCTGAACAAACTTCTTCCAGAATCCATCGGCCTCGTTGACCGGCGTAACCTCGACCACGGTCAGCACTTTGTTGCCGGGGAGGGGTTTGGTGGCGGTGCGACCGGTCTTGCGAACCTCGGTCTCACCGAAGACAAATGTAGTTTCACGATAAATAGGTGTATCACCAGGAGCCATAATGTTCATCCACAACAAGTATTCAGATTGCTATTGGCGTCTTATCAACGCTGCGAAGGTTCAAGTAGTTGTAGGCTATTCTGAGCGTCATCACATCATCCCTAAATCTTTAGGTGGGACCAACGCCAAGGACAACCTTGTTCGTCTCACAGCAAAGCAACATTTTGTTGCACATCATCTGCTTATGAAGATGACCTCTGGGTCTGCAAGAAAGAAGATGTGTAAAGCACTATGGACAATGCGACATGTTATAGGCGGGAAACTTACTGCACGTCAATTTGAAGCATTACGCACAGAATGGGCTGCGACGGTTTCGGAATTTTGGAAGGGTCGAAAGATGTCTCCTTCACACTACGCAAACTTTTTAGCGGGTCAAGCATTAGCCAGAGCCAATGGGGTGCAGTACGGCGGAATGCATTCTGAAGAACATAAGCAACGAATGGTTCAATCGAACAAAGACCGTAAAGGGATAAAACTCAAGGCACAACCTGGGAAGAGCGCTGGGTCTAAAAACTCAAGAGCCAAAGTTTGGATAGTTGAGGATTTGTTAGGGCACCAAGTTACTCATTACAGCATTACTCCGTGGTGTCGTGAAAATGGCATTACACTTGCGTCGCTAAAACACACCTCCGCCAAAGGCGAATTTTATAAAGGGTTCAGAATTATCTAGGTGACTTCCTTCATTCGTGGTTCCAACCGCAGCCGGCGATGATGTCGCGCTCGTTGCTCTTGATGAAATAGGCGCCGATGAAGACGCTGGCACCGTTCGAGCACCGGACGAAGGCGCTCACCACACCTTGGTTCTCGTTGTAGTTGATGGTTTCGCCTTCGTGACGATGGCTCGAGGCGTGGCAGTTGGCTTCCCACTGCTCGCGAGTGAGCGGGGTCTTGCGCCAGGCAATGCGGCTAGTGGTCATAGGGTTCTCCGGTTCGATGTCCTATTATACACTGAACCTGAGAATCCTGAACAAGAATTTTGTAACGAAGAAGTCGTCGTTACACCTTCGACTTGTAGAACTCGATGCGGCGCTGATGGTTGCGCATCATCAGCGCGTAGCTCTCCTCGAGCAGCTCGTCAATGGTGTCGACCAGCGGAATGCCATAGCGGTCGGTCATCATCTCGACGTTGCCCTTGCGCCAGAAGCCGGCTGGGCAGCCAACGATCAGGCGATTGATGTGCCCAGCGGACTTCATGCCGCAGAGCAGGCCGAACTCAGCCAGCGAGATCGGGGACAGCGAGCCCGGCACGAGCCACATCGCGACGGCATCGACCTGCTCGATGTGGCCGAGCTCGAATGACACTTGAGCGTGAAACTCTGGATCGGTGATCGACTGCTCGACCGACGGGTTCCAGTTGTCACGGCGTGGATTGACGAGGACCACGTCCTCGATGTCCTTCGTCTTGTAGAACTCTGGCACGGTGCTTTGCCAATCGACCGAGTTGCCCTGATCGATCGTGCCAGCCAGAAAGAGGTGAGGCCAGTTGCTTGGGCCGGACCTGATAGGCGCGCCTGGTTTGATGACGAGAATGGTCATACGTTGCTCATCGCCTCCAGGCCGACTTGAAAGATCTGCTTGATGCCACGAGCGGCTTGCAGGGCTTGACGAGCGTCATCGAGCGCGTTGTGCTTGCCGCGCACCTCGGCGCCGAAGAACACGAACACGTCGTTAGACTTGTGCATGCCGATCGTGAGGAACGCAGCGGCGGTGGTGTCGATGACGACGTGGTGAATGCCAACGTTGAAGCCGAGGTCCTCGAAGAGCTGACCGAGCATTCGAATGTCGAACTGCACGTTGTGCCCGCCGATCTGCACCTTCTGATCCGGCTCGGTCGGGATGGTGGCGATGATCTCGGTGCCGAAGTACTTCATCAGGAACTCGATGATCTCGGCGAGCGCCTCTTCGCGCGTCATGCAGGTGGCGAGGTGCTCACGGGACAGGCCGTGAATCTCCTGAGCACGGTCGGTCCACTGATACTTCTTGCCGTCGAACTGCATCTCGACGTAGAGGCTGTCGACCTCCTCGAGCGTGGCGTTGTTGGCGATGATGAGCCCAACGCTGATGCCTTGGTACTTCTTCACCGTGCCGTCGAGGCCGTTCTCGAAGTCAGCGCCAGAGGATTCCCAGTCCATCCACAGCGAGTAGAGGCCTGGGGCGTTGCGTGAGTACATCGGTTTGGTCATGAAAGGGTCTCCAGAAAGTTGATGACCTCGGTAGCGCGGTCCTCAACGGTTAGTTGTGAAATAGTGTAGCTCTTGCTGACGGTGCGATACTTGGCGAACATCTCAACGCTCTCGTAGACCCTGTCGGCGTCCTCGCGACTGGCGCGATTCGGATCATTCTCCCATGGAATGTGCGGCATGTACGGAAGCAGCACGACGGCGTCGTAGATTTGATTGTGCGCCTCGAAGCAGCGGCGAGAGTAGTCGGCGAGAAAGCGCATGCCCTCAGTGAACGTGACGTCGCCACGGTCGATGAACTTCCAAGTCCAGAGCTGCGTGTAGGCGGCGACGTCGGCGAAGGTGCGCTCGACGAGGACGACGTGACCCTTGGCGTCGATGGTGCGAGCACCGGACTTGTTGTGCAGCGCCAAGTCGTGGTCGTGCTTCTGTCGCAGCACCTCGTTCTGAAAGGCGACCATCGTCTCGTAGGACTCCAGCACGTTCGTGAGCGCCGACCAGCCGAGTTGAGCTTGCACGGCGCGACTGACTCTGAAGTCGTCGACTAGCCAACCACGATTCTTGAGCTCGGCGAGCATGGAGGACTTGCCACCACCCTGCGCTCCTGAAATTCCAACAACAATCATTGCTTCTCCTGTAGCAGATAGGTGATGAGGTCGCGCAGCTCGCCGGTCGTCATGCGCACTGAACCACGCGAGCCGTCGTCATACAGAAAGCCGTCGCGAACGTAGAAGGGTGTGTAGAGCTCCATCACGCGCTCACGAACTTCTTCTGGCGCCTTGTCGAAGCCACCGCGAATCAGATCCTTCAGACCAATGATGAACTCGTAGTCAATCATTGCTTCTCCAAAATGCGCTTGAGGAACTTGAAGTCACGAAGGAGCTCGACGCGCGTCAGGTCCTTCCCGTAGTAGCCGATCTCGCTGAGTGGGAACTGCGTGAACACGTAGGTCAGCACGAGCTTCGGATTGCCAAGCATGAGCAGCGTTGGCTCCATCGCCCACGAGTCACCACGCGAATGGAGCGTGTACTGAACGATGCCACGCTCTTGCAGAAAGGCATCGATGAACTCGTGCAGCTTGACGCCACGCTTGAGCTGCACGATGCCGCGAGCGATCGTGGTTGATGGACGCCCACCCTCAATGCCTGAGACGGTCGTCCCAACGACCTTGATGAGCTGCTTCTCTTTGATCATAGCAGATGCTCAAGCTTCATCGGGTCTTCGACGTCGAAGGTGAAGCCCTCTTGAAGGGAGCAGAGCGCTGCCTCCATCGTCCACACGAGGCCTGGAACGCCCATGCGGTGCAGGTGATTGCGATCCAGCACTGGCGCAACGATTGGCTCGTCGGCGAGGCTGTTGGGCTCCCAAGTGTAGATGTGGCCGCGGTAGCGCGTGTCGGTGCCACGGCTGGCCGAGTCGTTCTGAACGAGCTGTTGAACGTCGTCCCACCACGCGGCGTAGATGAACATCTCGTACGCTTCGTCCTGATAGTCGAACTGCGCAACGCGATGTCGACGGCCGACGTAGTGCCACTGAATCGTGTCGACCTCGTCCTCCTTCTGACGAAGGCGCTGAACGAAGCCGGTCTCCTCACGAAACTCGCGCTCCATCGCCTGAAGTGGCGTCTCGCCGACCTCGATCTTGCCGCCGATGCCGTTCAGCTTGTTTGCCTGCCACGCAGGTCGATTCTTGAGGACGAGCAGCACTCGACCCAGGTTGCGATTGAACACGAACCCGAGGACGTAGCGATGAAACACCTTGTGTGGTTCAGGGTGCAGCGCGGCCTTGAAGTTGGCGAGCGCCTCCTCAACGTAGGCCTCGTCGTACGCGCCAAGCGTGATTCCATCGATGAACAGCTGGTTCATCATTCCAGTTTGAAGCAGCGCGTGTTGCAGCCGCTCGGTAGCAGTATCAGCCATGGAGTATCCTTTGCTATGTTGTTCTCATTGTATCAAGCTATGTATTGCCCTCGACTTGGGCGCAGGACGAGCACGCAGATAAATAGAGGACGCAACAGATTGGATGCAAACATGCTAG